CCTCGCCAGCGCCTCGCGCAGGCCGTTCTGGTCTTCGGGGGCGAAAGTCATAGCCATACCCCCATCTCGGAGGGCGTCTCGGCTGTGATGGGTTCGACAAAATAAGCCGCGACCCAAGCCGGCAGGCCAAGCGGGTACATCTGGCGTAGATCGCCCACAGTCCAACCGAGCACGCCCCCTGATGGCTCTAAGGCAACATCTAGCCCCGCGCGGATGCAGCAAGAGACCTGACTGATGAAGCGATGTTCTATTTGCTCGACGCTACCGTTCTTAAACTGACGCTCGTCGTTGTGACCAGCGTCGTACAGGAGGCGACTGACCTCATCGCCAACGTAGCATCCCGGACCGTCCCAGCTTTCGATTTCCGAGATGTCGTTTTCGAGTATCCATAGAATGTGCCTGATCTCTTTGGCGATCTTGGCACGCCGTGCGGGCGTGACATCCATCGTGCGCAGCGCCATACGGCGAGCGAAGTCGTACCAGCGGCGATACTGAAGGGGTGACATCAGCCCCGCCCTCCGTCAGCGGCCGGTGCGGCGACGAGTTCACGGCGCTGCATTTGCTCGACCTCGCCACGTGCGGCGTCGATGGCCGAGCGCAGAGTGTCGCGCGCGTCGCCGATGAAGAACTTGCGCATGAAGCGGAAGCCGGACCGCTCACCCTCGACGGACGGGATGTGATCGAACGAGATGCCGCTACGACTCTTGCGGGCGGCCTTTTCCAGCCAATCCAGCCGGTCCTTATCGGCCTCCACCCCGTCTCCTGGCCGTGCCGCTGGGGCGGTGGAGAGGGCGGCGAAGTGGCACCCAAGACGGGCGGCCAGGATGACGGACAAATGGCTGGCTGAAAGACCCACGGGCTCGCCGGGGAAGGCCCCTGACCCGGAAGCCGCACGAACATCGGAAATGATGATGTCCCGTAATTCGCGCGTCAGTTCACTGGCAGACTTATCCCCGGCATCGGCTACGCGTACCTCTGGGACAGGCTGATGCGCGGTGAGGTAATATCGAGTGAACCCGCCAGCGCCGTGACACGCCGGGCAGTCCGGCGGGATAGTCGGCTGATCTGCACAGCAAGCGCAGTTGCGGGCGACGAACCCGTTTTGCGATGCCTCCCCCACCCCTGCCGTCGTCTCGGCCTTGGGCGGTTGGGGGGCGAGGGCGGCGCGTGCACGAGAGGCGGCCAATTCGAGCCGGTCCCGACGCAAGCCGCTCTCTATGGAGCTATCGCGGTCATAGAAACGCGCAGCTACTTCCAAAACGCCAGCGGCTTCTACAAGCGCCTCCCGCACCCCCGTCTCGTCTTCACCCACCGGGGCGGGTTGGGCGAGGGCGGCGCGACGCGCCTCATGGGCCGCGCGATCCGCAAGCTCTTTTGCCAGTCGCCAACCATGATCCTCGCCGGTGCCGGGCCATGGCTGCACGGTTGCCTGCGTCAGAGGCCAGTTGTCGTCAGCCGCCCATTTGCCGGCAATAGCTCGCTCGGCGATTGCCCCATTGAGTTCGGCCGCCCACGCGAGTGCGGTCCAGAAGTCGGGCGCCGCATAGATGTCGTCTGAACCGGCAACGTGCATGCACCAGAGCCCCACCCCGGCATCCGGCGTCTTGGGGTCTGCCGGGGGCGTGGTGGAGGCGAGGATCGGCCGGTTCTCATCCTTGTCGTACAGACCGGCAGCGGCCAGGATGTTGACGAGGGTCATCGTGGCGTCGTTGTCGAAGTCCTCGCTTCCGTCGCCATGCTCGTAGGACGACACGCCGAGAAGCTTCGCAAGCAGGCGTTCGCAATGGCCTATGTCGGCGTCAAATTCATCAGTGTGCCACGTTGGCGGACGGCGCACCTCGGACACCCCCACCCCCGCCGCGACCGGCCCTTGTACGGCGGGTTGCGGGCTGGCGAGGGCGGCTTCCGCCATGCGAACAAGGCCATCCAGCTTCTCGTGCTGCCCGTTTCCGATCCGCTTCCAGAAAGCGATGAGGCCGGTTGCTACCTCCCGCAGGCCCCCGCCCCCCACCGATCCCCCCACCCCGGCATCCGGTGTCTTGGGGTCTGCCCGGGGCGCGAGGGTGGCGGCCTCGTAGGCAAGGGCGAGTGAACGCACTTCTCCGAGCGTGAAGTACACGTGGCGGCTATCGGGATACGCGAAACGCGAGTCAGCCCACCGATCCCGCTCGCGCAGAACCGGCTTCATCGCCTCCCGCAGGCCCGCCCCCTCGCCCTCAGGCGCGGTCAGCAGGAGCGCGGCGGCGGTGTTGTACCCCTCGGCCCACATCTCGGCTTCGGCCTGCTCAATCAGGTCGGTTTCGATCAGCGCATCCGCGAGCTTCTGGCCGGCTTCGGAAAGAGTTTGGGTGGAAGTCATCGGCCTACTCCGCAGCGAAGAGGGGCATGGCCACCGGGGCGGCGGCCGTGTTGACGGTGGCAAGGACGGCGGTCACGTGGCCCTCGCGAGGTCGGCGCCTATGCGCTCGCCCAGCCACGCGAGGATCGGCCTCGGGTAGGCGTTGCCGAGGGCGCGGTAGCGGGGACCATCCGGGCAGTCCTCGGGTGCACGTCCGCGCCACGAGATTGCCGTGTAGCCATCCGGCACGCCCATCAGGCGCTCGCACTCGGTCGGCGTGAGGCGGCGGACGCCAAGCGGGAGGGCCACGGCAGCATGCCCGCCACCGCTTCCTTCGCCGCGCAACGTGCCGGGCAGCGCACCGATCGAAAAGCTGGTCTCCCCACCGGCCTTACAATCGAAGGCGATGGCGGGCGGGTGCCCTTCAGCGGCGAGCGGATGGCAAGGGTCACCCGGCTGCGGATTGGAGCGGTTCGTCGCGCTGGTAATCTGGGTCGTGTCGAAGGCGACCGGTACCAGTGGCGTGCCCCGGCCGGTCCCGTCCTCGCTCGCGTCGAACCCTTCGGCCCGTAGCGTATGGGCCAGGACGAAGGTTTCAGTCTCGAAGTCCTGACGACCATGGGGCCCGCCGTGGGCGTTAAGCGCGGCAGCGACACTGATTGGACCGCTCTGGCGATTGCCGCCGAAGGCCATCGGGACCAGCGTGTCGGTGCAGTCGCTGTCGACGCCCTTGGAGCCGTCGCGTGCGCGGAGCGTCGTAGCCGTCAGCGGAATATCGTCCAGGCTGTAGCCACCTGCCGCGCGGCCTCCGCCCGCCAGAGTCTGCGCTACGACGCGGCCGGCGGGGTCGTCCTTGCCGCTGACGCCTCCAGAGCTCGCCGTAAGGCTTCCGGCAAGGTCTTGCCGCGTTTGGCCGCCCGCCGGATGATTCCCGCGCAGGCCAGCGGGCTCAAAAAGAACCGCTGCGGGATCAATCCCGTCTCCAAGACCTCCAACAAGGAACACGCGTGCGCGTCGTTGGGCGAGGCCGAAGTGTTGACAGTCGAGAACCCTCCATGCCGCCCGCCCCCGTGGCCCGGCAACCATACCTGCACTCGGCCAGGACGGTATGTGGGCTTCGGGGCGCTCGACGAACTTGCCCGTTTCGCTTCCCTCTGCGTCAAGGACGGGCCAGCGTCCGGCAGCACGCCAGCGCCAGAGTCTGTTGCTTCGCCCACGACCCGGACGATCGCCTGGAAGGACGGCATCGTCTGCGCCGACAAGCGCACCCAGGAAGCATCCGAGGGCGTTGTCCGGCGTACTGAGGACGCCGGGGACGTTCTCCCAGACGACAATGAGGCCGGGACGTCCGGCGTGGCGTCGAGCAGCGTCAATTGCATGGGCGAGCCTGAGGAAGGAGAGCGACAGGTTCCCGCGCGGATCCGACAGGGATAGGCGCAGGCCGGCGACGGAGAACCCCTGGCAGGGTGTTCCGCCGACGAGGACATCAATATCCGCAGGGTCGACGCCGAAGCGGCGCAGGTGCCGCATCCGAAGGGCCGAGAAGTCTCCCCACAGTGGCACGAGGCCGGCGGGCGGGCGGCTGCGACACACATCGTAGGCGCCATGGCGCTGGCGCAGCATCTCGCGCGGGAAGTCTTCGATCTCGGACAGCAGAACTGGTGCCCAGCCGAGGGGCTTCCAGGCCAGCGACGCGACCTCGATCCCGGAGCAAACCGAGAGGTACCGGATGCCCTCGCTGGCCCCGCCGCCGCCGGCGAAGCTGTCGATGATGAGGGGGCGCGTCATGCCTCCGCCTCAGCCCGCGCCCATGCCGGGATCGGCTCGCCGGGCAGCGGCGAGTTGCAGGGCATGACCATGCCGACGAAGTTCTCGACGCCCACCGCCGTGACGATGATGGGCTGCATGGGGCCGCCCAGGTCCAACCTCAGGGGCGCGTTGAACAGCGGCGAGAAGCGATCGAGGCGCCCGAGCACCTCAGGGATCACGGCCACGCGGCCATCGCTTGGCGAACGCTCCCGGCCGAGGAGCCCGCGCCAGTTCAGCTTGGGCGGTTCGGGATGCAGGCGATAGCCGCCGGCGTAGGTGTTGCCCAGTTCGAGGGACTCGCTGCCCAGCATCGGCGAATGCTCGGGACTTTCGCCCGGCAGGTGCATCTTAGGGATCACGCAGATCGACAGGCCCCAAGCCCAAATGATGCCGGGCTGCGCCCATTCTGGCTGCTCGATTTCGAGGTTCTCTCCCTCGGACCACATGGGAATCGGCTTCGGAGGCGTTGCCGCCACGAACGTCGAGTCGGGGATCGTGAGGCGCATGGCCCGAGAGGCATGCGCGTCCGGGTCGAAGACCGCGGCGAAGGCGCGACCGTCCGTGGCGACCAGGATGACACCGCCGGACTCGACCGGCTCGATGATCAGGCCGGACGTTGACCAGGACACGATGTCGGTCTGCGACGCACGGATGATCGGTTCCAGGGCGTGCAGATAGGCAGCGCTGAAGGTCGCCCGCGCCCGATCCCAGGAGGGCTTGTCGGGGGTATCGCTGGGCGCGGGCGAGGCGGGTGCTGCGGTCTCGGACATGACGGGTTCCTCAGGCAGGGGAGGGGGCGCCGGCGAGGCGGTCAGCGCGATCGGCAGCGTCGCGCTGCGCGTGCGCCCACCGGCGGATTTCGGCGTAGGTGATGGTGCTCAGGATCGCGGAGGCGGTCCGGCACTGGTCGGAGGTGAAGAGGCCGGTGTGGGTCTCGGCGATGGTGAGGCCCATGCGTTCGGCGAGGTAGGCGTAGACCCGCTGCCGGGCGGTCTTCTTGATGTCCGCCTGGACACCCTTGTTTCGGGGCGCCCGGCTGTAGGCCGACAAGGCGACCGCCTGCTGCCAGAGCGGGTCGAGCTTCCAACGGTGGAGCGAGTGGCGAGCCTCGCGCGTCGCCTTGTCGGCCGGGGTGCCCAGCGCCACCGTCGTGCCGTCGTGGCAGCCGACGTAGGCGTCCGAGCAGGTGTCGCACTTCCAGATCGGCCTATCGGCCAGGTGCGGCTTCCGGCGGTGGACCTCGGCCCCGACGGTCAGGCGCGCCGCCGTCCCGCAGGCCGGGCAGATCGGGGCCGGCATGCCCCTACTCCGCAGCGAGAAAGAGCGGGGTGCCGGGCGTCCAGTCCGGCTCGGACGCCGCATCAATGTGCGCGTTCAGGCGGGTGAGGTTCTCGCTGTCGATCCGCCAACCGCGGCCCCAGATGGTCTGGATCGCAACCCCGGCCTCTGCACGCGCGAGCTTCTGCCGGATCTTGCAGACGAACACGTCGAGAATCTTCTGGTCGGGCACGTCGTCATCGAGGACGCCGTACAGCGTGATCAGCAGGCGCTCCTTGTGAAGCACGTTCGGGCTGGCTTTGCGGAGGGCGAGCAGAAGGTCGCGCTCTTTACCCGTCAGACCCCAGGCCCCGGGGAGGAACGCCTGAGGCGCGAGGGATTCCTGCATCTGTCGCAGGGCCTCCCGCAGCGTCAGGTTCTCCTCCATGAGGTCGACGACCTGCTTACGGCTGAGGTGGTGAGCCTCGGTGCTCAGCAGCAGCTCTCGGGTAGGCAGCGTAGGCCGACCCGTCGGGCCTACCGCTTCGACCTTCGGGTACGGCAGGTTCATCGGAACTGCGTCCCGAGTGAACGCCTCGTGGCGGCGGCGCTGTATCTCAGAGAACGGCTCAGGCGCTTGGGCCCGGTTGCGCGTGCTGACGGCGCTGCGAACCACGGGCGAGGCGGCGGTGTAGATCTGGGGCATTTGGATTATCCGGTGCTGAGGACGGAGGACGAAGACGCTTCAGTGACGCGTCTGGCTGAGGTCGTGGTCGGCGCACTTCTCGGCGTAGCTTGCGCGGATGGCGGGGAAGTCTTGCGGGACCTGGCAGCAAAGCATGCCCTCGACCTCGCAGATGATTTCAAAGAGCACGTGGGCCAGCGCCATGTCGGAGTGGATCATGTGCGGGGGGACCTGCGCCCAGATCAGGCGCTGGGCGGTTTCCTCGGGGGTGAGCACGGGGTGGCGGGCGATCATCGCGGCGACTCCATCCAGGCGATGAGGTGGTCGAGGACCCGATCGGCGATGCGCATGACGCTTTCGGCGAGGGCGGCGGTGAAGAAGAAGGCGACGGCCGGGAGCAGGCAGATCGCGACGCGGAGGGGCCGCCTCATGCGGGGCTCGCCACCGGTTCGGCCGGAGACGGCTTCACAGGCGTGAAGTCGGCGTCGCGACTGTCGCGGCCCAACGGGCAGCTACTGCCCTGGTCTCGCCAGAGCCCGACCTTGGATAGGTCCATGCCGAACACGATGAGCGGCACGACAGCGGCCATCCGCTCGCATTGAACGCCCTGGTGCTCGTACGAAACGCGAACCCAGAAATCGTGGCCGGAGCACTTGCGGGCATAGAGCGTCGGTCGGAAATGCTTCTGGGCGCGCGCTAGGCGTTTCAGCGTGTCCCGCTCGCGCAGGGCTCGCCGCCACAGGCGGTGCCACACCGGCTCGCGGGCCTTCATCGTTGCTGCCCAGAGCTGCAGCGCCTCGTAGGTCCAGCGAGCAGAGGCGGGAAGGCTGTAGGTCGGCGCCTCGAAGTCGCCGGTGATGTTGTAGACGCGCTCGGCCGTCAGGCTGTCGTCATCACGGAAAGCGCGAACCGCTTCCTTGCGGTCGTGGGGGCGGTCCGGATCACCGCCGTACTCATCGCAGAGACGCTTGAAGAGGCTCTCCCGATGGCCGTGGCGCAGGCTCTCGTAGGCGTAGCGAACCAGGGACGACACCGTCTCGTCACGGTCGAATTCCTCCCGCACCCCACTCTTGCCGGCGAGGTAATCGAAGCCTGCCTGATCAACGAGATCGATGGCGCCCCAGAGCGTGCCGAAGCTCGGCCACACCTGATAGACGGCGCTGCCGATGTCGCCGCTGACGACGAGAACGCCAGGGCACCAGGTGACGCGGAACGAGTAGGATCCGGTATTCGGCCTGCCCATCCGCCAGGAGTGCCCAGGCCCCTTAGTCAGGCGGTGATCCGCGAACGATTTCGCGGCAATTTTCGCGATTCCAAGATGTTCGTCCACGACGATCACTCCGCGGGTTGGGCCACGGCGTCGCCGTCGGCCTGGGTGGCGGCCGCTTCTGCGGCCTTCGTTGCGAGGCGGACCTGCCTGTCGAGCGTGTCGGCGGCCCGGACCGTCTCGTTGCTGAGGAGGCCTCCATGCGCGTCGTCGATGCGCAGGAAGCGCACGAGGCGGCGGGAAGCGGTGAGGAGGGTTTCTTCGGCCATCAAACGAGCCTTGCGGGGGTCGGTGAGTGAGGGCGGTGGCCGGGCCGTCAGGCCGACATGCGGACCTTCGCGAGGGCCTTCTCGCAGGCCGCGCGGTCCTGGAACTTCGGGTGGAGGGCTCGCTCGAGCAGAGTGAGCGCGTCCCAGGAGCGGCCCGTGCGCAGGAGGAGGATGGCCTCCTCGGCGTAGGAGCGGTCGCAGCCGATGGACGCCTCTACGCCGGCGGGAAGTTCGAGTTCGCGGTTGCGAACTTCCTTGAGCAGATCGTCGTCGTCGATCTCATCGAGCACGTCGGAGACGGGCACATCAATCGTGATGCTGCTCGACCGATACCGCTTCGCTGCCATGGCGATTCCCTCTGCTGACGTGGTTGGGGGAGGACTACGGACGCACGCGCCGGTCGAAGGCCAGGGCGAGGCCGGCCAGGACGACAGCGGGCACCAGGGCCAGGAGGCGCACCGCGTGGCCGGCGAGGAGCACCACGCCGTCGGCGGCCGGGGTGGGCGTGGCGAACCCGCCGTGCAGACGAAGGCCGATGTCGCCGAGTGCAGCGAGCAGGGCGCCGATGATGAAGGGGGCGAAGACGATGACGCTGGCGCTCATGGGCCGGCTCGCAGATCGGAAGGGGGAGGGGCCGGGCCGCCCGGCGCGAGCGGCCCGGTGGGCGGCTCAAGCGGCGGCGGGCTCGACGGCCGCCGCCGGCGGCGCGTAGGGCTCGAACATCCAGCCCTCCTCCCAATAGGCAGTCACCTCGCCGTGGGGGCAGTCGCAGACCGAAGCCACACGGATGTCGAGCTTGGCGCCGAAGCGGATGTGATCGACATGGTGGGGGTCGACCATCGGGAGGTGGGTGTTGATCGTCTCCGCAAGCTCCAGGACGACGTACGGGCGGCCGACGTTCTTCAGCGGGCTGTCGGCGCGCGGCGTGACGAGATCACCGGGCTTGAACGGGTTCGGTGCAGTGTACCGCTCGGCCACTGCTTTCAGCGTGGCGATGTCCTGCTCGATGGGGCGCTTCGCCCGGCCGGCGCCGAGGCCGAACGGCTTGGCGCCCGACAGGAGCTGGAGGAGCTCTTTGGCGTCAATCTCCCGGAAGTTCTGATCGCGATTCGACATGGGTTCTCTCTTGATTGGAGCGCGATGCGCTCGGGGGTGAAGGCGGAAGGGGAGGGGGCTTAGGCGGCGCGCTGGGCGGGGCCGGAGCCGATCTCGACGCCGATGACGGCACACAGCTCGGCGAGGGAGGCGTGGTCGTCGCTGCCGGCGTCGCGGATCTCCGCGGGGACATCCGTCCAGCGATCAAAGCGGGCGCGGGGGTGGCCGTAGTCGGCCACGAGGACCCAGGCCCCACCCTCGGGATGGCGGAAGACGAGGCCGGCAAAGCGCCCGTCGAGCTGGAGGGCGTACCCGGACGGCGTGGGAGAGAGCACGTACCGGGGCATCAGGCAGCCAGCCGGAGCGGGAAGGGGAGGGGGGCCGTAGCCGCGCGGCGGATCTCCGCCAGATCATGGTCGATGCGGCGGTATTCCGCGATCCAGGACGTTGGCTCTGGGATGCCGTGTTGGGCGAAGGCGGCGATGAGGCTGCGCGGCAGTTCGGTCTTTGACGCGTTCAGGGCGTCGGCGGTAAGGCGCAGGACCTCAGCGGTCACATCGAGGGTGCCACCGGCGCCGCCGGTGACCATGTCGATGGCGTGGACCGCTGTCAGATCGGAGCGGCCGAGATCGTCAGCGGAGAGGCTGGAAACGACCGCCTCAACGGTGGTGCCGATGCGGGTCTCGACGGCCCGCGTTACGGGGTCCGATCCAAGCAGGCTGAGCGTGGCGATGATGAGGTAGGTGCGGGGCACTTGGCGGCTCCATCGGCCTGAACTGATGGAGGAAAGCTAATCCGGTCATTCTACCGGGTCAACCATAATCCGGTAGATTGACCGGATAATTTTTACCGACTGGCGCTTCGGGCTCCTGTAGAGCTACCGGTTATCCACAGATGCGTCGCGTAGAAAAAAAGGACTCGACGCGTCCGGGGAAATGAGAACAAAATAGGAACATAAGGACTGGGAGAGAGCGATTGAGCCCCGAGATGTCAACTGTTCGGGCACGCTTCGTGCTGCGTTTCAGATGCGCAAATTGCCGAACGATCATGGCTAGGGAGCTGATCTCCCCGGACCATTCCGACGCCCCGGCCGATGTTGAGGAGCTGTTGGAGAGCAACCTGCTGAACCGGCAGCTCTATCCCTGCGAGGCGTGTGAAAACCCCATTTCGGTCCTGATCGGCGTGCGGCAGCTGATGGCCGACGAGCCCCTGGAAGAAGGCGCCATGCCGGATGCTGGGCTTACGGAGACTGCCAAGTTAATCGGGGGCAGTTTATCGTCGCCGAGGCGGAGGGGCCTTGGGCAGGGCGTACGACGTTCGCCGAACTAGCGCGATCACCTCGACCCGTTCGCCATTGTCGGCATTCGGGTCGTCACTATAGACGATAGGCTTGAAGGCCTTGTTGGTTGACCGTGGATGAAATTCAGTCCGTCCAGGATGAATTTCAACCTGTTTCGCTGACCATTCGAGTGTGATGCCGTTGTCCCTAGTACGCTGAACGACAACGATCATTCCCTCGATCAGCGGCAATCCAGTATCTTCAAAGTCAACACATATGACTTTATCGCCGTCCAATATAGGGCGTGGCTTAAGATCGTTGAGCGAATCTCCTTCGACGGTGAAAGCAATTTGCCGAGCATTTGGGAACTCGGGGTCGGGTTCATCGAAGATGTATTCCGGTTCCCCATCGTCGTGCTCGACTACCTCGCGAAACACGCCAGCCGCCAATTTGCCAACTACCGCGATGGACGCTGGCCGACGCCCTTCGACAACCCGATCCGCCGGGCCATCATTCTGCTCTTCACCGAGTAGGTAAGCGACGGTGGTTCCCAGGACAGGCGCGAGTGCACTCAAGGTGGCCATCGCCACCCCCTGGCGGTCGCCATTTTTCACAGCCCGCTTCAAATTGCGGATCGAGTCGGGTTTTCCTGCGGCTCGGGATGCTGCATCCGCTGATAGGCCGAGCGCCCTAAGACGCTCCTCGATTCGGGCGAGAAGATAGACCTTGTCCATGCCCGGTAATGTGACCGCTGATGGAGCGGGTGGCATCCGGTAACGTGACCGTTGACAATTCCGGTAGAATGACCGAATTGTTGGCGCATGAGCGCGATCGCCCAATTCCTCCTCGTCGCCAGAACCTACCGGCAGCTGAGCGGTCTTAAGACAACCGCGCTGAGCTGGCGCCTTTTTGGCGACTCCAAGAAGCTCGGCGCGCTCGAGAACGGAGCCGATATTCAGGTCACGCGATACGAGAAGGCTCTGCACTGGCTTTCCAATCACTGGCCTGAGGGAGCGGAATGGCCCGATGGGGTCTCGCGACCGGCGAAAACGGCTGACGCTGATGAAGCGAGCGCCGCGTGATGGCTTGCACCTGCCTTACCTGCGCGATTATGGGCGCGATCGAAGGGCACGCTGAAACCGTCCACTCTCTCGATCCCCGGCTCGGCGGCCCCACTATCGACGGCCAAGCGGTGATCACCGCCGTTGCCAACGTCGTCGGCTCGCTGATCGCCGAACATCCGGATACCGCCTTCGGCGATGCGCTGCTGAAAATGGCCCACGAGGCTCTGGACGCGTCCGTCGTCGCCCATCGCACCGGCGAGGTGCAGGTCGTCACGATGGATGCTGCTGGCTCCCAGGCGGTGAACTGACATGGCTTGGTTCGCCTTCCTCTTCGCGATCCTCGCCATCATCGGCCTGGGCGTGGCCATCATGACTGGCTCCCGCCGCGCGCTCTTTATCGGCCTCGCCGACTGGGCGGTAGGCATCGTGCATTTCTGCATCTGGGTGCGCTCGCTGTGAGCGCCGCCCGCCTGAACTCGTCCTCCGGGACGTCCGAGGCCCTTGGTGTGGGCAGCCCTCGCATGGCGTGCGCGGGCGATTCCTCCCTTGGACTTGGCCGGGGCGTCGGTGCCCCGGCCCCTTTCCTCACCCGCGATCGATCCGGCCCGGTGGGCCTGCTCGAACGTGCCCGCGTGCCGCGAAGCCCGTCCCAACTCGGGAGCCGCTAGAATGACCACCGCTTCGCTCTCCTCATCTCGGCTGAACCCGATGCACGCAGCATCGGAGAAGCCCTCGGGAAAGTCGCATGGCGTCGCCGCCCAGTTGGGTGCCGGTGCAGCCCGCGTGGGTGCTCTCGAGCGGACAGTTGTCCAGGAGAGCCTCGTCGCTTTCCTGGTCGGCCTCTACCCGACGAAGACGGCCGACAACGTCGGGGCCGACACCCGCATCAGCCCCAACACGGTGGCGAAGTGGCTGGAACGGGGCTCGGCCCCGAGCGCGTGGGCAATGCTCCGCCTGCTCGACGCCTACGGGGCCGAATTCCTGTGCGCGGTGATGAAGAAGCCCCCGGCCTGGGCCGTGCGCGCTGCCCGCGAGCAGCAGCGGGAGCGGCTGAAAGCCCAGATCGCCGAGCTGCAGTCCCTTATCGACGGAGGCAAGTAATGCGTACCGGTGGCCTCCTCCTCATCGCCCGCCACGTCATCGGCTGGGTGATCCGCGGCTTTGGCCGTGTCGTCGCGCGCGCCGGCCAGCGCGCCACCATCGTCTGTTACGCCGCCGCCGACATGGTTGACCCGCCTGCCCCGGGCTGCGTCGAGCGCCCACCCGAATGGGACCCGCGCCTGTGGGCCCGTACCGGCGGCCGCTCCGCCGCCGAGGCCCGAGACTGATCGCTGCCAGGATCGAGGAGAGCGGATGATGCACCAGGCCGTAGAGCTCAGCCATGACGACCTTGCACCCGCGCCCGCGCCCGCGGTGCTCCTGCGTTCGTGCAATCCATACGGCGTGCCGCACGAGGTGCAGATCGAGGCTGTTGTCGACGCGATCATGGCTGAGAACCCCGCACTGCGGCATGCGGGATCGAACGACCTCGCCGCGCGGGTGAGGCTCCGTCTGAATCGGGAGGCCCTTATGGACCTGTCGAGCGCCCTCACGAAGCTCCGCATGGGGGCGGCAGTCAGCGCACTCCAGTGCCAGGACTCCGACACTGTGCAGGGCGCCCCGCTGCTCCTCGTCCACTGCCGCCCGGAGGGTGGCGACGCCATCAGCCGCCAGGATCTGCGGTCCCGCGGCGAGCCCCGGTTCAAGGCCACGCCCCCCTAGCCCAAACGAAAACCGCCCGGCCCGGATTTGGCGATCGGGGGCCGAGCGGTTGTGACTAAGTGACTGTTGGAGTTGAGAAATGAATAGCGCAAATACTGCGGCTAGTCCAGCCGTGGACGCCTCTTCTGTTGCCGCCGATCAACTAAAATCCTTCATCGAGCGCATTGAGCGCCTCGAAGAAGAGAAAGCCGGCTTAGCCTCCGACATCAAGGACGTTTACTCGGAGGCGAAGGGCACCGGCTTCGACGTGAAGGCCCTGCGTAAGATCATTTCCCTGCGCAAGAAGGACCACGCCGAGCGTCAGGAAGAGGAAGCGATCCTCGAACTCTACATGCAAGCCCTGGGCATGGTGTAGGCGCCATGGACCGGCCTAGCGAAATCATGATCACTGAAGGGTTCGGCGGGCTGAAGGTGGCGCTCCCTTGGCGCTGGTGGATCCTTCGCTCCCTCCGGCTAACCTTCCCGAACTGCCGTCCGGCAGCGGAGCTGTGGACGTACATCGTCCCGGGGGCCCATGCCGCTCGACGCATCGAGCATTGGCTTTCGGAGGTGCAGCTCCGGATCGCGGCGGACAACCGTCGTCGGGCTTGGTCCGTCAGCGACGCGGAGTGGAACGCGGCCTGCAGCGTCGCCGCGCCGGTCCCTGAGCAGTACTGCGCTCGCCAGGAAGAGGCGGTCGTGGTCCGGGTTCCCCCGGTCGGGACGACGCGCGCCACCCTGGCACTCCTGGCGGCGCTCGAAGCGGGTGAAACCCTCATCGTCAGCGTGATGAGCGGGGCGGGCAGGGTCTACACCCTGCAGCCCTCGAACAAGGTCGTCCTGGCTCACGTCGCCGAGCGCGCGATCCGCGAGCAGTTCATCCGCCCTGCCTGTGACGGGCTGCTTGGCCCCGAGACCTCACAAACCTGGAGGGCCGCATGAGGCCGGCCGTTCCGCTCATCACCGCTGCCGACCTCCGCGCCCTGGGCCCGGCCGGCGTCCTCGCCCGCCTCAGGCGGGACGAGGCGGCGCGCCGCCCTGCACTGCCCACGCCTCGCTCGCGCACGCCGAAATGCGAGCTGCGCCCCGAGTGGACCGACCGGCCCGTGGCCGAGACCGTCGAGATCGAGCTGCCGATGCCGCCGGGGGTGAACAACCTCTACTTCAACAAGCCCGGCGTCGGCCGGCTGAAGACCCACCGGTACCGCCGGTGGCGCGCCGATGCCGTGCGCCTTGGTGCGCTCCAGTTCCCCGGCCGGATCGTCGGCCGCGCCGACGTCACCATCCACCTGATGGCGGCCGAGGGCGACACGGACGCCTACGCCAAGCCGCTGATTGATGCGGCAAAGCAGATCGGGATCATCGCCGACGACGGCAAGCGGTACGTCCGGCACGTCACCAGCCTCCGAAACGACCGGCCCGACGCAGTGCGAATCGTCTTCGCGCGCGTCGCCGAGGTGGGGATGCAAGCAGCATGAGCGCCCCAACGGCACGCGGTCTGTTCCGCGCCACCGGCAAGAAACCGAAGCCGGTCCACGTCCGCGATCTGATCACCGGCGAGATCACGCTCAGCGACGCGCTGGACCGGGAGAAGGACGATTTCTACCCCACGCCGCCCGATCCCACGCGCGCGATCCTCGCGGCGGAGGGCGAGCGCTTGCGGGACTTCGGCACCATCTGGGAGCCCGCCGCCGGTGACGGGGCCATGGTCCGCGAGATGGAGACCATGGGATTCGACGTCGTCGCCTCGGACCTGATCGATCGCGGATGCGGGGCCACCATCCGGTCCTTCTACGACTTCGAGACGGCCATGGGTCCGGCGATCCTCACCAACCCGCCCTTCTCCGAATGCGGCTGGGGGAACGGGCGAGCGCGCTGGCTCTACCACGCGCTCGATACCCTCGACGTCGAGTACATGGCCCTGCTGATGAACTGGGGCTTCCCAGGCGCCGGCGGGTTGGCGCGGTTCTGGGAGAAGCACCCTCCGGCCCGCGTCTACCTCATGCGCTGGAAGATCGATTTCACCGGGCAGGGCGCCCCGCCGATGCTGAACGCCTGGTTCGTCTGGGACCGGGCGCATCGCGGCGAGACGGTTCTACGGATGCTTGATCGTGTCGATGCCCGTCAGGCCACCCTCTTCGGGATCAATGGAGCCGCCGCATGAGCGTCGAAGCACGCAAGTGGGCGAAGACCCACACGGTCGGAAACGCGACAGCGAAGGCCGTCCTTCTCGCGATCGCGGACTACGCCGACGAGCACGGCTCAGCCTTCCCGAGCCAGCGGGCGCTCGCCGAGTACACCGAGTTTAAGCCTCGGGCGATCCGGCAGGCCATGGCCCTCCTGGAGGACCTGAAGCTCCTGCGGTGCGAGGAGCGCCGCCGGCAGGATGGCGGCCGGACCAGCGATCGGCTCATTCTTGAGCTCGCAGTCCCCCCCGTCTCGCGACCTGCTGCGGTTGATGAGTCTGAAGGCTCGGTAAGCCGCGCCAAAATCGCAAAGACCGCTCGTTTCGAGGTCTTCAAGCGGGACGGATTCGCTTGCCAGTACTGCGGTCGGAAAGCTCCCTCAGTCGTGTTGGAGTGCGATCACATCGTGCCGCGCGCAAGCGGAGGTAAGAACAGGATCAGCAACCTCATCACAGCCTGCTCAGACTGCAACAGCGGGAAGGGGGATCGTGCGCTCGATGAGGTCCATCCTCTCTTCGTAGGCAACATCGAAGCGGATCTGCTCGCCGCCGAACCGGCCTCACCCCAAGAGACCGGAGAGTAGGCGCCATGTCAGTCCAAGCACACGCATGGGCGAAGACCGTGCGAACGGGCTCGCCGACCCTCAAGGCGGTCCTCGTGGCCATCGCCGACTATGCGGATGCCACCGGTCGCGCCTGGCCCTCCCAGGAGCAGCTCGCGATCGACACGGAGTTCTCGCTTCGCGCCGTCCGCAACGCGGTCGCGGGCCTCGAAGCCATGGGACTGCTAATCCGCGAGGTACGCCGCCGCCGGGATGGGTCTCGCCAGAGCGACGTCCTGACCCTGGATCTCGCCGGGAGCAACACCCGGCAGGAGGTGCCGCCTGACCAGCCGGCACCTGGTTCCAACCAACCGGCACGTCGCTCCAAGCAACCGGCAACTGACGCCGAGCAAGCGGCACGAAGTGCCGGGCTCACTACGTTTGAACCGTCAGAGAACCATCAGGGGAACCGTCAGGCGAACCTGACGGGAGATGCTCACCTCGCGGCGGGCCCGAGCCCAGCGGTGGAGCAACGCGACGAACAGGCCGAGGCACGGGCGGCCCGTCGCCGGGAGGTAGATCGGGCGGTTCGGGCGCTGTGCGCCATCACCGGCCGCAGCGATCACTCGGCCCGAGCCGCCATCGCCGCGTGGCTCAGCCAGACCAACGACGAGCTGACCATCGTGGCGGCGCTCATCGAGGAGGCGGACCGGCGGGAGGTCGTCGATCCGACGATGTGGATCCAGGCCCAGCTCCGGCTCCGCAAGGAACAGCTCGCCGGCACCCTAGGCCCCCGACACCCGGCCTTCGAACAGGCCCCCACCGGTCAGGCCGCCCGCCTGATCCAGCTCAGCGCCAAGCTCCAGGGAGATTCCGATGCGGCAGGACGTGGCCCCGGTGACGACGACCTCCTCATCGTCGACGGTGAGCCGGAAGGCAGTCGAGGCGAGGATCGAGGAGTTCCATGGGCGGCTGGTGGAGGCGCCCGGCCATCCGAACAGCTTCTTGGTATCGCGCGCCATGGCACCTACGACCCAGGAGCGGCGGCAGCTCTCCGCCGTGGCCGAGCGGCTGGCGGCCGATCTTGAGCCGCGTAACGAAGAGTGGCGCGACAACAAGGGGAGGGAGTGGACGACTCGAACCGCCCTCGAGGTAGTGGTGTCCCGGCTCCTCCTCGGCTTCGACAAGGGCCGGGGGCAGAGCGCGGCGAACACCGCCCTGCTGAACGGCGAGTTCCTGGATGCGCTCCGGGTACCGCCCGACCGGGCCGATAGCCCGTACTATCCGGTCTGGCTCGTTGAGGCCGCCGCGCAGCGGTTCCGGACGCGTACGACGATCCTGGACTGGGATGGGACCTTCCGCCCGAACCCTGGCGAGTTCGTCGCCGAGGTGCGCGCTGGCATGATCCCGACCCGCCTCAAGCAGCTTAAGCTCCGCCGCGTGCTCGAAGCCACGGTGATCCCCGATCCGCCAACGGATGCGGAGAAGCAGGAGGTGGCGAACGCCCTGGCAGAGTTCGCCAAGGGCATTCGCCGGATGGACGAGCACGATCCGGACCGGCCCCGGCCCAACCCGCCGGCACCCCACCGTGACGTGCTGGAGCCGGTACCGCCCGACGCGGAGCTCATGGAGTTCCGGATCCAGCCCCACCAACTCGGCGAGCTGAGCCGCCTCACCTCGAACCTCGACCGCCGCGGAGCCGCCACGTGACCCACGAGCCTCCAGCGGACTTCGCCGCCATAGTCACCGTCCTGCGCGGCCACCGATTCTCGCTCTCGAACGAGAAGACAACCCAGGCCGAGATCGCGGCCGTTCTGATCGCGGCCGGAATCCCGGCCGCGCGCGAGGTACGCCTGGGCGACGCCGGCATCGTCGACGTGATGTGCGGTCGCATCGCCATCGAGGTGAAGCTGGCGGGCGGGAAACGCGCGATCCACCGGCAGGTCGTTCGGTACTGCGAACACCCCGATGTGGACGCGCTGATCCTGGCGACGTCGGTCAGCGTGACGCTGCCCGGCATCACGAAGCCCACCTACGTCCTCTCGCTCGGAAAGGCCTGGCTGTGAGCGCCGCACTTGCTCTCCCCCTCGACGAGGCCGCGCCGCGTCGCCTCTACGGTCAGCTCGTCCTCGACGTCGCCGCCGCGAAGTGGACGATGACCGGCGTCCCGCCGCACGTGGCCTTGCGGCTGAAGCAGAATTTCGCCCGGCTGCCCAAGACGCAGACGGAGACGTTCGCCTTCGCCCACACGCCGGAAGCCTGCGCCGACCTCCTTTGGTTCCTCGGCCGCTACCCGATGGCAATGTCGGCCGCCGACCGCATGACGCTGGTGTCGGGCAAGACCCTGTTCGAGCGAGACATCGACGCCGTCGAGGAGATCCTGCTGCCGGACTGGACGCCGCCGGCCTTCACCGGCTTCCGGGACGGGATGGCGCCCTACGGCTACCAGGCACAGGCGATCGAGGTGACGCGGCGGCTGCGGCGCATCCTGCTCGGTGACGACGTCGGCCTGGGCAAGACCGTCACCGCCCTCGGCGCGGTGGCCGACCCGGCGTTCCTGCCGGCGGCCGTGATCGTGCCTGCGCACCTCGCGACCCAGTGGGCGGGCTACGCTGAGAAGTTCACGCACCTGCGGGTGCACGTGATCGACGGCACGAAGCCGTACAGCCTCCCCGAGGCCGACCTCTACATCTTCCGGTATTCCAACATCGCCGGGTGGGTCGACGTCGCCGCCACGGGCATCTTCCGGTCCGTGATCTTCGACGAAATCCAGGACCTGCGCACCGGACCAAAGACCGCGAAGGGCAGGGCGGGCAAAGCGTTCTCGGTTCACGCCACCGGCCTGCGCATCGGCCTCTCGGCGACCCCGGTCTACAACTATGGCGACGAGATCTTCCCGATCATCCAGCTGATCGCCCCCGGCATCCTCGGTTCGCGCGACGACTTCCTACGCGAGTGGTGCACCTCGCGCGGGATGGGCAAGTGGATCGTGAAGGACCCGAACGCACTCGGCGCCTACCTCCGCGACCAGCACGTCCTCCTGCGCCGGCTGCGGTCGGGCAAGCCGGTGAACACCATCATCCGGGAGGTGCCCTACGATGAGGCTGTGGCGGCCGACGCCATGGACCTCGCCCGTGCGCTCGCGCTGAAGGTCACGACCGGCAGCTTCATGGAGCGCGGGCAGGCGGCGCGCGAGCTGGATGCTCTGGCGCGGCAGGTCACCGGCGTGGCCAAGGCTCGGCACGTCGCGGCCTTCGTCCGGATCCTGCTCGATGCAGGCCTGCCCGTTCTGCTCGCGGGCTGGCATCGGGCCGTCTACGACATCTGGCTGAAGGAGCTCGAGGCCTACCGGCCTGCGATGTACACGGGCAGCGAGACGACCGCCGCGAAGGATCGGGAGAAGGCCCGATTCATCAACGGCGAGACCGACCTGTTCATCATCAGCCTGCGCTCCGGCGCGGGGCTCGATGGCCTCCAGGCCCGGTGCTTCACGGTGGTGATCGGTGAACTCGACTGGTCCCCGAAGGTGCACGAGCAGGTCATCGGCCGCGTGGACCGGCCGGGCCAGCTCGCCGACGGCGTCGACGCCATCTACCTCGTCGCCGACGAGGGCTCGGACCCCGTCGTCACTGAGATCTGCGGACTCAAGCACTCGCAGGCCCGAGGCATAACGGACCCAATGGCCGGCGTGGTGCAGGTCTACAGCGACGAGAGCCGGATCAAGATGCTGGCCGAGCGGTACCTCGCGCAGGCGGCGGCTGCATGAACCAGGACCTTCGCTTGGCCGCCGATCCTGAGCGCATCGTCGCCGCGTGGCGTGCCGGCGTCCTGAAGCTCTCGCCCGACACGCCCCCGTGCCCAGGCATGATCTGGAGCGGCTGGCCGGGCGTGCATGCGGGTATGCTCGCATTCCTGGATCAGCGCGGCGCCGAGGCGGTACGGCTCGGCTTCGGCACACGGGCGCTGTTCGGCGTCCACCGGCTCGCTGCCGCCCTGCGCGTGGATTCGTGCGGCGTCCTCGTCATGGTGTCCTGGGTGCCGATCGCTACGATGGAGCCGGGCGTGATCCGGCTCTCGAACGGCCTCGTCAGCCGGGGGATGACCAACCCCGACGAAAGCATCCCCATCTGGACATTCGGAGGCGATCCCGCGCGTGGTGGCTGATAGTCCGTTTCTGCCTACCCGCCCCGAAGGCCCAGACCCGCCGACGAGCCCCAGCGGACGCACGCCCTCGTTTGATGCGGGTACCGTCGAGGAGTGGACCGTCATTGCTTGGCGGGCCGACCGCAGGGCGAAATTTGAAGGGTTCGACTCTACGGCCGGCAATGCTCTGAACTGGCCCGATCAGTACCTGCCGACTGCCCACCCGATGCGCAGCGAGGCGCGCAACTTCCTCCTCATGTGGGCTTGGTGCGAGGCTGGAAACGACACGTGGCGGGGCTACTGCCGAAAGCGGGGGTGGTCCCGGACGACGGCGGATCGCTGGCGGAAATGGGCGGCGGAACAGATCGCGGCCGGCATCAACGAGGCGATCCGGAGGGCGGCGAAGCAAGCAATTCGGGCAGGGTGATCCCGATATTATAGAAGCTGTAAACGGCATAGCCGAATGACGTAATGGCGGCGGCCATACAACAAATGTGAAAGAATATCGCGACCCCCTGCACGATGCCCGAGCCCAGAGTTGATCTGATATATGGATACTCGGCGTGGAGCTTCTGGCTTGCTCCAGCGGTCCCGTAGAGAAGCTGAGTGAGATACGCGAGTAGTGCCGCTGCCCCTCCGAAGAGTAATCCAATAGCAAAGTTCTGGAGTGCCCATACGATTGCGGGCTGCTGGATCAAGCGTTCCTTGCCCACAAAGGTCAGAAGTGCACCGGCCGTGCCGCCGTTGACGAGAATGGCAGTTTTGATCGCTTCGGTTCCCAGATTGGTGATGACTGGGATATTCGCGAGGGTGGCGCGAAAGTGCAGCTCGTGGGCCCATTTCGCGTCAGCCTTTATCTCGGCGAGACGAGCTTTGTTCTGCTCGGAGGGTTCGGTGGTCAAAGTCGCATCTCCACCCATTCAACCGCATGTCCTCAGCGCGGCAGAATAAATACTTGACAGTGGTGCCAAACGCTACCGACCACGGTGTTCAGACCCGGTGAACGCATCGGGAACATGCACAGGGGCTCCACCGTGACCGCGTCGGCCTTCCAGTCGTCCAGCACCACCTACCTGAACAATCCCACCCGCCGCGTTCTTCCGATCGAGGAGGCCCTGCGCTGGTGCATCCGCGACGAGCTGCCGAAGCGGCGGAACGATGACGGCCTGACCGGCGGCGGCCCCGTCCACCCTATGTGGGCCGGCGGCCTCTTCACGAAGGTCGACAACTGGAATCGCGAGCCGGGCATGCCGCTGGCTCTGGGTGATCCGAACCCGGACGCCCTCATCATCGAGGCCGAGCTACTCCTCCTCGGTCAGCAGATCCGGCGCGCCGAGGCGGGTGAGGGGGAGCACCCTCTCGACCTCTCGCTCTACGAGATCGGCCACGGGCTGGGCCCGAGCGTGAAAGTGGACCCCATCGTCGCGCAGGTCCGTCACGATGTGGTGGAGCGCATCATCGTACTGGTGCGCCGCGAAGCTGTCGCGTGGCTGATCACATGCGCGAAGAAGGGCGGACGCCCGGATCATGGCGGCCCGGCTCAGTGCGAGGGCATGCGCGGCACCCGTGGGCAGGTCACCCTCTGGCACTCGGTTTCGACGCCGGCCGGAACCGGGCCGGACGGCGAACCCTGGTTCATCACCTACGATCAGAAGACGACGCCGGCGAGCGGCGGGCGCTATCGGAAAGGGACGTTCTGCAAGCTGCACTGGTTCCGGGACATCGACAGCGTAGCCGAGGATAGGGCCCGGTATGCCGTGTGGCACGCCGCCCTCGCGCTGCTCGCCTTGCGCCTCAAGGGAAAAACCACCCTCATCATCGGGCCGCCTGCCGCGCCCGCCACGCCCTGGATCAGCGATCCGACGCCCCCCACCGTGCTGCAGAGCCTGCTTCCGGCGAACGACCCCGGGTCGGCCCCGCTGCGCACGGCACCGCTGCGCCCCCTCCCCCGCCCGGTCTCGCCCGTCCGCAAGATCGACCCTGCCACTTACCCGCTCGCTGCCTGAGGCCGCCGTGTTCCCCCTTCGCTATCTCGCCTACGCCGTGCTCTGCCTGTTCGCCTTCGGCTTCATGGCCGTTGTCGCGAACCTCGTGGGGACGGTCGCGTCCGTGGCCACGGCTCCCGGCCGCGTGGTCTCGAAGACCTTAGAGACCGGCAACGTGATCGCGTCCTACGAGCGATTCCGAGACCTGAACGCCGTGTTCACCGCGCGGGTCGCGCAGGTCCGCCAGGAGAAGACCTTCCTCGAGGCCGAGACCGACCCGGTCGAGCGCAGGCGCCTCCGTGTCGAGATGGCTGCCGTGCAGCAATCCTGTCGGGACATCGCGGCCCGCTACGCAGCGGACGCATCGAAGATGAACCGGGCGATCTTCCGCGCGGATGCGCCGGAGTCCCTCAACCCCACCCTCTGCGAGTAGACCCGACCATGAAGCGTATCGCCGCCGCCGCCATCGCCACCTGTGCTGCCGCTCTCGCCGGCATCGTCATCGTGCCGGCCGCCCTCGGCATGGGGAACGCCGCCGCCGTCCACGAGTCGGTGAAGACCGAGCAGGCACGGAAAGCGCAGGACGCCGCGAACTCGATCCAGTTCACCGACAACGCCGAGATCGACAACATCAAGGCGCGGATCGAGCTGACGTCGAAGCCGGGCGCCCTGGGCTTCATCACCCTACTGAACCAGGCCGGGCAGCCCATCATCTACGAGGGCGTGCGCGGCAAGGTCACGTCGGGATCGAAGCGGCTGACGAAGCCGACGGCCGTGAAGTCCAACTATATTGGAGGGACGAACGGCGGGTCGGCCTACGTCCTCGACCAGACTCCGTCGGATGAGGGGACCTGGGGTTCATCGGGCGACTACGTGTTCTACTGGAACACAGCTGGCGAATACCGGCAGTGGAACGGCCCCTACCTCTATTCCGACAAGCCGTACCGCCTGCGCATCGAGCCCCTGGTGGTCTCAGGCGAGAGCCCGGTCGCACATGGTGCCCCGGCCCCACTTTCCCGCTGAGGTCGCGCCATGCACATCGTCTATCGAACGAGGATCGACGAGCCGTTTAGCCTGAACCCGGGCTGGTATGCGGCCCGTTGGGACGGGATCGAGAACGCGCCCAAGGACCGCACGGTTGATCTGTGGGCGAAGCGGATGGACCCGAAAACCGGCACCTTCGTGTACGGGCGGTTCCCGAACTGCATCTGGTCCGACGGCCTGAGCCGAGGGATCGAAGGCGGTCTCTGGGTTGGGCTCGACCCGAACTGGTTCGCCACCCACTGGATCGAGCCACCGCCCGGCCCAGCCGACGACACAGGCCGAGCGTAGGCTTTAGCCCCGAGGCGCACGCCACCCAGCGGCCTGCGCCTCGGCCTCCGTGCAGAACATGCGCTCGCCCGACTTCTCGCTGATCCGGGTCCGATCGTAATCACGGGTCCCGGGCACGTGGTAGATCTTGTCTCCCTTCGCCGAGATGTTGCCCTTGATCGCGCAGCCGCCGGCCGCGACCGGCGCCGGCGTCGCCGCCTCACCGCCCGACCGCTTGGCCTTGCGCCAATCGCTCGGGTCCTGGAACGTCCCCGCCCAGATCCCGCGCTTCGTGGTCTTGGCCGTGGTCTCGGCCGCGACGTAGTCGGTGGAATAGCGCCGGTAGGCGATCGCATGGCCCTGCGAGACCATCCAGGCGTTCAGGTCCTCGCCGCTCTTACGGCAAACCGCGACCGTCCGGCCATACCGGTCGGTGTCGCGCGGCTCGCATGAAATCGGCGATTGGCCGATGCGGTCGGACAGGGCCAGCGCCGCGGCTTGGCCGCAGCGGTAGTCTTTGCCCACCGCGTCCTGGCAGGTCTGCGCGCTCTCGGGCGCGTCAATGCCGTGCAGGCGGATTCGCGTATCCCGGATAACCACCGTGTCACCGTCGGTAACGCTCGCGCGACCGACGATGGGCTCGGCGGCTAGCACGCTATCGGTGGCGACCGCGCCGATGGCGAGCGCGATGCCCGCCGCTAAACGCACCAGGGACATAGAGGCGACCTCTCGTGTTTCGACGCAGCTCGCTGCGGCTGTGGCAGTGCCGGGGACGGCTGTGGCAGCCGCTCGCGGTGACCATGCCGGGTGACGCGGAGGCCGTCGAGACGGTCACGGCCGACGCGACGAAGAAGGCGCCAGCCCCGACCAGGGCCAGCGTGAGCGCGCGAATCATTGATCATCCTCCCATGTTTTCGCGAGGATGGTTCGCCCGGTAACAGGCTGTCCAGCTTCCGGGGCGCCCGCCGTCCCTTTATCCCGCTCCATCGCCTGAAGATCAGGCGGACTGGGCCGTGAGGGATTTCCTCGACACGCCGCGTGCCCCTATTGGTCAGAGGCATCACCGAGGGGAGGGTCATACGAGTGGGATTCGTGGCAACGGTGTTTCTGCTCTTCGCCCTGACCCTCGGCGTCTACGTGGTGGCGCTACCCTTCATGGCGATAGCGAGGGGCCGGACCAAGCGGGCGATGTATGCCGAGGCCAGTCGCTTGGCGACGGCGGAGCGTAAGGCGCACGGCGCCGGCCCACGGCAGGGCTACGCATGGGAGTCGGAGAAGGCACGACTGATTGACGACGTCATCGCCCCGAAGTTCGGCGGCGCCGGGAGGCAGCTTGCCCGGGTGGCGGACGTGCGCCAGCGGCTTGAGGAACTGCTTGAGGGTGAGGACGGCGGGACCCGAGACTGGACATCGGACCCTTCGCGCCCGCGCGCCGGCAGCCACAGCTATGGCGCGCGGAGCGAGAGCAGGGAGTATGCGGGCCGGTCGTATGTGCTCCACACCGACGGCTGCATCCTGTGCGAAGTTGATGGGCAGGATCTGACGTGGCGGTCCGAGGACGGCTTCAAGCAGTGGGCCGATCGGAACCCGCCATTGATCTCGCATCAAGCCTCTGGACATACAACTATCGCTTGACGTATATCCCAAATCGCACAGTTGTCTTCGGCCCCGGCGCTACCGCCCCGGGGCCGTTGTCGTTTCTGGGGTCCAGAGCGACGGTCGGCCCGACAACACCAGTTTCGCCCGAACGGGCACATTACCTCCACCCGGGCCGAGCCCCACTGCTCACGTCGCAAGGGCGTGGATCTGCGGAGCCCACCTCAGCGAGACGCGCCCTCCCCTGAGCGACGAAGGGGGACTGGCGGAGATCCGCGCGCGAGCCGCGAGCGTCGGATGGAAGTCGCCATGACGCGGACAGGCCGGCCATAGTGGCTCTGGGCTGAAACAGAGCCGATCGCCCGTCCAGGGCGACAGCGCGGGTGGAAAGCCCGCGCACCCTTTTCGCCCAGTCGGGCAACGAGCCGTGGGCTTCCCACGTCGACCTGCAAGGAAGCATCTGGCCCGGCACGTATTTCAGGCGGCTGACGAAGCGGCGAGAGCCGCAGAAACCCTTCGGGGTCCCGCGGAGTCCTCCCAGCCGGGGAATAACTGAGGACCTAGGGTCGACATCCTATTCGCCCGAACGGGCACGAGCTGGTGCGGCGCGCGGATCGCGCGGAGAAAAAGGCCTTTCAGTATCGTCGGGGGCCAGGAGGCCCTTTTGCCTCGCGTGCTGGCCATGGGCCTGCCGCTGGGCGCTGTATCCCCGACCCGCACCAAACACCTGACGCCGAGGACGGAACGCCCCCGGTCGCGACCCACCCCTCCCCGCTGAGGGGCAGGGCCAGAGAAGCCGGTGGTCAGCGCCCGGCCGGCGTCACACTCTCTATATGGAGGCCTCCGTGGCCCCTCTTCGCAAACGCTTCGACTACGCGACCGAGCTGCGCGGCTTCGCCGAGGAGCTGGAGCGCCTCTCGCTCGCGAACCACCGCGATCCGGAGGCGCCGCTCGTCGCGAAGCAGGACCTCGCCGACCGGATGCGGAATCGGGCCAACGCCGTGATGAAGCGCGACGACCCGGTCGAACGCGGCGTCATCACGGCCCGAACCCTGTTTCGCGAGCCGGCCCGGCCGGTGAAGGTCGAGATCCGGCGCCTGCGCCTCGCGGCCTGATCGGCGTCGAGTTTGGTGCCGAGGCGTCAGGGCGGCGCGCTGGGAAGTAAGCAGATCCACCGGTCCGAGACAGCCGGGAACAGCTTGGGCAGGTTCGATCCCTGTCGGCACCACCAAATCGGGGCCCGCCGAGGCCCATTCGAGGGTTCGGCGACGATGCGCCCTCCCCCTTGATTATCGAACCTCGGACGAGGCCCGCCAGCGGGCCAGTTTTCTGACATCGGGCGCGCTGAACGCGACCTCGTCGAAAACGGAAAAGTTACCCCGGCCCGCGCAGTGTAGCGACGTGCGATAATTTCCCTTATCGAACGTCGAAACGGGGTTTGAGAGGCATGGCCGGCAGCGCGCTTATCGTACGTTCGGAAGGCGCGCTGATCTCGGCCGAGATTGGCGGTCTCGAGGCCGACGCCGCCCAGTTCGCGTCCGCCTCGAAAGCCGACGCGACGAAGCGGGCCTACGCGTCCGACTGGGCCGACTTCACCGCCTGGTGCGCCGGCCTGCAGCTCGATCCGCTTCCGGCCTCCGGCTACACGGTCGGGCTCTACCTGACCCACTCGGCCAAAGCGGGCAGGGCGGTCTCGACGGTCGGCCGCCGGGCGGCGGCCATCGCCAGCATCCACCGCGCTGCCGGGGAGGATAACCCCTGCGCCCGCGGCGAGGTGAAGGACATCCTGTCGGGCATCCGCCGGACGCTCGGCCGGGCGCCGAACAAGAAGCAGGCGCTCACCGTCGACCTCATCGGCAAGGTGATCCGGCGCATCCGCGGCGACGACCCGATCAGCATCCGCGACCGGGCGATGATCCTGCTGTGCTTCGGCGCGGCCCTGCGCCGGTCCGAGCTGGTCCGCCTGCAGGTCGACGACGTCGAGGTGCACCGGCGCGGGCTGATGGTTCACCTGCGCAAGAGCAAGACCGACCAGGAGGGCAGGGGCCGCAAGGTCGCCGTGCCCGATGGCAAGCTGAAGATCCCCGCCGCCGTGAAGGCATGGGTCCGCGCCTCGGGTGTCTCGGAGGGCTACCTGTTCCCGGCCGCCAACCGCGGCCAGGAGGAGATCCTGCACTTCAGCGAGACCCACTTCGCGCGGATGCTGAAGGCGCGTTGCGAGGCGGCCGGTCTCGATCCGGCCGACATCAGCGGTCACTCGCCCCGGCGCGGATTCGCGACGACGGCGGGCGACGAGGGCGAGGACCTCCGCCGGACCGCACGGCACATGCGGCACGTGAAGCTCGAAACGACGCTGGGCTACATGGAAGACGGCGAGCTGTTCCGCGAGAACGTCGGGGCGAGCTTCCTCTGACGGCCTGATCCCGCCTCACGGGATCGCCTGACCACAGCATCACAGGATTCCGCAGCCTTCCCGGCTGCGGCTCAGGCTGAGCGCATCCCGCGTCTCGGTCCGCGTCCGCATGCGCGCGACGCCTCACGCCCGACCCGAGGCCCTCCATGACTGCACAACAGGCCGCCTTCGATCGCATCCGCACGCGCGAAGAGGACATCGCGCTCGCACGTTGCATGCCCCGCAACGCACCTCCGGACATGCTTAGCAAGACCCTGAAGCACTACGGACTGACGATGCAGGACTGGCGCCGCGCCCTTGGCCTGCGCCGCCTCAACATGGAGAGCGCGACCCGCCGCTCCCTCGTCGGCGCGAAGGGCATGCGCTGATGGGCGCGACCTGTGGGCACTGCGCGCTGCCGGTCTCGCGCGAAGCCCAGTGCAGCCGGCCCGACTGCCCGCTGCGCAAGCCGCCCGAGGCGCGCGTGCCGCGCTTCGAAGGCGCCGGCCCAGCCGCCAGCTCTTTGCCCGAGCTGGTCTCGTGCGCCGAGCCGAAGGCTCCCGCCCCCTTGGGCGGCATGATCGGCGTCCAGTTCCGGCCGGAGCCCGGTCAGCAACCCTGGGCGATCGTCACGAACGTCCGCGGGACGCTGGTGCCGCAGGAGCGCCACCCGACCCAGGCGGCGGCCGAGGCGGCCGTCCCCGAGGTGCGGCGCGCCCTTCGCGCGGCCTTCAGCCTTTGAGCACCGCCGAGCGCGTCGCTGCCGACGCCCCCGACCCGGACCTGATCCTCACCTCCGAGGAAGTCGAGGGTCTCGCCGACCGCGCCCCCTCCGAGGCGGCGCTCGCCAAGATCGAAGACGAGGAGCGCCGGCGCGATCGCGCCCGCGCGGCCCGCCGAGCACGGATGCACTGATGATCACCCAGGCCCAGTACGATGCGCTCGGGCCGCTGGGCCGCGAGATCATCGACCACGACCACCACAGCGCCGAGATCGCGGACTTCATCGCCGAGCGTCCGGTCATCGGCATCGGCGCCGGAAAGACCATCCGCGAGCGGCGCGAGACGCGGGCCCGGCTCACGGCCGCCGCCGCGACGCTCTGCAAGCGCGGCTCGACCGTCGACGGCGGGGCCGGTCCTCGGACTGCCAGCATGGGGCGCCGCTGATGGGCAAGGGCGTACCCCCGCTGCTGCAGGCGGCCGTACTCACGCGGGCCCTGTGGCCCTTCTTCGTCATCGGCGGCTGCGCCTTCGTCGTCTTCGGCCTCGACCGGAGCGCCTGGTGGTTCGCCCTAGCGTTCATGGCAGCTTTCTGATGCTCGCCCTCATCGCCGCGGCGGTCTCGCTCGCCGCGCCCCCGGCGCCTCCGCCCCCGCCCGGGCCGAAGCGCCCGCCCATCATCGCAATCCTGCCGATCCGGCCCGAGCTCGAAGCTCGCCGGCGGCCAACCTGGCGCCCGGTGAACTGACCATGTGCAGCAAATCCTTCGCTCTCGGCCGCTGGCGCAAAGAGCGCGGCCTTCCGCGCACCGTCCGTCTCGCGGCGGCCATCTGTCTCGCGAGCTACGCCGCCGGCTTCGAGGCCGGCCGCACCCGGACCCGCGGTCAGCGGCGCTGACCCGCCGCCCGTAAGCCTGCCCTCCAGCCTGGTGCTTCGATGCCCGCCACGCAGTCTCCTCCGCGCGGGCCGAGCCCGCTCATCCCCATCGCCGTCGCCGTCGGCTTCTTTGCGGGGCTCCTCGCAGGGCGCCCGGCCAAGGCCGACGACCTGGTGGTGATCGGCTACCGCATCGAGGTGCGGGCCTGCCAAGCCGACGCTTGTCGGCTCCTGCCGGTCTCGGCACGGCGCTGGGACGGCGAATACGCCTGCCAGTCTCGCGCGGCGCTCATCGAGCGCTTCGCCGGCGAGGTGGGGCCGCCGGCGGGCCTACCGCCCGGCACCTGGGCGATCCGGACGCGCTGCGCTCGCATCGTCGGCCAGCGGAGCGCCTGACATGCCCGGCTTCCTCGCGATCGTCCTCGTCTGCGCCGCAACCATCGCCGGCCCGGACTGCACCCCGTTCAACGCGGCGGACGTGGTCACCCAGCCGGTGAAGACGGCCTCCGAGTGCATGAAGGTCGGCGAGACCATCGCCGCACAGTCCTTCGGTCCGCCGCCGGCGGGCTTCTACCACAAGGTCGGCTGCGAACGCCGGAAGGTGTCCTGATGGCTGGAAGACAACTCGCCTGGGACCTCGCGCTCAAGCGACTGGCGACGCCGCGGCTGGAGAACCTTCCGACGATCCGGGAAAAACGTCTCCAGTGGGATCCGAACCTCCGGGGCAAGTTCACGCTCAGCTCCTGGGTCGGCAAGTCCGGTCGCGGCCACGTGGTCTCGGTCGTCCCGTTCAGGATGCCGGATCTCGTTCTCGACCGTGACACGGTGCTTTTGGCCGTGCGCCGCGAGACATCGGGCCTGTCTTCGCTTCTTGCGGTGGCCTCGATGGATGACGGCCTCTCGGTGTGGCGCGCGCTGGACCGCGCGGCTGCCGAAGGGGCGAACGAACTGCACATCCATCGCCTCGCCGAGACAGTCGAGGCCCGCACGGCAATCGCCGAGGACCTCGTCGAGTAGCATCAGCGGATTGCCCCCTCGCAAAACAGCGGGGGCTCCAGTAGGCTGTCCCGGCTCTGAAAAGAGGCGGGAGCCGGGGTGGTCGCAACACCCCGAACCGCGTGGATGGGACCACGCATGACCGTTGCCGGCCGGACTTCCGGTCACCCCGCCACCTCGTACGAGGCGGGTGCACCCTGCATCAGGTTATGCCCAAACACCATTCTGAGGCCGTGAAAAACCGGCCACTTTCGACCGCACCAGCTCCCGGTGCGGACCCGCTCCCCGCGCCGGCGATTGCCCGGCGCGGGGATGTCTGGCTCCTCGGCGCCCACCGCCTCGTCTGCGGTGACGCGACCGACCCGGGCGACGTCGCCACTGCGCTGAACGGCACCATCCCGCACCTCATGGTGACCGACCCGCCCTACGGGGTGAGCTACGATCCTGGCTGGCGGGCCAAGGTGTTGCCCAACGGCAGCAACCGTGCACTCGGAGTCGTTGCCAACGACGACTGCGCCGATTGGCGCGCGGCCTGGGCCCTCTTCCCCGGCGACGTCGCCTACGTCTGGCACTCGGCCCTCCACGCGAGCGTGGTTGAGACGAGCCTGCGCATCGCGGGCTTCCTGCCTCGGTCACAGATCATCTGGGACAAGGGTCGGCTGGTTATTAGCCGGGGCCACTACCATTGGCGGCACGAGCCATGCTGGTACGCGGTCCGGAAGGGCCGCACAGCCAGTTGGGCGGGCGACCGGAAGCAGACCACGGTCTGGCTGATCCCGCATCGCCGGTCCGAGACCGGACACGGCACGCAGAAGCCCATCGAGGCGATGCGGCGGCCGATCCTGAACCACACGGTGCCGGGCGACCGGGTCTATGACCCGTTCCTCGGATCGGGGACGACCCTCATGGCGGCCGAGGACCTGGGCCGCATCTGCCACGCCATCGAGCTCGACCCGACCTACGTCGACACCACGGTGCGACGCTGGGAGGCGGCGACCGGCCGGGTGGCGGTCCTCATCCGCGAGCCCGACGCGCTCGCGGCCTGAACGAGACGGGCGAACCACCGACCATGCCGCGCAGGTCTGGCGCGGTGCGTTCACCCGACCCTCGCGGCGGGCATAACTCTGGAGACCCCCGATGCCGATGGCCGAGCCCACCGCCGCCGCCGCGGCGTCCGAACCCGTGCCCGCCGCCCAGGCAGGCCAGGACGTTGCCCGCGCCCTCTGCGACGCGGGCTTCATGTCCTGGGGCGACTACGTTTCGCTCGCCCTCGCCGAGGGTTGGCAGCTCTCCAGGCCCGCGCCGCAGCTGATGGCCGCCGCCTGATGCTGCGGCCCTGGCTCTACCGCTTCATCCGCGCCTTCGCGCGCGACCCCTTCCCCGGCAGCCGGTGATCCTCATGCACGTCGTTCGCGTCCTCGCCGCCCTCGTGTTCGGAGGCCTCGCCTCCATCGCGCTGGCGCATTTGCTCGCCGATGCCCTCCGCCCAATCTGGGGTGATCAGGCCCCGGTCCGCGCCGTGTTCGGGGCGCCCGTCGTCATCCTCTTCGCTGCCTGGATCATTGTGCTCCTGACGCGTCCGGTGCGGCAGTCCGCCGATCAGCCGCGATTGTCACCGGTGCGCATCGAGGTGACCGTGAACGTGGACAGAGCAATGGCGCTGCGCGACCTCAGCGGCATCTCCTATCGCGACGTGGCCGAGCGCGCGGCCGCCGGTGATGCGGTGCCCGGCCTTGGCGCAGTGGCGCTGACGCCGAGCATGCTCACCATCCAGAAGGGCGCCGAGTTCCACGGATGAGCTGCGCCGGCTGCGCCGAGCGGCGCGGGGTGATCGCCGGCGCCGTCCGATCGGCGGTCGAGGGCGACCTCTCCCGCCTCGCCCCGGCAGCGTCCTCCGTCCAGCGCACCCTCCGCGGCGACGCGGCGGCCCTGGCCCGCACCTTCACCCGCAGGATCATCGGCGATGAGCGGCGGCCTTCACGTCACCCTCGACGCGGCTAGTATCGCCCGCCTCGGCAATCAGATCGGCGCGGCCGGCGCCCGTGCGCCCCTCGCTCTGGCCCGCGCCATCAACCATACGGGCGACAAGGCCAAGACCCAGATGACCCGGGCGCTGACGGTCCAGACGGGCCTGAAGCGGCGCACCATCGTGAAGGCTTTGCGGGTCCACAAGGCTGGTGGAGGTGGGCTCACCTACACGATCCGATCCGCCGGCGGCGACATCGCCCTGAAATACTTCGGCGCGCGCGAGACCCGCACCGGCGTCAGCGCCGCGCCCCGGAACGCTCGCAGCATCTACCCGCACACCTTCATGAAGGCGGGCTGGTGGCCCAAGCGGGTGACCAAGGGCAACTGGAACGGGCACGTCTTCGAGCGCACAGGGTCGCGCACGAACAGCGGCATGGACCGCTTCCAGAAGGTCAAGTCGGGGGTCTTCATCCCCGAGGAGATGGTGACGGGAGCCACGGCCGCAGCCTTCAACAGCACGGTGGCGGCGGAGCTGCCCGGGCGCCTGGAACACGAGCTGTCCCGCATCATCGGTTGAGCGCCGCCGCACCGGCCCCATGGCAGGGCAGGGGCACGCCGGGCACTCGCCGCAGGCCTGCGGAATCCTAGCGCGCAGCGCGGGAGGGCAGGGGGGGCCTCACGGGTCCTTCCCAGGTCACTCCCCCTCTGCGGGCAATAGACCCCGGGTTCTGCGCGTATTTCGGGTTTTCGATTTCTCGATTTCGCTTTCGCTTTGAGGTTGCCCGATGGAGGTCTCCACAGCCGACCTCGCGGAGATCCTCGGCGTCTCCGCCCGGCGGGTCCAACAGCTTGCGAATGCGAGAGTTTTCCGGAAGTTGAGCCATGGCGAATGGCTCCTGCCGGAATGCGTGCAGGCCTACATCGAGCACAAGGTCAAAAGCGAAACGGCCCGGCAGGATCGGAGCGACCTGAAGGGCGCCGACCGGCTGAAGGACATCAAGACCAAACGCGAGGAGCTGAAGCTCGCCCGCGAGGAGCGCGAGCTCGTCCCCCTCACCGACGCGATCTACGCGATGGACCGGGTGGCGGGCGAGGTCGCCCTACAGGTGAACAACGTCCCGGCCCGCTTCACCCGCGATCTCGACGAGCGCGAACGCCTGCAGGTGCAGATCGATGACGCTCTCCAATCCGTGGCCGACCGCATCGCGGAATGCGGCGCGGCTCTACGCGCGGACCGCGACGCTGATCCGCCCTCAGAAGAGGACGATGCCTGACGTCTGGGGTGCCGAGAACCGGGTCTATCCGCCCAGCTCCGGCTATCCAGGCAAGCGCAACCCCTACCTGACCCCCTACGGGGTGCCCTTCGGACGAGCGATCGCGAGGCGCCGGCACAAGCGCTGCGTCTTCGTGGTCTCGGCCCAGAGCGGGAAGTCCGAGACGATCCTCGACGTGATCGGCCAGCGGCTCGACCAGCAGCCAGCGCCGATCCTGTACGTCGGACCGAACAAGCAGTTCATCACCGAGCAGTGGGAGCCGCGCATCATGGCGCTGCTCGACGAGGCGCCCACCCTCGCGGCCAAGGTCGCCCGCGGCAAGCGGATGACGAAGACCCGCAAGGTGATCGCCGGCGTCCCGCTGCGCCTCGCGCACGCCGGTTCGTCCACGGCCCTGAAATCGGACCCGGCCTCGCTCGCCCTCACCGACGAGGCCGACGAGCTGATGGCCAACGTGAAAGGGCAGGGCGATCCGATCGGCCTGATCGACGCCCGCGGCGACACCCACGCCGACTTCGTGCACGCGATGGTCTCGACCACCTCGCGCGGGCCGAAGGAAACCGAGAAGGACGAGGTCTCGGGCCTGGAGTTCTGGAAGGTCCAGCCGGCCGACGACATCGAATCGACCATCTGGAAATACTGGCAGGCGGGCACCCGATACCACTGGACCTGGCGCTGCCCTCACTGTGAGGAACGGTTCGTGCCGCGCCTCTCGTGCCTGGAGTACGAGCACAAGGGCGAGGAGGCGAAAACCACGCCGGCCCGGGCCAAGGAGACGGCGCACCTCGTCTGCCCGAACCACGGCTGCATCATCACCGAGGACGAGAAAGAGGCGATCTGCAAGACCGGCCTCGAGGTGGCCCCCGGTCAGCACGTCGACGAAAACGACAACGTCACGGGCGAGCCGCCGGCGAGTGATACGTGGTCGCTCTGGGCATCGGGCCTGTGCTCGCCGTTCCAGAGCTTCGGCGACCGCGCCGCCCGCTACGTCGAGGCGATCCAGACCGGCGACCCTGAGAAGGTCCAGACGGTCGTGAACGCGGCTTTCGGCGAGCTGTGGATGCCGAGCGGCGGCGACGCGCCGGAGTGGGAGGAGGTGCGCGATCGCCGCCTGCCCTACCACTTCCGCGAGATCCCGGCCGGCGTGCTGCTGCTGACCTGCGGCGTCGACGTCCAGAAGGACCGGCTCGTCTACGTGGTGCGCGGCTGGGGCGCTCGGAACGAGTCCTGGCTCATCGAGCACGGCGAGATGTTCGGCGACAACCACGACACGCGTCTCGACGATGTGTGGATGGAGCTGGCCGAGCTGATCGAGAACGGCATCGGCGGGTTGCCGATCCGCCGGGTCTTCATCGACGCGGGCTTCCGTCCCGGCAAGAAGGACGCCGGCGACGAGAACACGGTCTATGAATTCTGCCGTCGGCACGCCCGGCACGTCTACCCGACGAAGGGCTACGACCATCGGTCGGTGCCGCTCTCGGTCAACCGCATCGACGTCACCCCGGTCGGCGGCAAGCCGTCCTACGGGCTCGACCTCGTCCGGCTCGACACGGACGTCCTGAAGTCCTGGGTCCATTCCCGGATCCGGTGGCCGCAGGATCAGCCCGGCGGCTGGCATCTGCCGCTCGACGCGACAGAGGACTTCTGCCGCCAGATCGTGTCCGAGGCCCGCGTGCGGAAACCCAGCGGCGGGTCGATGTGGCTGCGCCGGTCCCGGCACAACCACTACCTCGACGCCGAATGCCTGGCCTACGGCGCCGCGAAGATGATCGGCGTCGAGCGCCTCAGGGTCGAGAGCGGTGCCGAACCACCGCCCCCCGCACCCGCCGCGGTTCCTGAGGCTGAGAACCCCGCCCTCGCGGCGGAGGCACCACCGCCCAAGCCCGCCCCGGTCGTGGCTCTGCGCCCGACCCCAGCGGCCCCACCCCCGCCCGCAGAAGCGCCCGCACAGTCGGGCGGCTTCCTGGGTCAGCGTCGGGGGTTCCTGCGGCGCTGACCGGCGCCGAAGCACGAAAGGCTTCCCATGGCCTACACCGACAAGGACATCGCCGCCCTCAAGGCGGCGATTGCGACGGGCGCGACCAAGGTGCGCTTCGCGGACAACCGCGAGGTCACCTACCGCACCCTCGCCGAGATGCGGTCGATCCTCGCCGGCATGCAGGCCGAGGTCACCGGCCGCGGGCAGCCCAACCGCTACGTGGCGGGCTACCGCTCCAACCTGTCCTGACGCCGATGGCAGGACCCAACCTCCTCGACCGCGCCATCGGATGGGTCTCGCCGCGGCGCGAGCAGGCCCGGGTCCAGGCGCGCGCCCGCACCGAGGGCATCCGCCGGGCGACCGCCCTCTACGACGGCGCCGCCCGCACCCACCGCACCGCCGGCCGCCAGATCTCGACCTCGGACGCGAATGCCGAGGTCCTCTACTCGTTCGGCCGCCTCCGCGACGTGTCGCGCGATCTGGCCCGGAACAACCCCTATGCGACCCGGGCCGTGTCCGGGATCGCCTCGAACGTCGTGGGCACCGGCATCCTGCCATCGGTCATCGGCGCGAAGGCGCGGGAGAAGAAGGCGCTTCAACGCCTCATCCGCGAGCACCTCGACACCACCGATATCGACCTCGAAGGCCGGAACAACCTCTACGGCATCCAGGCGCTCGCCATCCGGACGGTGGTCGAGAGCGGCGAGGCCCTCGTCGTCCGGTACCTGCCCGAGGCCAGCCTCGGCCTGAAGGTACCCCTGCAGGTGCGGGTGCTGGAGCCGGACTACCTCGACCCGAACAAGCACGGGCCGATCGGCGGCGGCAACATCTGCTTCCAGGGCATCGAGTTCGATCGTCGCGGCCGCCGCGTCGCCTACTGGCTCTACCCCGAACACCCCTATGGGGTGTCGTACCGCCGGTTCGGCGCCTCGCAGCGGGTGCCCGCGTCGGATGTGATCCACCTCTACCGGGTGGATCGGCCCGGGCAGGCCCGCGGTATTCCGTGGGCCGCCCCCATCGTGATGACGCTCTGGGACCTCGGCGACTACGAGGACGCCGAGCTGATGCGCCAGAAGATCGCTGCGTGCTTCGCGGTCTTCTGGATGGACAAGACGGAGACCGGTCCCGCCTTCAACGCTGACGGCAGCATCAAGCCGACCGAGAGCGGCAACCCCGTCGATATGCTCGAGCCGGGGCTCGTCACCCGGCTGACGGGCGGTTCGGACGTCAAGTTCGCCACTCCGCCCGTGACCCAGGGCTATCCCGAATACACCCGGGCGCAGATCCGCAAGATCGCCGTCGGGTTCGGGGTGCCGGCCGAGCTGCTCAGCAACGACCTCAGCCAGGTCAACTTCTCCTCCGGCCGCCTCGGCTGGCTGGAGTTCCAGCGCTCCATCGACATGTGGCGCTGGCACATGCTGATCCCGCACCTCTGTGTCGGGATCGGCCGATGGTTCCTCGAAGCCGCAACGGTCTCACTCAACGGGCCGACCAGCGCCACCCTCGAATGGACCCCGCCCCGGCGCGAGATGATCAAGCCGAGCGAGGACATCGAGGCCGCACGCGATGCGATCCGGTCGGGCCTGTCGTCCCGCTCCGAGGAGCAACGCAAGCTCGGGCACGACCCGGAGCTGATCGAAGCCGAAATCGCCGAGGACAACGCCCGCGCCGACCAGGCGGGGACGCGGTTCGACAGCGACGGGCGCTTCCCGATGAACGCGGCCATGCCGCCCCCCTCCAAGGCAAAGCCCGATGGACAAGCCCAGCCTCCTCGTTAACGGGGAGATCCTGCTCTACGGCGACGTCGGCGACCCCTACTGCTGGGGTGACGGCTTCACCGTCACCGACGTGGCCTCCGCCCTGGCCGAGCACGGCCCTGGCGACGTCCCCGTCCGGCTGAACTCGGGCGGCGGCATCGCCTTCGACGGCGTCGCGATCTACTCGCTCCTGCGCTCCCACGAGGGCAAGGTGCACGTCATCGTCGACGGCATAGCGGCCTCGGCCGCCTCGCTGATCCTGATGGCGGGCGACACGCGCGAGATGCGCGACGGCGCGATGGTGATGATCCACGATGCCGCCGGGCTGACCTTCGGCACCGCCGCCGACCACCAGCGCGACGCCACCGTCCTCGACAAGCTCTCCGACCAGTACGCCGGCATCTACGCCGCGCGCTCGGGCTTGGAGCGCGAAGAGGTGCGCAGCCTGATGCGCGCCGAGACCTGGTTCACCGCCGACGAGGCGGTCGCGCAGGGTCTCGTCACCGGCAAGGCCGAGAGCCTCGCCGAGCCCACCGCCAGCTTCAACTATCGGCTCTACGCGCGCGCCCCGAAGGGCCTCCCGAGCCGGTTCAAGCCTCAGGCCGCTCCAGCGGCAACGGCCTCCGCGGCCGAGAAGGAACCCCCCATGTCCGACGTGAAGCCCGCCCCGACCCCCGCGCCGAAGGCCTGGGCCACCGACTTCTTCGCCGCCGCCGGCGAGTCCAACCTGTCGATCGTCACCCTGCTCGACATCGTCGCCAAGGCCGACGGCCTCGACGCGGCCAAGGCCAGCATGACCGAGGCGGTCGCCGCGAAGAAGGCCGCCGACGAAGCTGCGGCCGCCGCAGCCGCCGGCGCCACGCCGCCCGAGACCAAGCCCGAGCCGGTCGCCCCCGTGGCGTCGGCGCCCAAGGCCTGGTCCGTCCAGTTCTTCACCGCTGCGGAGAAGTCCGGCCTCGGCCTCGCGACCCTCAACGGGATCGTGGCCCAGGCGAGCAACCTCGAGGTGGCGAAGGACGCCCTGATCGACGCCATGGCGGCCGCGCAGGCCTCCACGAAGCCGAGCCCGGCCGGTGGCCATCACGGCGGCGGCAGCACGGCCAAGGACGACAAGGCGGGCGGCATCGTCGCCGCCTACCGCAAGGCCGGCGGCCGCACCCGGGCCGACGCCGCCGCGCGCTGAGCTGCAGGTCGCGGCCCAACCCCACCGATCCCTGGCGCGGTGCGCCGAGAACCAGGAGTGAGCCACCATGGCCCTCAACGAGACCAACACCTACCGCCCCGAGGCCCTGATCACCGGCACCATGCCGGTCTACTCCGAGCCCGAGACCTTCCTCACCGGCGCCCTCGTCGCGGCTCTCACCGTGGTCGGCCGGGTGACGGCCACCGGCAAGCTGAAGAAGGCGGTGAAGACCGCGACCGACGGCTCCCAGAAGCCCGTCGGCATCGCGGTCGCCGACGTCGATGCCTCCGCCGCGGACGCTGTGGGCCCGACCTACAAGGCCGGCGTCTTCAACCCGGACATGCTGGTGATCGACCCCAGCTTCTCGGCCGAGGACGTCCGCATCGCCTTCGAGGGAACGCCCCTGTTCCTGCGCAAGCCGCTCGGCCTGACCACCTTCTGATCCGACCGGCCGGGCGGCCGTGAGCCGCCCGTGCCGTGACATGCGCCTGCCCCGAGGCTGGCCGCCCGACCATCCCCCGACATCGCTATCCGGAGCCCGTCATGAGCCTGGTTTATGACACCCACACGCTCGCCCGCGTCATGGACGAGCGGATCGACACCCCGTCGACCTTCCTGCTCGATCTGTTCTTCTCCACGGTGCAGAACTTCGACACCGAGACCATCGACTTCGACCTGATCAAGACCGGCCGCAAGCTCGCGCCGTTCGTCCATCCGGACGCCTCGGCCAAGCCGACGAACTCCGGCGGCTACATCACGAAGAGCTTCAAGCCGGCCAACGTGAAGCTCCTCGAGGTGGTGAAGCCCGGCCGCGCCATGAAGCGCATGGCCGGCGAGCGCTACTCGGGCGACATGAGCCCGGTGGAGCGCATGGACGCCGTGATGGTGGACGTGCTCGCCGCCCAGGAGCGCGCCGTGCTCTACCGCCTCGAGTGGATGGCGGCCCAGGCCCTGCGCTTCGGTAAGGTCAAGGTCGAGGGCGAGGACTATCCGACCCAGGTGGTTGATTACGAGCGGCACGAATCCCTCTCCGTGGCTCTGACCGGCGCGAACCGTTGGGGTCAGGCTGGCGTGAAGCCGCTCGACAGCATCGAGACCTGGGCCCAGGCCACGCAGGACAAGTGCGGCATCGCCCCCGGCATGGTGGTACTGGGCGGCGGCGCCTGGAAGCTCGCCCGCCAGGACGAAGACTTCCGCAAGGTCCTCGACGTCCGCCGTCAGGCCACCGGCAACGTCGAGCTCGGTCCGATCAAGCCCGACGACGTCACCCGCGCCCGTTACGTCGGTGCCATCGGCGACTTCGAGTTCTGGGTCTACCAGCAGAGCTTCGAGCAGGGCGACGGCACCTCCGAGCGGTTCATCGATGACTTCAACGTCATCATGGGCTCGCCCGCGATCGAGGGCGTGCGTGCGTTCGGCGCCATCCAGGATGTCGCGTCGCTCGTGCCCCAGGAGATCTTCCGCAAGGTCTACGACACCGAGAACCCCTCGCGTCGCAACGCCTACTCCGAGTCGGCCCCCCTGGTGGTGCCGTCCCGCGTGAACGCGAGCTTCTGCGCCAAGGTCAACTGACCCTCGAACGATAGGCCTTCCGCGACATGCCCTCGCTCTTTGCCGCCCTAGCCTCAGCCGCTTCGGCGACAGTCGATGCCGTGTTCGCAGAAGGCTTCACCATCGAAGGTCGCGCGCGGCCCGCCACCACGGCGGGCCGCGTCGACGTCAACGCCGGGACCGTGCCGAGCACGATCCGGGTGAGCTACCCGTTCCAGGGCGTCTGGATCGCGGCCGGCGCCGTGCTCCACGCCCATGGCCGCGCCATGACCGACTCCACCACGCGCGGCGTCGTCGCCGAGCAGCCCATGGTGGATGTCGATCTGCACTCGCTCCTGGAGCGGCCGCACTTGGGAGACATCGTCCGCCGAGACGACACCGGCGAGCGCTTCACCGTCACCCGGTTCAAGGCCGTCGACTTCGGCCGCGCCCTCGTCATGCTGGCGGAGATCCGATGAGCCTCGCCCGGACCGCGCTGCGCCTCCAGGCGATTGAGGCGCTCAACGCCGATCCCGTCGTCGACTTCTTCGTGCAGGGTCGCATCTACGATTCCCGCATCGCGGATTTCGACCACCGCGAGCCGGTCCCCGTCATGGTGCTCACCACCGAGGAGGACGAGGCCGAGGCTTGGTCGAAGAACAACGGCGGCGCCCCCTTCAACCACGTGTGCGACCTCGTCATCGAGATCGCGATGAACGCGGTTTCGGGGCAGGGCGACGAGATGGCTCTGAACTACGTCGGCACGGACCGCGAGCTAGAGGCCATGCTCGACCTCCTCGAGGAACGTGCCGTTGAGGCGATCACCGCCGGGGAGACGCCGCAGGCCTACCTCCTGCGCACCGCCGTGACCCGGCGCGTGCCCAAGATGAAGTCCTCGCGCTTCGCCACAGACCAGACCGGCGAGAAGTTGGCGATCCGGCTCCTGACCCTACGCGTCGAGCTGAAGGGCGAGGACCAGCGGGATGTCCGCGATGTCCCGGCCGGGCCGTTCGCCCAACTGCCTGAGCCGCTGCGAACCGTGGCCGCCGGCCTGCCCGAAGGTTCGGGCCGGCAGACCTGCGTGAAGCTGAACGCCGCGCTCTCCGCCGAGCCCAGGATCCCGTTCCTCGGGGCCGATATCACCCACGCCCCGCAGCCCTTCGACCCGGACATCGCGCCGGATCGGGCCCACGACATCGCCACTGGCGCGACGGTCGGGGACAGGGTCGCCATCCCGGATTGGAGCGCCTGATGCGCAAGCACGTCACCCCGGCCGATCCCACGGCCACGATCCCCGATCCCGAGCGCGGCTGCGACCTGCCCGCCGACGGGCTCCCCGTCACGTGGTCCGCCTACTGGGCGGCCCGTGAGGCCCGTGGCGAGATCGCCGTCTCGGACCTGACCGACGCCGTTCCCGAGGCGGCGGACGAAGCACCGGCGCCCGAGCCGGACCCGGCGCCCCCGGCCCGATCCAAGGCCGGCTGACCGCCCCAAGCCCTTCCCAGACCCAACCCATGAGGCCGCCGCGAGGCGGCCTTTTCTTTTGGAGCGCCCGCTTTGTCCGTCGCCTTCAACAACACCCCCGGGGACATCCGCGTCCCGCTGTTCTACGCCGAGGTCAACGCGGGCCAGCCGCCCTACTCCGGCACCTCCCGCCTGATCCTGCTCGGCCGCAAGCTCGCCGGCCTGTCCACCCTCACCGCGCTCAAGCCGCAGAACATCGGCTCCGTCGATCCGAACGCGCTCGCGGGCCGCGGCTCGATGCTGGCCGACATGGTCGCCTACGCGCGCTACCATAACCCGGTCGGCGAGATCTGGGCGATGGACGTCGGCGATCCGGCCGGTGCCGTCGCGGCCACCGGCTCCATCGCGATCACCGGCACGGCCACCGCCTCCGGCACCCTGGTCCGCTACATCGGCGGCGAGCGCTACTCCGTCGGCGTGGCCGTCGGCGACACCGCCACCGTCGTCGGCGCCGCGCTCTCGGCCGCCATCGCCAAGGGCTACGGCAAGTTCAACCGCCGCATGGGCGCCCCGGTCACCGCTGTCGCGGTCACCGGCACCGTAACCCTCACCGCCCGCCATGCGGGCTCCGAGGGCAACGGCATCCGCATCGAGGCGGGCCTCGACGGCGACGAGTTCGACCCGGCCGGCTTGGTCGTGACCCTCAATGCCATGACGGGTGGCGCCGGCGACGTCGACATCGCGGCGGCCCTGGCTGCGTTCGGCTCGACCCAGTTCGACTGGATCGCCTCGCCCTACGCCCTGACCTCACAGCTCAACGCCGTGCGCGACTTCCTCTCGGATTCCGGCACCGGCCGCTGGTCGCCCACCGTGGGCCTCGACGGCCACTACATCACAGCCCGGGACGGCAACCTTAGCTCCCAGACCACGTTCGGCGCCGCCCGCAACGATCGGCACGTGACGGTGCTCGGCACCCTGAACTATCCGCACCCGCTGTGGTCGGTGGTGGCGGGCCTGTCGGGCATCGTGGCGTTCTCGAAGAACCTCGGTCGCCCGCTCACCGAGGCCATCGAGATCGCACGGCCGCTCCAGACGCTGGTGATCTCCGGCATCCGCGCGCCCAAGGCCGACGCCGACCGCTGGGCGCTCGCCGACCGGGACAGCCTCTACCGCAACGGCATCTCGGCGCTCACCGTCAACAACGACGGCACCATGGCGGTCGACCGGGTCCTCACGACCTACCAGACCAACGCCTACGGCTCGCCGGACATCACGTTCCTCGACGTCGAGTCCATCGCGATCGCGGCCTACGTGAAGCGGTACATCCGCACCCGGGTCACTTCGACCTACCCGCGGCATGTCCTGCGCGACGACAACCCGCGCGCGCTCCAGGGCGTGGTCACCCCGGCCCAGGTCCGCGCCATGATGGTGCACGCCTACACCGAGCTGTCGGAGGTGGCGGGCATCGTCGAGAAGCCGGCGCTGTTCGCCAAGTACCTCATCGTCGAGCGCTCGGCCGATCCGAACCGGCTCAACGTCTACCTGCCCATCGACCAGGCGAACCAGCTTCGGATCTTCGCGGCCAACATCACGCTCTTCCAGGAGCTGACCGAGGCGAACGCCTCCCTCCAGTAGCGCCTTCGCGGGCCGGGCCCCTGCGCCCGGCCCTGCCGCGCTCCGCCATTCCGCACACTACCTGACTTCCGGAGACCTCGGTCATGGATACCAAGGGCGGGCGATTCACGCTCGACATCAACGGCCGCACCTATTCGGGTCGCGGCAAGGCCACGATCATGCCGGCGACGGCGATCCGTGAGAACGACGTCAACTCGGACGGCACCGGCTACTCCACCGTCAAGCCGAAGCTGGCCAAGCTCGATCTGAGCTTCGACCGCGGCATCGGCCTGCGCTGGGACGAGGCGATGATGCTCCAGGAGCTGAACGTCACCTTCAGCGAGACCGACGTGAAGGTGACCCACCTGTTCACCCGGGCGAACTGGTCCGGCGAGCCCTCGATCGACAGCGAGTCCGGCGAGGTCTCGGGCCTCAGCATCGAGACCGACAAGTACCAGGCCGTCTGATCGGCCTGCCCGGGTCGCGTTCGCGCGGCCCGCCAATCCCCCTTTTCCGCGCCCCGAGGCCCCGATGTCCAAACCCGTCAGCATCCCGTTGTCCGAGCCGCTCGTCGGGCACAACGGCGCGATCACCGCGATCGTCCTGCGCCAGCCCACCTACAACGACTACGTCGAATGCGGCGGCGAGCCCTACTCGATCGGTCGGTCGGAGGAGGGCACCCTGTTCTCGGCCGAGAAGCCCGAGGTCATCTGGGCCTATGCCGAGGCCTGCATCGTCGAGCCGGCCGATCCGCTGCTCCTGCTCAAGGCCGATTGGCGCGCGGCCCGCGAGGTGCGCAAGGCGATCCTCGGTTTTTTCCAGGATCTCGACGAGGCCAGCGAAACCTCGGCGACCTCGCAGACGACCTCGTCCTCGAGCTGAACCAGCCCCTCGACGCGGTCGGGCGGCTCACCCCGACGCAGATCCTGCACTGGTACGGACGAGCCCTTGCCCGCGCTGAGAAGCGCAAGCGGGAGGCGGCAGGCAAAGGGCGGCGCTGACCATGGGCAGGATTATCGAAGCCAAGGCCGTCATCTCGGCCGAGGATCGCACCGGCGCGGTATTCGACAAGATCTCGAAGAAGTTCCGCGAGGTCGGCAAGGGGGCCAAGGTCTCTGCCGAGGTCGGGCGCCTGGCAAAGCAGCTCGACGCCGCCAACAACAGCCTCCGCAGCATCGACAAGTTCCGCGGATCGCAGGCGACCTTCGCTCAGGCCCGTGAGCATTTCCGGGGGACGCAGCAGCAGGTAGCCCGGCTCGCAAAGGAGCTAGACGGCGCCCGGAAAGCGGCGGCCGCCTTCGACGGGATCAAGACGTTCTCGAAGGGGAGCGCGATCGCCAGCGAGATGACGGCGGCCCGCAAACGGGTCGCCACCGTCGAGAAGGCCCTCACCGCAGCCCAACGCTCGGTGAAGAGCGCCTCCGAGGTCTACGACGCTCAGGCCGTGGCGCTGAAGGCCTCCAAGCATCACGCCGAGGCCTCGGGCGTCTCGGTCGCCAAGCTCGCGTCCGAGCAGACGCGGCTGAAGAACGTCGTGGAGGACACCAACGCCGCCATGCTGCGGCAGGGCAGCATCCAGCAGGCCACGCACAGCATGACCGCCGGGATGGGGGCGGTCGGCCGGCAGACCTCGGACCAGATCGCCATCAACCGCCGTCTGGCGGACGGCATGAGTGCGCCGGCGCGTGCCGAGAGGGCTGCGCGGCTCCGGCAGGCCCAGGAGGCACAGCAGGCCGAGATCCGGCGCCGAGCGACGGCCAGCGGCGATCTGGTCGCCGGTATGGGCGTCGAAGGCCGGCGCACGGCCCGCCACATCGAGGATGGGCGCCGCCTCACCGAGGGCATGAGCGCTCCGGGGCGCATCGAGCGCGCCGAACGCGAGCGCGTGCGCCGGGATGCCGAAGAGGCTCGGGCCACCGCCCACGCCGAGCGACGCTCGGCACGGCGTGAGGCCGCCGGCACCGTCGCCGCTGGCGCCGGCATCATGGCGGCCCACAAGGGCAAGCAGATCGGCCTCGCCGCGGTCGATGCCGCCGCCGACTTCGATCAGGCCGTCCGCAAGCAGAGGGTCTTCACCGAACTCGACCTGCCCGATCAGGATGGGCTGCTGAAACAGGCCAAGCAGATCGGCCAGGAGACGCAGTTCTCGAACACCGACGTGGTGAAGGCGCAGACCGCCGCCATGCAGGGCCTGCCGGCCGAGTTCGGCTCACAGCTCAAGGCCGAGGTCGCGCAGGGCATCGTCGCCAACGTGCGCAACTATGCGACCCTGATGGAGACGGACCTGAAGGAAGGGGCGGAGACGATCCGCTCCTACCTCCAGGCGACCGGCAAGGACATCTCGACCAAGGAAAAGGCCCTCGCCGAGGCCAACAAGGCCACGAACCAGATGGTCAAGATGGCCAAGCTGGGTGGCATGTCCGGCGAGGACGTCGCCCAGTACATGAAGTACGCGGCGGCCTCCGCGACGGCTTCGGGTCTGACCACCGACACCACCATGTCACTCGGCGCCCTGGCACGGCGCGGCGGCCTGCGCGGCGACGAGGCCGGCGTGTTCATGCGCTCGGCGGCCAACAAGCTCGTCAGCCCCACCAACAAAGGTCTCGCAGCCTACAACGCCGCGGGAATCGAGCATTCGAAGTTCGTCCGGATGCCGGACAAGCTCAGCACGAGCGCTCTCGAAGGCCAGTTCCGGCTCGACATGGGCAAGAGCTTCACCCCCGAGATCCGCAAGAGGGTCGACGCGATCAACGCCGACAAGGCGCTGATCGCCGACCGTGGCAAGTACGTCGAGGCGGTGACGGAAGCCGTCAGCCCCATGCTGGGCAAGACGAAGAAGGGCAAGGTGCGCGCCTCCGACGCCAAGGTCGCGGCAAAGGCGGCGGGGAACTACCACAAGGTCGGCGCCCAGTCGGTGGATGCGGAGGGGCTGCTCGATGCCCTCATGTCCTCGAACGCGACCCTGGCCCAGCTCAACGCCATCCTGACGGACAAGCACGGCGGCAAGGGCGCGATCACCCAGCGCCAATGGGAAGAGTTCAAGGCGTCCCGGGCCCAGATCAAGGCCGCCGGCGACGATCCGGACTATGCCAAGAAGAAGGCCGACGAGATCCTCGCGGGCCTCTACGGCTCGATCACCAACATGAAGGGCTCGTTCGAAAACGCGACCGTTCGCATCGGCGAGGCCATCACCGGACCGGTCAAGGTCATCGCGGACGCCACCGGAAAGGCCGTCGACGGCTTTTCCGGGCTCGACGACAAGACCATCCAGGTCGCTGCCGGCCTGACCACCCTCGGGGCGGCGACGGCCGGTCTCGCCGGCACCATGAAGATCACCGGCGCACTCCTGGGCCTTCCGGCCCTCGCAGCCGGTGCCGGTGTCGTCACGATGCTCGGCACCCTCACCCTTGCGGGTGCGGCCGCGGCAGGTGTGCTCTATGCTCTCGGCGACGAGAAGAAGGGCCTCGTCCACGGCGGCAAGCCCGACATCACGATGAACCCTGGGGACGAGCTGCCGGGCCTCGACGGCTCGACGGCCCTCCCGTCGTGGGCTCCGCCGGCGAAGGTTGGACCGAACACGCCCCTGGTCACGGCCGGCGTACCATCGCTGATCGACGCCGGGCGCAAGGATCGCTCTGCCGCCGTTACGGCTGCGACCAACGACCTCGCGCGGCACCAGCGAGAGCTACAGACCCTTCGGTCGGAGTCCGGTGGCTTGAGCGATCTCGGTCTGCCCGGGGTCGGGAGCGGCCAGGATGCTCGGATTGCCGAGGTGCAGGCGCAGATCCGCCAGGCTGAAGAGCGCCTGAAGGGCCTGCGGCAGAGCACGCCGTCCGTTCAGCCGCCGGTGGGAGGTGGCGGGCTCCCGCCCCTCTCGTCTCAGATGGTCCCCCTGCCGCCGGCACGCCCCGCCGAGTTCGGGGGCAGGACCATCCCCGTCGAGGTGGTGTCGTTGCCCTCGGGGTCGGATCGCTCCGGCCAGGAGCACGCAATCGGCAACACCCTCGACAAGGCAGCCGACTCCGCCACCACGGCGGCGAACGGCGGCAAGCCCATCGAGGCGACGGTCCGGCCTGACCAGATCACCGCCAAGGTGACGGAGATGCCGGCGGTGACGGGCGAGGCCACGGTCACGGTCGACAACCACCACCAGATCACCGTGACCCTCAACACGGACATGCTCGACGCCAAGGTCAACGCGGCGGCGAACAAGGCCGTCGCGAAGATCCCGCTGAACTCGGGCGGGGGCCGGCCGGGTGCCGTGTCCATGCCAGGTGCCGCGAGCGCGCCGGGAGCGAACTGATCCATGCGCAACTGGATGAACACGCTGCGGGGCGCCTCCTACCGGGGCGTCCCGTTCTACGTGGGCGAAGAGGCCATGCCCGACACAGGGCGTGAGGTCGTCGTGCACCGCTACGTGAAGGCGGAGAAGCACGACACCGAGGACATGGGCATCCTGCCCAAGAAGTTCCGGATCAAGGCCTACATCGCCAACGACCAGGCTGACGCGAGCTGCCGAGCCCTCGTCGCGGCATGCTCCACGGCCGGCGTCGCCACCCTGGTGTTGCCGTTCCTCGGCGGTCACCAGGTCCGCTGCACGGGCTGCGGCTCGTCCTGGCGCAAGGAGAAGCTCGGCTACGTCTCCATCGACCTCGAATTCATCGAGGCTGGCGGCGGCGGCAGCGGCTTCCCGGCCATCCCGATCGGGGACCGCATCGCCGCATCGGCCCTCGATGACCTGGCCGGCCTCGTCGAGGACGTCCTCTCCGTCCTGCCCTTCTAGACCTGAGCGAGACCTCCATGGCTGATGTCCCGAGCGGCGCGCTGGCCGGCGCGGCGGTGGCGGCGCGTGCGCTCGCGGGCCTCGTGCAGGCCTTCACGGCGTCGCTGCCCTTGCCCGAGGCGGCCGCCGCCCCGGCGCAGGCGGCCTGCCGCCGCATCGCCCTTGTCGAGGCCCCACGGGTCACCTCGGCCCGGGGCGTGGCGGCGATCGGCTCCGAGCTGGTTACCGTGCTCCAGAGCGCCTCCAGGGCGGCCGAACCGGCGGACGCGAGCGCCGGGCTCTACGATCTCGCCGCCGCCGCCCAGACGGCGTTCCCGGCCTCCGCCTCGCCTGTCCTGACCCGGCTCTACACGCTGGCCCGGGCGCTGGCTGCGGCGATGGAGGTGGCGGCCCTCGGCGAAGCCTTCGTTGCCGAGGCGCGCACCGAGTTCGCCGACCGGCGGGCCGCCACCGAGGCCCGCACCCGGATCACCGAGCAGATGGCCGCCCGCGGCGACCGGATCGCGACCGTGCTCGGGCAGGAGATCTTCGCGGTCCTGAGCACCGCCGCGCGGGAGACCTCCGCCCACCTGGTACGCCAGGCGACCAGCCTGCAGCCGGTGGTGCGGGTCGATGCCGGCCGGTCGTTCCCGAGCACCGCGATCGCCTGGAACCTCTACGGCGACCCGGCCCGCGCCGAGGAGCTGGTGGCCCGGAATCGCGCCGCAACCCCGCTGTTCATGCCGGCCTCGTTCGAGGCGCTGGCCCCCTCCCCTGCGTGAGGTCACCGGATGCCCTTCGTTGAGGAGATCGTCACCCTGGTGGTCGACGGCTACGAGCTGCGCGGCTGGCAAGACGTGTCGGTCGATCGGTCGATGGAATCGGCCGAGATCTCGTTCACGCTCGGCGCCGCGAACCCGAGCTGGTCGGCGGATGCCAAGCGCCTGCGCAAGGGCAAGGAAATCGAGATCCGCACCAGCCCGGCCCGGGGGCCGGCGAAGCCCGGCGGCGGCGAGCTGCTCTGCAAGGGCTACGTCGGCGGCTACGCGGCCAAGTACGGGAAGAAGACGAAGACCGTCACTCTCGACGGCAAGTCCAAGGCGGCCGACGCCGTCGATTGCCACCCGGTGAAGCACAAAACCGGGCGGTTCGAGAAGAAGACCCTCCTGGAGGTCGCGAACGAACTCGACGAGGTTCGTTGCGGGTTCAAGACCGACCAGGACCTGAAGAAGATCGCCAAGGTCCAGCGTCAGCCGACCGACACGATCTTCCAGACCGTGGAGCGCGAGGCGCGCCGCCTCGGGTTGATGCTCGCGGGTGAGCCGGACGGCTCCATCAACATCACCCGGGCCGGCACGAAGCGACACGCCGGGGCCCTCGTCCTCGGCGAAAGCCCGGTCGAGGAGATGGATGTCACCCTCAAGCTCGACCAGAAATTCTCGGAGATCGTCGGGCGCGGCCAGCGGGCCACTGGGACGGGCAAGGATGCCCTGCGCCAGGAGGAACGGGAGACCGATAAGAGCGTCGGTCGGCACCGCCCCCTCCTCGTCCTGCCCGAGGGCGACTGGTCGAAGACCGAGCTGAAGAAGCGCCTGCGCTGGGAGCGCCTACGTCGGGCCGGCAACGGCACCACGATCCGGGTGAAGGTCGCCACCTGGCGCGACGAGGCCGGGATGATTTGGACCCCCGGGTGCCTCATGGCGATCGTCAACGAGCCCGAGGACATTGATGGGGATTACACCCTCTCGACGGTCAATTTCCGCCAGGACGACGAAGGCGGGACTATCGCGTTCCTGAACTTCGTCGATCCCAGAGCCCACGGGGGCAAGAAGGCCGCCGGCAAGTCCGATGCGGTCTTCGATCCCGGTCCTGGCCTCGAAGAGGAGCAGGGCGAGGAATGAGCCGCACCAACATCTTCCGCACCGAGCTGTCGGAGATCAACGACAAGGGCGAGATGCAGCTCGGGCGCGGCTCGGGCTACGCGAGCGAGGACCTCGATAAGGTCCACGTCGTTCGCCAGCACGGTCTCGCCAGCCACGCGCCGAAGGGCTCGCACGGTATCGGCATCGCCGGGTCGGGCGAGCGGGCCCTCGTGGCCTTCCTCGGCCTGGAGCACCCCGACAGCCGGCCCCGCGACCTGAAGCAGGGCCAGACCACCCTCTACGATGACAAGGGCAACGCCACCCGGCTGCTGGGCGCCGACGGCATCTGGCACGACGCCGGCGACCGGCCCCAGAAGATGACCGGCAAGACGCTGGAGCACAAAGCCACCGGCAAGGCCAGTTTCGGCGGCGAGGTCACGTATCTCGGCGGCAACGGCTCCGACGGCACCTATGCGCCGGTGATGACCACCGCCGGCCCCTCCTCGACCGTCTTCGCGAAGGTCTGACCGATGCCGTCTCCCCTGCCCTGGCGCCCGATCTCCGAGGCCTCCCCGGATCTCGAGGAGGCCTTCGTGTTCGATCCGGACAATGCCTACCTCGAAGCCCCATGCTCAGGACGTGAGCGTCGGATGACCGACGAACGCATGCAGTGGGCACGCCGGGGCGACAACGGGGAGTGGTGGGTTTCGTTCTACCAGGGCGATTACAGCATCACCCCGACGCACTTCCTCGATCCCGCGGTTCCCGAAGGCTACCCGGCCCTCCTAGACCCAGCACCTTTCGTTGCTGCCGAGAACGCCCGCGCGGCGGCGGCACAGCAGGAGCGAGAGGCCGAGGCGAAGCTGGCCGCTGAGCTGGGCGACGGCCTCACCAAGCATGAGCGGGCCTGGAAGCAAACCTGCGAGGCCTACTGGGCAGCGCAGGTGAAAGCCGCCCACGGGCCTTAAGCCTCTCGCACCATCCCCGAAGGGGCCACCATGCAGCTCACCCTCACGCCGCTCGCGGATGCGGGCGTTGCGGTGCTGCCGCCTGACATCGTCTGGAACGGCATCGTGGGCGACTTCGCCCTCTCGGCCGGCGGCGACGAGGGCGGCGCCGGCGGCCTGCGCGCAGCGAATCCGCTGGCCACCGCCGTCATCATGCTCCTGTTCACGGACGCCCGGGCGGAGACCTACGACCTGCGCGCCGAGCACCGTGGCGATCGCCGCGGCTGGGTCGGCGACGGTTTCGACGTCGACACCGCCCAGGGCGAGGCGCCGCTGGGCTCCAAGCTATGGATCTTCCGTCGACATGAGCTGACGGACCTCACCGGCATGGAGATGGCGGCCGAGGCCGAGCGCGCGTTGCAGCCGCTCATCACCCAGGGCGCGGTCGTCACGATCAAGACCGCCGCCACGGTGAACAAGGCCGCAGGCCGCATCGCCCTGCGGATCGCCCTCTACGGCCGGGACGGCCGGGAGGCCTACTCCGACCAATTCGACCTGCTCTGGAGGCGTGCCGATGGCGGGCTATAGCATCCGCTCGCTCGACGAGCTCTCGCGCCAGGCGCGCGGGTTCTTCACCGGGGCGATCGAGGGCGCCATCGCCTCGGTCTGGGCCAATACCTTCACGGTCTTCGGCAAGGTCCTGGCCGCGTGCGGCTTCGAACAGGAGCTGCGCCGGAAATGGCTCTTCGCCCAGATCTTCGCCTCGACGGCGGACGAGGTCTGGCTCGCACGCCATGCCTTCGAGCTGGGGCTGAAGCGTTACACCGCCCTCCCCGCCCTCGGCTCGGCCACCTGGCCGGCGGCGCCCGGGACCGTGGTGCCGGCCGGCCTGCAGCTGACGCGGGCCGACGGCGTCACCTTCACCACGCTGAAGGACGCGTCCGCCGACGGCAACTCCGTGACCCTGACGTTGCAGGCGGACGAGCCGGGCAGCCTCGGCAACACGGACGCAGGAACGCTGCTCACCTTCGTGGACGCGGTCGACCTGCCCGACGGCATCACCGGCGCCGGCCTAGTCGACGCCGACGGCCTCGGCGGCGGGGCCGACCCGGAGAAGCTGGAGGCGTTCCGCGCCCGCGTCCTGAGCCGCAAGCGCAAGCCCCCGCAGGGCGGCTCGGCACCGGATTACGAGACCTGGGTCCGCGAGGCGCTCGGCGCCGTGGTGGACCGGGTCTACGTGGCCTCGTTCGCCAACGAGACCCGTAGCGTCTGGGTCGCCTTCACGGTCACCGACCAGCCCAACGGCATCCCAACGCCGGCGCAGGTCACCATCGCCCAGGCGGCAATCAACGATCCGGTGCGGCGCCCGCTCTGTGCGCGGGCCTACGCCATCCGCCTGCAGGCGCTGCCGATCCCGGTGCAGATCAAGGCCCTCCGGCCGGACAACACCGACACCCGGATCTCCGTAGAGACCGAGCTGGCCGCGACGTTCGCGGATCTGGCCGAGCCCGGCCTGCCGTCGGGCGACACCACCCTCTCGAAATCCTGGCTCACCGAAGCGGTGAGCCGAGCCGTGGGAGAGGGGCGCCACCGGATGCCCCTGCCCCTCGACGACATCACCGTGCCAGCCGGCTACCTGCCGGTGCTCGGCCCCGTCACCTACACCGACTGAGGCCCACCATGGCGCAGCAGCATCTTCGCTACGGCGCGTCGGAGAACGACGGCACCGGCGACCCCTTCCGCGACTTCGCGGAGAAGACGGAAAGCAACTTCTCGGAGCTGTATCGCCGGATCGAGGTCCTCCTCGATGGCGCCGACGCGGACATCGACACCATGGCGAAGGTCGCCCAGGTGATCCACACCTTCTACGACAAGGTGAACGCCGTCCCCTCGGCGGCGGCTATCTACAAGTCCATCGCCGACGCGGCGGCGGCGGTCACGGCCCTCGTGCCGACCCCTCAGCAGATCCAGGACAACATTGCCGCCGCCATCGCGGCGGCGGTGGCCACCCAGCTCGCCGTCATCGCGGCCGGGCCGGTCGTGTCCGTCAACGGGCGCAAAGGAACGGTCACGGTCGCGGAGATCACGCCGGATCAGGTCGCGGCTATCGCGTCCAATACGGCCGCCATCGCCGCCAAAGCCGACGCCTCGGCTGTACCCACCCGAGGCCAGATCGTCGGCCTCTCCTACGGCTCTGACAGCCTTTCCTGAGGACCGAACATGGCCCTGAATCCCAATCCCGCACCGACCTATGCTATCCCGTTCGCGCTCATTCCGGCAGTTCTGCCGACTGCGGCGAAGACCACGTTTGTCGACGTCACCAGCGCGGTGAAGGTGGTCGACACCGTTGCGGTGGGACGCTTCGTTGCCGTCTCCAGCATAACGGTGGAGGCTACGGCGAACCTGAGCATCGGCAAGCTCGTCGCCTACCTCTGGAACGGCTCGACGCTCATTGAGGCCGCCAGCGTCGCGCACGCGTCGATCACATCCAGCACCACAGCAGCGGCACAGATCGTCTTCGACAAGGTGACTGGCACGGTGCCGATCTACGTGTCCGAGGGCTGGTCCCTCTACCTCGCCACGCTGGTCGCTCAGCCCGCAGGCTCGATGCACGCCACCGGCAACGGGAAGCAATTCTGATGGCGATGGAGGCGTTTGAGGAAGATATCGCGCGCCCGTTCGGGGTGGCTCCGCGCGGCACGCCAGCAGGCCCGAGGCTCATCGCGATCCTCAAGCCCCGCGACACATCGTGGGTGGTGCCGAAGGTCAGTAAGTACACGTTCTATGTCTACGGGCCGGGCGGCAACGGGCAGGGTGGCGGCTTCGCGCGCAAAACCATTTCTTTGCCAAAAGGCATCGTCATCGCATCATCGATCAACTTTGGTGCCGTCGCAGGCGATGGAGTCATTGAGCTTACTGGCTACACGGCGACCACCCTTTCGGGGGGCGGTCTCGCGATCAGCGTTCTCGGAACGGAGGTCACGGGTGGCGACCTGAATGTCCCCGGCACATCCTCTTTCTCCGGCGGCGACGGCAGCCTATTCGGCGGCTTCTACGGCATGATTACGGCCGGCGGCGGTGGCCCTATCACCTACGGGCTCACGCCCGGCGGGCCGATGCAAAACTCCACCTATGGGCGTGGCGGCTCCGGCGAAATCCGCATCGTGGATGAAACCCCATGACGTACCAGCACATCCTCCTCGCCACCCTCGATTTCATGGGTCCGCCGGGGCCGGTGGCGCCTGAAGTCGCGAGCTGGCCCGACGAGGCATTGCGCAACCTCGACGGGACGGACGAGCGGTTTGGCCTTCAAGACACGGCGTTCTGGCCGCTCGTGCTCACGTCGCCAGCCTTCGAACCGGCAACCGAAACCCTCACCGACGAGATCGTCGGCCGTGTGGCGGATCGGACGGCGTTCCGTGTCACCGCCACGCGCGGCAAGCGGCTCCTCACCGCCGCCGAGCTGGCCGCGCGTCGGGCCGAACTCCTCGCCTACGTCGGCGAGGCCCGGTACGCCCGCGAAATGGCCGGCGTCACGGTGCCGGGCGGCTTCCGGGTGGCCACCGACGACCGATCCAAGCTCCTCCTCGCGGGCTCGCGGATCAAGGCCGAGGCCGACCCGACCTACTCCACGAAGTGGAAGGTGAGCCCGACCGACCGCGTCGAGGTCCCAGCCTCTCAGATCATCGCCATGTCGGACGCGGTGCTGGCCTTCGTGGACGCGTGCTTCGACGCGGACGACGCGGCCTGCGCGGCGATCCTCGCCGGTACGATCACGACCCGGGCCGAGGTCGACGCCTTCATCGCCCACGCCCTGCCGTAGGCTCCGCCATGGCCGACGACTATCTGCCCAGCGGCCCCCTCGACGGGGCCGTGACGCTCATGGCCTCGCAGCACGACCCGGCCACGGGGCGGTGGCGGCGCCGGCGCGTTTCCATCAACGAGGTGGCGGCCTTCATCCTGGCCGGACAGGCGGCGCGAGATGCGGCGCAGGATGCGGCCCTGGCGGCGGAGATCCGGGCCAGGGGCGCGGCCGACGCGGCCGAGGCGTTGGCGCGGAGTGACACGGCCACGGCCCTTAGCGCCGAGGTCCAGGCCCGGCGCACGGCCGACGCAGCCGAGGCGAAGGCCCGAGGCGACGCGGACACCGCCCAGGCCGCCCGCGCGGCGGCCCTGGAAGCCAAACCCGAGGAGGCCGCCGCCTTCACCGCCTCGGCCAAGCTGCCGGCCCTCACGGCCCTCCTGCCCGTCACCCTCACCCTCACCGGCCTCGTGCCGGCGCGGGCGGGCGACGTGCTCCGGGCGGGCGAGCGGGTCGTGGTGGCGCCGGCCGCCGCCCTGCCGGCCGGCCTCAACATCGCGGCGGCCTTCGTGTCAGCCGACGGTGTCGTGTCCGTGCAGCTCACCACCGGGCTCACCCTCGCCGCCGGGGCCGCCCCCATCGGCTGGAACATCACCGCGTTGCGCTGAGAAGCGCGGCGCCCCGCCCGCTCGCGCGAGAGGTGCCTGTGTCGCTTCCGACTCCCTTGAGCGCAACCGCCGACACCACCACGGTCACCGCCGATTCCCGACGCGTGACCATGGACCGGGTCGGCCAGAGCGCGACCCAGCCGGGCTGGCCCTGTGCCCTGCTCGGCTCCGAGCCACCGTCGGTCGCCGATCGGCAATCCGATCCCACCGCCGACGAGGTCCTTCCTGCGGTCCTTGCGCTGGCCCCGCGCGGGCCCGCCTGGGGCACCGATGAAGCCGGCGGCGGCAAGGGCGCTTCGCCCTTGATGCGCAAGGTCTGGCGCGCCGTCGCCGACTGGCTCGCGGACATCAACCGTCGTGACTTCGAGGTGGCCACGCAGGCGTTTCCGTCTGCCGTCACCATCGGCCTCGACGACTGGGAGAATGAGCTGGGGCTGCCGGACGCCTGCCTCGGCTCGCAAAGCGGAATCGCGGCGCGGCTCGCGGCGATCCGCACCCGCTTCGGCGCCCAGGGCGGCACGTCGCGCGACTACATGATCTGCCTCGCGGCGGCCCTGGGCTACGCCATCACCATCGAGGAGCCGACGCAGTTCCTCATCGACGACAGCGAGGTGACCGACGGCGCCGTCGAAGAGGGGTATTTCACCTGCGACGACGGCATGTGCGACGCCCCGATCGAGACCTTCGCGCTCACCAGCCGTCCGGGCGTCTACGGCGACGAGGTCGCCGGCGGCATCATCGAGGACGGCTTCGCTTGCGACGACGGCGAACTCGACGCCGACGAGCTGGAGACCTTCGAATCCGATCCGGACGGCGACGTCTGGCAGTTCTGGATCGTCCGCGTGCGCTCGCTGGCTGAGACGTGGTTCACCACCGCCGGCGGCGACATCACCGAAGCGAGTTTCGCCGTCGACGACGGCGAACTGGATGCCGACCCCCTCGAGGTGTTCACCCTTCCGGTGAGCGACCCGGCCGACCTCGCCGATGGCGGCGAGTGCGATGGTGATCCCATCGAAGGCTTCGCCGCGGCCGAGGACCTCGAATGCGTCCTACGACGCGCCTGCCCGCCCCATACCAGGGTGGTGTTCTCGTACGAGCTGGCCGCCTGAGCCGCCGGCCTACCGTCTGATCGCCCGCCACGGGCCTTCGCAAGTCCCCGACCTCCCTGCGTCGACCCGACCGGCCGCCCCCACGCGCCGGATCGCGTCCGCATGCCTACCGCCCAGGACGTGACGCCCCATGCTCTACAATCCCCCCACCGGCGCGACGAACCCGAACGCCCCCTACGTCGGCAAGAACGTGGCGGCCGGCCAGCAGGGATCGAAGATCCCGCCGAAGGCCGTGGAGACGCCCCAGCGTGAGATCGTCAACGCGATCATCGAAGCCGGCCTCAACCCCTCGAACGACGATCTCGGCCAGCTCCTGCGCGCGATCCGCTCGGGCAAACTCACGACCTACGAGGACTCCTCGACGGTCGCGAACATCATCGTGATCAACCCGCTGACCCCGCACACCCTGCTGTTCCGGGGGCTGCCGTTCCGGGTGTTCCCGCGCAACACCAACACCGACCAGTGCCAGCTCGTCGTCAATCAGATCGCTGGCGTGCCCCTGCAGCGGCGCGACGGCACCGCGCTCCAGGCGGGCGACGTTCAGGCGGGCGTGCCGTTCGACTGCGTCTTCGACGGCTTCGTGATGCGCATGTCCGGCTTCGCCCAGTCGGAGGTCGCGAAGATCGTGAACGGGCCGGTGCTGTGGGTCCGGACCGACGGCAGCGACAAGCCGAGCACCAAGGGCGAGGGCAACAACGCTGCGCAGGCGTTCAAGACCATCACCGCCGCGCTCACCTACGGCATCAAGAACCTGAACTACACCGCGTCGTCCCTGACGATCGCCCTCGGGGTCGGCGGCATCTACGACGCTCCCCTGACGCAGGGCATCTTCGGTTCGCAGGCCACCCTCCTCGGCGGCCTCGGCACGGTGGCCATCGTCGGCGACGTGCTCAACCAGGACAGCTACGTCGTCACCGGCAACGGCGCGCCGGGCAATTCCGGCATCATCCACTCGTCGTTCGGCACGAACCTGACCCTGAAGGGCTTCACGGTTCAGAACAACAGCGCCGACAGCTTCCACAACGTCACCGCCGCCTCGAACTCGACCCTCTACCTCGAGAGCATGACCCTGTCAGGCCTTAACGGCTCCAACTCGGCGGCCATCAACGCGGCCGGCGGCGCGAACGTGACGGTTGGGCCGAACAACAAGCTCAGCCGGTCGTGCGGGTACTGCTTCTTCTCCATCGGCGGAGAGATCCGGCTGCTCAGCGCCTTCACCATCGTGGGCGCGCTCAGCATCGGCGTCGAGTTCGCGCGCAGCCAGGGCAACGGCAAGATCTTCTGCCCGGGTGGCGCGTCGGTGCAGGGCGGCTCGGTGACGGGCAAGCGGTTCCAGACCCTCAACGGCGGCATCATCAACGTCTTCGGCCAGGGCGCGAACTTCTTCCCCGGCACCGTCGCCGGCACCTCGACCGTCGCCGACGCCTACAACTAGGCCGCCCTCCCCTCCTTCCGAACCAGCCGCTTGCGCGGCCGTGCCCGGCCGGGCGCGGCCCGCTCGCGCATGACCATGCCTGGAGCACCTGCCCATGTCCGATTCCGCCGCCGTGATGCCGGACTCCCCGCCCCTGTGGGAGGAGACCCCGGCCCGCCCCATGGCCACCTACATCCCCGCCGATTGGTACTGGAAGCGGTCCGACGGCATGTACTGGTCGTCCGCCCGCCTCACCTTCGTGAACGCCGGCGACAAGGACTATCGCGACTGGCTCGAGGCCGATCTCGGCCGGACGCCCAGCGCCTACCCGCGCGACGCCGCGGGTGCCGAGAGCGTCGACGCCCTGGCCGAGGCCCTCGCCCCGTACCCGGACGCCTTCGCCAGCCTCGCCGACTACGTGTCCTCGCTGCGCTACGCGGCCGAGGTCGCCGGCATCGAGGTGGGCGGCATGCAGATCGCCACCGACCGCGAGAGCCAGGGCCTGATCAACGGCGCCTACAACCTCGTCGGCGCAAAGCCGGACATGACCATCCGCTTCAACGTCGGGGGTAAGTCGACGCGCCTCGACTCCGCAGCGGTTCACATCGTGGCGATCGCCGTCGGCGAGCACGTGCAGGCCTGCCGCGAGCGGGAGGGCGATGTCCTCGACGCCATCGAGGCGGGCACGATCAAGACCCGGGCGGAGGCCCTGGCGGCGTTCACCGCCGTCTGAAGCCCCTCCCCTTCCCAAGCCGACCGCGCCGCCTCCGGGCGGCATTTTCATGCCCGGAGGTCCCGATGTTCCTGAAGCGCCTCGCGCTCCGGGCCGCCCTCGCCTGCGCCATGCTCGCGAGCACGCCCGCCTGCGCCGACTGGATCGGCCGCGCCTCGTTCTACGGCTACGAGAGCGGCACCCGCCGCGCCGACGGCAAGCCGTTCGTGCCCACCCAGCTCGGCGCCGCGCACTGGACCCTGCCACTCGGTACCCGGGTCCGCGTCACCGACCTCGCCACCGGCCGGCACGTCGACGTCACCGTGAACGACCGCGGGCCCCACCCGCGCCTTCACCGCCTCATCGACCTGTCGCTCGGCGCTGCCCGCGCCCTCGGCATCACGCAGCGCGGCCTCGCCACCGTGAGCGTCACCGTCCTCGGCTGACCTCCCACTCTGGAGATCCACCATGACCACGTCTCCCGACGCGGGCGCCTTCGCGCGCCTGCGAGCGGCCGTCGGCGCGCGCCTTGCCGCCGTCACCGCCGCGCGCCTGCGCCTGCACGACAACTGGCGCGCCCTCCTCCGCCACGCTTGGAGCATCCGCCTCGCGCTGATCGCCGCCGTCCTGTCCGGCATCGAGGTGGCGCTGTCGGTGTTCACCTCGAACCCGCCCATCGCCGCCGGCACCTTCGCGGCCTTGTCCGCCGTGGTGACCGTTGCGGCGGCCGTGGCCCGGCTGTTCGCCCAGCAGGCTGTGACGCCGGAGGCCGCGTCGTGAGCCGCCTCGTCACCAAGAAGACCAGCCTGTTCGGCGTCGTCGTGCTCCTCGCGACGGCTGCCGGCACCATGGCCGTCAACCACACCGGCGCCGAGGAAGGCCTTCGCCTGAAGACCTACCGCGACATCGCGGGAATCCCGACGGATTGTTACGGGGAGACCCAGGGCGCAAAGATGGGGCAGACCTTCACCAAGGCTGAGTGCGACGCCAAGCTCCTGCGCCGCCTCGACGAGTTCTCGGGCAAGGTCGAAGCCTGCATCAAGCAGCCCATGTCCGACAAGACCCTCGTGGCGTTCGTGGGCCTCTCCTACAACATCGGCTCGGCCGGCTTCTGCAAGTCCACCACCGCCCGGCTCTACAACGCGGGCAGCTTCGCCGACGCCTGCCGGGCCATGGGCGCCTGGAACAAGGCCAAGGTCAACGGCGTGCTCCGGCCCGTGACGGGTCTCACCAACCGTCGCGCCCGTGAGACGGCATTGTGCCTGGAAGGCCTGAAGCGGTGATCGCCGCCCTCGCCCTCCTCCAGAACGCCTGGACGGCGTTCTCCCCGCTGGCGGCGGTGGCTGGCCTCGGCGGTGTCGCGGCGCTCGTCCTGGCCCTCGTTGGCCTCTCCTGGCTGCCGGGCTTCCTCAAGCGCCCCCTCGTCGCCGTGGGCGTCATCCTCATCGCCGGCGCCGCGATCTATCAGGCCGGCACCGCCAAGGGCGCTCACGATGCCTTCGCGCGCGACGCGGCCCGCGCTTTAGCGGCCGAGCAGACGCGCACGGCGGTCGCGCGGCAGATCACCGACCGGATCGCCGTGCAGGCCGTGCGCGACGTGGCTGCGGCCCAAGCCGATGCCCAGAAGCTGAAGGACCTCAACGATGCGCTTCGCGCCGATCCGCACCGCAATCGCGTGTGCCTTCCTCGGGACCTGTCTCGCCGCCTGCGTGACCTCTGACGGCGTGCCGGCGATCGATCCGCGCGCACCCGGCATCCGCGTCACCCTGCCGGAGGCGCCGGCCGACGTCGGGCCGTGCTTGCGCCAGGCCTTCCCGGAGATCCCTGACCGCGCCCTGACCCGCGCCGACATCGTACGGATCATCGGGGCGGCAAAGGTGCTGGACCGGGCGAAGACGGCTTGCGGCGCGCGCGCCGTGGCCTGGATCGACGCCGTCCGGCGCGACCTCGCCCGCTGATACCCTCCCCCGCCAACGGGGGAGGGGCTGAACTCGCGCGCCCCCTCCCCGGCGCGCCACCATGGCCCGCTGGGGGCGAAAGTAATGGCTGAAACCACGATTCAGGTCGCGCCGCAGGGCTCGGTCCCCGATGCCCTCGGCATCCTCCTGTCGATCGAGAAGATGCGCGGCGACACCGTCGCGCAGCTCGCCCGCATTGAGGAGCGCCAGGTTGCCCTCGTGAAGGCGGACGAGAACGCCCAGAAGGCGGCCGATCACCGGCACGGCAACGTCATGCAGGCGATCAGCGCGTTCGTTCCGCGCAGCGAGATCGAGAAGGACAACAAGGCGATCCACGAGCGGATCGCGGCGCTCGAGGGGCGCGTATCCACGGTCGAGAAGAAGCTCTGGGGCGCCCTGGTCGGGGTGGTCGCTGCGTTCGGCGGCACCTTCCTCAGCATCTTCGGCGTCCACGTGAAGACCTGAGACCATCCGCGCCCCGGAGCTTCGGCTCTGGGGCGCTTTTTGCGTTTCAGGCCCCCTGCAGGCTCTCGGCGAAGTCCTCCGGGATTTCCCCGAACTGGCCGAGGATCGTGGCCGCCTCCAGCTCGCCCGTTTCGTCGTCGGCCACGACCTTGATCGCGGCCGTACCGGGCAGCCGGCCGGCCATGGCCTCCGCCTTCTTCAGAGCCCCGTGCTCGGTCACCGCCACCTCGCGGTCGCCCGGGATCAGGCGCTTGCGCTTGATGGTGAAGGTCTGGACCAGGAACGTCGTTTTCATCGCCATCGGATCACACTCCACCCCAAGGCGCCGGAAGGCGCCATCCCCGCTATCCACAAGCGGCATCCACGAGCTTGACCGTGGAACCGTTCGCGCGCTTGTTCCCTTTCTGTTCTATCACGGAAGGATGCAGCGGTGGGCCTTTTTCAGGTCGCGGAGCTTGTGAGGGATGGGGACAACCTCGTCCGGATTCCGATCATGGGACAGGCGCTCTGCGCCGGCTTCCCATCACCGGCCGACGACTTCCTCGAGGGTGCGCTGGAGCTGCCGCGCTGGCTCGCTCCGAACCCGCCCGCGACCTTCGCCTGGAACATCTCGGGCGACTCCATGCGGGCGGCCGGCATCTTCGACCGTGATCTCGCGGTGGTGGATCGCAGCATGAAGCCTGGCAACGGCAGCGTGGTGGTGGCTGCGATCGACGGTGAGATGTCGATCAAGCGCCTGCGCATCGAGGGCAACGTCACCTGGTTGGCATTCGAGAACCCCGACCTCCCAGCCTTCAGCGTTGCCGAGGGTGCGGACGCTGAAATTTGGGGTGTGGTCCGGTTCTCGATCCGCTGGCACATTGCCCGTACCGGGCTGGTCAGGTGAGGCACTAACGACCCCGCCGCCCGATCTGATCACGGGCCGGCGGGGTGGGACGCCCATCTCACGCTCGAGCCGGTATGCAACTTGGCTCGACGGCAGGATGCGGCCGGCGGGTTATCGTCAGCTCAAGGGAGCGGACGCGCGCGCCTCCCGATTCGGGATCACACCTTCTCCGGCCGGGCGAGGAGGATCGCGGTGCGCACGGCGGCGCGCTTCAGGTGGTCCGTCGCATCCTTGTTGGCGGTCGTCACCGAGGCCCACTCGTGCGCGCGCACAGCCTCGGCGAGGTCGATCCGATAGCCCTCGCCGAACAGGAACGCCGAGGTGCTCGGATCGGCGATGAAGGCGTCCACCGCGGCCGCGATATCTACGTCGGTCACGGCCTTCGCCTTGAACAGCTCGCCGGTGGTCTGAGGTGCGTTGGCCATGCCAGCCAGATAGGGCAGGGGCCGGCAGCGCCAAGCTCAGCGTGGCGGAGGTCGCCTCCGCCCTATTCCGGTATCCGCGCCAGGATGGCCGCTGCCATCGCACAACCGGGCTTGTGGCCCTCGCCGTCGATCTTGGCCGCGCCGCAGCATTGGCAGACGTGCCATGCCCCATCCGTAGCCTTGCACGGCTCACGGCCCGACCATTCCGCCTCGCGCAGCTCGGCAAGCGATGCCGTTGCCAGATCGGGAAGCGGCTCCACGAGGAAGCCCCGGACTGTGACCGCCTGCCCTGCGATGCTGAGCGTGGCGCCGGCGAACGTGTATCTGCTCATTTGGTTCGGCTCCTTTCCCCTCCGCCCTACTCGGCGGCCAAGCCGGCCGGCTTCGGCAGCGCCCAACGGCTGAAACCGAAACGGGTGGCGGCAAGCTGCCAAAGCTCGGCGTCCTCGCCCCGTGCCTCGCGGGCTCGCTCGATGTTCCGCAGTTCGCCGTTGATCCTGTCGAGCGTGTGTTGTCTCATCTGATGCCTGCCGACGTACTGCCCGAGCGCGCGATCCACCTCGGGTCCGTACCAGTCGCGAACGATGAGGCTGCACCGCTCCGCAAAGAGGTCTCTCAGCTCGGGCGGGACCGCGAAATAGATGCTCCGCGGGTCCCCGCTCGCTTCGTCCCGCACGTTGGGCAGGGGGAGCGTCATGTTCGCGGTTGAGGGGTCCTGCTCGCTCGCCACGACAATCGGGGCTCGCCCGCGAAGGTGCTCGATCACGTCGCCGAGCAAGCCGGGGCCTAACAGCCACCGACCGTCCCGCTCCCAAATTTCCGCAAAGGTCTGCATCGCCTTCCCTCCTCAGTTTGGCGGGTCTCTCCTCCGCCCTGCGGCTAAGCAGATTTGCATCGCAGCGAAGCCTCAGCCCCCATTCCACACCACATCTGCGGCGCGCTGGGCCCGGGCCCTCAGGCTGCCGCTGCACGCGCTCGAGTAAGGGCCAGAAGCACCGGACCCAGACTGTACCGCCCTGCCCTCTTCCGCTCCACCAGCGTGCGCAGGTAGCCCCCAGGGCTCTTGATGTGTTCGGCCCGCTGCAGGATGGCCGCCATCGTCGCCGCTGCTGCATCAGGCCCCATGACGTCCTGGGCGTCGCGCCAGGCGCTCGGACTGATGCCCATCATGCCCCGGACAAGGTCCGCGACGTCGGCAAGGTCCCGCCACGAACGGATGCCGTTGCGGGCGTAGTCGACGATGTCGGGGCAGGCGTTCAGCACCATCCCGAGTGGGTAGGTCGTCGCCGTCCCGCTCCCCCCTTCCGGACGTGCCCTGCCCCCGGCTTCTTCTCTATCCCCGATAGCCATTCCAGAATCTAAGGCCTCTGGTTTTGAACTCTGACTGTGCTGCTCACTACGATCAGCACTGGCGTTCGATTCTCGTGTTTCGTGCCGAACTGTCAGGGACTTGCTCACATCGGCCACCAGGGCCGTCAGGGCGGTGCGGATGCTCTCCAGCTCCAGGAGGCGAGGCGCGCGCGTCAGCCCGCCCAGGATCGCCTCGTAGCGGGCGCGATAGCCGGTCCAATCTGCCGCGATCCCGGACTCGATCCCGGCGAGGATGAGTTTCGCCGCGTCACGGCGCAGGATCGTCACAGCCTCGCGGGCGAGGTGCAGCGTGCGTCGCTCAGCCTGGATCCGCTCGGCCTGGGCCTCGAACTCGGCTGCGCGCGCCACGATCGGGATGAGGTCGAAGCCGAAGGCCTGCGCGACCACCCCGCCCTGCCCTTTCCGGGCGTAGCGTTTGCCGTTCGGGCTATCCCGCCGGATGATCAGCCCGGCCTCGACCAGCGCGGCAAGGTGCCGACGCAGGGTCGGCCCTGCCATTCCATGCGCGCGCAAAGCGAGCTGCGTGTTCGAGGGGAAGACGACAAGGCCAGCGCCCTCTCCCGGCATCAGGGCCGTCTCGGGATGGAAGCTGAGGAGCGCGTTCAACACGGACAGCGAGCGGTCGGATACGCCGAGCCAGTCTTTCGCCTGGGCGATGTGTCGGAAGACGGCCCATTTGTCGACCGTGGCATCGCGCGGGCATGCGGCCGCGTTCGCCTGCGCATCGATCTGCGCAGCCGTCAGCGAACGCCGCCCGAAGGGCGTCGTGATGTGCAGGTTCATCGTCGGTGTCGGGCACCGGGCAAGCCGAAGGCGTTCGCCAAAACGGCGTCCTGACTCTTGACGGGAGCTGTCGGAAGTGGGATTCTCTGTTTGCTGAAGACGGAGAAGGCTTCCGGGACGGAAACGTCTTGGGGGCCTTTTTCTTTTGCGGTGCGTCGTCCTCTATTCGGGGTTGCGGGCGGGGTTACGCCTTGCGAGCGCGATGCTCGGCAAGGATCTCTGCGAACCGGCTCATGAGGTGGTCCCCGAGCTCTGGTTCTAATTCCTCATTGATCGTCAGGACGAACCGGTTGTCGGCGCGCTCGATGCGCGCGACGGCCCGCCCCTCCCCGTCGAGCCAGTCCTTAGGCTTCGCCTTGCGCTTGCCCGTCGGCTTGGCGCTGACCGCCGCCAGGACGGCAGCGAAGCGCTCGTCCGTGGACATGGCCTGAAACGCCTCGTCGCCCATCAGCCGGTCGATCGCCGCCCGCCCCTTGGACTGGACGCGCTCGGCCAGATCCATCCAGCGCGGCCGCCCCGCCTTCGGCGCCGGCCCGATGGCCGCGACGATGTCCTCGGGGATGGTCCGCGCGACGGTGATGAACCGGGACACGTTGGGCAGATCGGTCGCCATGGCCGCGCAGATCACCTCGCGGGGGAACGACCGCATCTCCAGCCGCAGGGCGAAGAAGGCCCGCTCGATGTAACTGAGGTCGCGTCGGTCCAGGTTCTCCTTGCCCTGGGCCACGACCAGCTCGTCGTCCGTAAGCGGCCGGATGACCGCGCGGACCTTGGTGCCCAGCTCCGCCGCCGCCCGGACGCGGCGATGCCCGTAGGCGATCTGGTACCGGCCCGGCGACTCCGGATGCGGCCGCACCAGGATCGGGACTTGCTGCCCGCTGCGCATGCTCTCGACGAGGCCGGCCATGGCAGGGTCCGTCGCGTCGGACACGCGGTCCGCCACGAACGAGCCGTCGATTTGCGCGGTATCTAACTCGGCGACGACGGAGCCGGTCTCGACGTTCTCGGCTGAGCGAGCCCGGGCCTTCAGGTCGTCGAGTGTCGCGCCCATCGCACGAACGGCCCCGCTGCGCGCACGCACGGGGCCGAGGGCCGGGGGAGGGACCGGCGGATTGTCAGCTGACAACTCCGGCGGGGGCGGCGCGGGCGGATTGTCAGCTGACAATCGCTCCGGCGGCTTACCGCCAAACAGCGCGTCGAGGGAGGTCTTGCGGCTCATGCCCGGCCCCACGCGTGCCGGATCATGCCCTCGATCTCGCCGTTGACTGCCTCCAGCGATTCGACCGCGCGATCGTAGGTCGAGCGGGTCATGGTCTCCCGTCCGATCTCGTAGAGCGTCTGCTTCGACAAGCCGGCATCCGACACCGCCGAGGACTTCAGCATCGTGGCGTTCAGCACCGCTTCGCCGAACAGGTGGCGGAGGAGGGTGACGACGCGGGTCTGCGGCGTGTCCTGCGGCTCGTACCGGGTGACGAGGAAGCGAACTGCATCGAACTGGATCTCGCCGCCGGCCTCGCGCACCACCGAAAGGAGGTCGCCCGTCATCGTCAGGAACTGGGACATCGAGGCGATGTCGAGCATCTGCGGGTGGACGGTGATGAGCAGCGACGTGGCGGCGTAGAGGGCAGCCAGGGTCAGAAAGCCGAGCTGCGGCGGGCAGTCGATCACGACGACGTCGTAGCGGTCCTCGACGGTCTGGAGCGCGTGGCTCAGGCGCTCGAAGAAGAGCTGGTCTCGGTCGTCCCGGCGGTTGAGCGCCTTCGGCGTCTCGTGCTCGAACTCCATCAGCTCGAGGTTGGCCGGGATCAAGTCGAGGCCGGTGAAGTAGGTGGGCCGGATGATCTCGGCGATCGGTCGCCGCTCGGGCCCGTACCGCAGGGCGCCATAGAGCGTCTCGTTGGGCCCCACCTCGATCTCCGGCTGCACGCCGTGCAGGACCGAGAGACTGGCCTGGGGGTCGAGGTCGATGGCCAGAACCCGGTAGCCGCGCAGCACCAGGGATTGCGCTAGGTGGGCGGCCGTGGTCGTCTTGCCGGAGCCGCCCTTGAAGTTCACCACGGAGACGACCTGGAGGTGCTCCCCCTCGGCGCGCCAGGGCTTGTAGGCGCGCCCTGTCCGAGAGATCGCGGTCATGTGCGCGCGCAGTCCGTGGATGTCGGCGAGGGTGTACGACCGGCGGCCGGTGGGCGAGACCTCGGGGAGGGGACCATCGCCGGCTAGCGAGAGCTGGCGCAGGCGGTTGTCGGTCACTCCGATGATCTTGGCCGCCTCCCCCGAGGTGAACCGGCGGAGCGTCTTCACGGAATCGGGACTGAACAGGGCCTCGGACAGCGTCCGGAGCTTCTCGCGCAGGATCGAGGCGTACTCGTCGATGACTTCGCCGCTTGTCGCCCCGCCCACGTGGATCGGTCGTTGCAGCATGGTTTGCGCGTCCACGTTCCGAACCCTCGCTTCCGTTTTTAACGTCGATTGACGCTATAAACGCGAAGCTTCACCACGTGCAATGATTCGGTAACGAGAGTCGAGTCCTGCGCGAGCCGGTTGCAAGCGACCAGGCGGACTCCGGTGTGGAGGAACTACCGACGCGGATCGGCGTTTGGCGGGCCCTACAGGCCGGCGGCCGCCTCAACGGCCGCCCGGCGGAGGCGCCGCCACAACCGGCTTTCGCGTGCGCCGTAGCAGCCGACCCCGCGCCGATACCGGCGAAGGGCTCGGCTGTACACCCGTCGCATTGGGGCTGGCACGGCGCGCCAGTGATCGCCGCAGATCCATTCCTCGAAGCCGATGTCGTTCCGCCGGGTGCGCTGGCAGAACGGGACGCAGCACGAAATGCGCGTCGGCAGGGGCTCACTCTTCAGTGGAAGGCCCCTCGCTGAGCAGCTGCTCGATGCGGCTCATGAGAGCCGGGATGTGGCCCGGCTGGATGACGACGAAGGGATCTTCGGTCTCATACATTCCTGCCTGCTGCCGGATGACTAAGGCCCCCAGCGGGTTCCAGTAGACAGCTATCGGCTTCTGCTCCGGGACCACGATATTATCGCTGCTCCAATCGAATCGCTCATTGTCGTCAGCCACGGACACGCTCCAGAGTGATGCAGGGAAGGCAAACGGGGACGGACCCGTCCGTCCTGTCAAGCTGGCGCTGCGAGGGCGGCCACCGGGTCAGGCTGATACTTCCAGCCCGACAGCTCGCCTGTGCCACGCTGCGTGTGCTGGACGACGACGTGGCGCTGCCCATCGACGTCCCATTCCAGCCACTCGACCTCGCCCGAGCCGAACCTTCGGAGGAAGGACATCGCCGCCCTCATGGCTTTGCCAAGGGAGGGGAACGTCACCTCGTGCTCGAGGTCGTACGCGCGCGCGGTGATCGCTGATGGCGCATCCGCCTCGCTGTCCGGCCATTCGTCCCATGTGCCGAGCTGACGGTGTCGGACACAGAGCTTACCGTCGAAACCGAAGTCCCCGAGGTTCGTGATCGAGATCTCCCACCGGTCATCCCGGATCACGGGCTCGTTCTTGACGAGGTTCAGCTTGAAGGGTGCCTCGACCATCACGCAGCCTTTCCGGCGAGGGAGATGCCCGTGCCCTGGGCCCGCACTTCAGCGTACCGCGCCAGGAACGCGGCCTTGGCAGCCTCGGGCCCCATAGCGGGGATCTCGATCGGAATGGGTGTGCGGCCTCGGGTGTAGTTCCAATCATCACGATTCCGCATGAGCTGCGCCTGCTCGGTTGCCAGCATCACGACGTCGATTTCCTTGACCTCAGGCGGCATGACGGCCGGCAAGCCGAAGCGCTGCAGCACAGCCGCTTCGATGCGTTTTTCCAAGGCTCGATAGTCAGGAAGGATGTCCTTCAGGGGCTTGGTGATGTCGCCGATGAAGGCTTCCGCCGCATCGTGCATCAGTCCGGCGAAAGCGAACTCGGGCGGGACATGCTGCGAGACGATCACGCTGTGCTGGGCGACGCTGTAGAAGCGGATGCACTGGCCTGCGAAACGGCAGGTGTTGGAGAGCCCGTGGGCGACATCCTCGATCGTGAACGTGCTGTGCTCCGGCGCCAGCAGGTCGAAGTAATTGCCGCTCGCAAGGAGGATGGTAGGCCCGATGATCCTGCGGACGGTGGGGCTGTGCTGGAACGAGGCCTCCGGGCTTTCGCCCGTCCGCGCCGGGATCCAGCCCTCGTCATGGCACGTCGCGCAGACGTCCATGTTCGTGTCGGCGTGCCGATCGCCGGTCGTGGTGCTCCGGGTGCCGGAGCAGGTCGGGCAGGGCAGGCGCAGGGGATCGTTCATCGGCCGTCTCCGGAGATGTAGGGGAGCAAGGGGGTGAGGGACTGCTTCTCGTGGGCCAGGGCCATGCTCTCGCGCACGGCCTCGCCGTAGGTGGCGCTGGCGCCGGGGGGCACGGTGTTCGCCAGGAACTCGTCCTCGAACACGACGATGCCGACCTCGACGGCTTCGAGCTTCGCCTTGATGACCAGAGCGAGGGCGCGCCAGCGGGAGCGGCAAGCTTGCTCCCATGCGGTTTCAGCCGCCGCCGGGGTGCGGCGCTTGTTCATCGCATCGGTGTGCGTGAACTCGCGGGCCTTCCGATCCGGCATAGCCAGCCGGAACAGCACCCGCCGGCCCCGCATCGTGAAGGTGATCGCCGCCTGAGCATCGCTCTCCATGTGGGCGAACTCGGTGGCGCCGTAGCGCCGGACCGTGGTGCGGATCTCCGCGATGCTGCGGTCCATCAAGACCGACGTTTCGGCGGCGAACCGGCGGTTCATGCTGCGATCCTTCGGGCTGGGCGCCAGACGGGCAGAGGCAAGCCGCTGGCGATCCGGTGCAGGCCGCGCGCACCGGGGTGCTTCGGCCGGTCCTGGGGCGTGATCTCGAACGCATGCAGGTCGTGCGTGCCGTCGAGCGACATGGCGTCGAGCACGAGGGCGGTATGCTCGTCGTCCGGCGGGACGAGGTTGCCCCAGGCGATGATCCGCACCGGGGCGGCCTCGGCCATGGAGCGAATGCGTGAGAGGTTCGCGTCCCGGATCGCCTGGTACCGCTCGGGATAGTAGCGGATCAGATCCCTGCGCCAGATCGCGAGATCGGACGGGTGCGGGGCGACGTAGTCCTCCCAGTTCACCACCGTGAACCCACCGATGCCCGGCCGGCCGGTGAGCAGGTCGAACAGTCGCCAGACGGTCGGATCGTTCTTCTTGCTGCCTGCGTCGCTGGGATTGCAGCCGCAAACGAGGGCGCGCGGCTCGTCGCTCCACCACCGGTCCAGGCGCCGTCGGTGGTGGCCGCACGGGCTGAACTCGGCAGAGCCGATCCAGTCCGGACGGGCGGTCTTCTCGAAGCCGGGGAGGAACGCGGTCATAACCCAGCTCCCGCGCCGGCCGGCATGCCGTTGTGCTCGACGCCGTCGAAGAGGCGGCCGGCGGCGCGTTTGCCGATGAGTGTGACGGCGACCTCACCGGCCTCTTCGTCTGGGCAGCGGTCATCCGGAATATCCAGATCACCATCGGCCGACAGGATCATCCAGTCCCCGCCTCGCGCCTCCGGCACCCACGCGCCCCACTGCTTGAAGAAGAACTTGGTCTCGGCTCCCTGGCACTGATCGCGGATCAAGCGCGCCCAGGCCGGATGCATTGGCCGGGGGCCGGAACCGCTCTCGCCCCCGACGATGATTTGGTCGAGACGCGGCCCGTCATGGTTGGCCATCGCGGCGATGTCGCCGGGCCGCCACTCCCCGGTGAGGGCGTTGTATCGCCCGGCACCGCCGTTGCCGTTCACGACAAACAGACGGGTGAAATCGATCGACCCCAGCAGCGGCTCGGCCGACACAAACCGCACGGCGGCCGGCGTCGCCAGCAGGTCCGGCACGCGCTCGTCGGCCCGGCGCTGGTCCTCGGTTGAGACGCCGAGCCAGACGTTGGGGAGCGGCCAGCCGGGCCAACGGCTCAAGAGGTACGCGCCGTCGCCCGGGCTATCCACGAACCAGTTCAGGTTCTGAGCCTCCAGGTGGAGGCGGGCGGCCGCGTTCTTCTCCGCCGGGAACCCCGAAAAGCCCTTACGTTGCGATGCGAGCCGATCCATGTACGCCCGCATCCGCGCCGACCGCTTCGTCAGCACCTGGAAGGTATGCTGCGGCGCCAGCGCCATGACGGCGAACACCCGGTCGATCCACGCGTCCGGCACGCTCTCATGGAACAGGTCCGACATGCTGTTCACGAACCACATGGTCGGCTTCTGCCGACGCAGGGGTTCGGTGAGCGTGTCCTCGACCAGGCGCGTCTCACCCGTCCACACCGGCCCGGCCTTGCTCGGCCGCGTGAGGCCGACGTAGCGTTCGAGGCCCATGCGCTCGAGCCGCGCGGCCATGGCCATTGCGTAGCAATTCGTGCAGCCGGGGCTCACGACCGAGCAGCCGACGATGGGGTTCCAGGTCCGCTCGGTCCATTCGATCTTCGACATGGCTCAAGCCGCCTTCGCCGGGGCATGCACGTGGCCGCAGGTCGGGCACGGGCCCTTGGTCTTGGCCGGGAGCTTTCCGGCGGTCGGGATCTCGACGACCTCGACGACCTCGACGCGGACACGCACCACCTTCGTGAAATGGTCTGGATGGGTCTCATGCTTGTCGGCGAGCAGCGCATCTTCGCGGTGCGCTTCGATCTTCGTGTGTTCGGAGCCGATGCCCATCGACCCATCGGAAAAGAGCAGCCCGAGGCGCTCGATGAAGGTGGTCTTGGTCGTCATGCGTCAGCTCCGGGCTGTGAAAAGGAGGGGAGGGCGTGGCTCGGGCATCAAGGCGCAGGCTGCTGGGGCAGAGGGCCGATGCAGAGGGGCGAGCCGTCGATGTTGAGGCGGGGCGTCAGGCCCGTCTCCTTCCGATAGGAGAGGTACTGGCAGCCCGTATCAAGGTCATGCCAGACGCCGAGCTGCGAGATGGTCCCGTCGTAGACGCGGAAGATTCGGTATGGGGCAGGCGCACCACTTCCGGCCGGCTTGGTCGCGGCAATGCCGAACGCGATCGCGGCTCCGACTGCGATGGATGCGGTGTAGGCGATCCACCTCATGCCGAGCCCCCCTCAACGGGAGCGACGCCGGCCGGGACGTCACGGACGTCCGTGACGGTAACGCCATAGACGGCGAGACCGATTGCCTCGATCACACTCATCTCGCCGCTCGTCATGAGCATCATCACGAGGCGAGAACCGAGCGCGGCGCCGTTGTCATCCGCCCGCTTCACCAGGTCGAACATCGCCGAGCTGTCGATGTTCAGCGTGATCTGTTTCATGCGTCGGCTCCGGTCGGCAGCGCGGGAGGGGAGGGCGGATCGCCGTAGAGGCGGCGGGCGCGAACGGCGCGGAAGCCGCCCGCTTTGATGAGGTTACGGAGGATGGTGTGATGCTCCTCGTCGCTGACGGCCTCGACCAAGATGCAGTCTGCGATCTTGGCCTCGCCATCGGGCGAACCGAGCCAGGACAGGTAGCCGGTGGCTGGCTCCGCGTAGGAGATCACCCATCTCTCGCCCGTCGGGCCGTGCTGAACGACGTCACCGGTGCGGAATGGCGGCCGGGCCTGCCATTCGAGAAAGTCCCGCCAAGTTCGGAGGTCCGTTTCCCAGCTATGGATACCGGCGCGGCTTTCGTTCGCCCCGTCCTCAGCCACGCGGGCCTGGATCGCGCGGACGATCTGAGCCTTGTCGGCTTCGGCGAAGGTCGGCCATTTCAGCTTGAGCCAATCGCAGCACAGGCTCGGCGCGTAGCTGTGGCGGCCGAGGCAGTAGCGGACGCCGGCCAGGACCATGAAAGCGTCGTCGTTCGTCATCACTCCGCCCCTCCGCGTTCAGCGAGGGCGGCGCGGCCGGCGGGAGTGATGGTCCAAAGGTGGTCGCAGTCGACCTCCCCGAATTCTGACCCACCGTCTATGACCGTCACGTCAGGGTCCGGGCAGGCCGTGAGCCATCCGGCCCTATGAAGAGCATCCAATTCTTCGCCTAGGACGGTAACCCTGCCATCGCCAGAGGCGACCTCCAGCAACGGTAGATGGTTGCTGCCTGGTCGAGGAGCGCCGACGGCCTTGGCGATCCTATTAAAGCGCTCTAGGGCTCCCGTCAGTCCCGTGCCCTTAACCATCGGTCCGGCCTCCGGGGGTGAGGGTCGCAACATCCTCGCGGGACCCGTGAGCGGCACGGACGCGCTCGATGTGCTGGCGCCCCGTAGACATGGACCGGGCGTCGGCCATCTGAAGCGTCTCGGGGCCATCATCGAAGTGCGGCCCGTCCGGTCCCATGGTGACGACGGTGATGTAGGCCTGAGGCCGGGCCGCCATGAACTCGCGGAGCACCTTTGCGATGTCGGCTCGCGGCCATGATCCTTTGCGCTCGGGCACGCGCCGGGGCTCGCGTAGTTCAAGCCAGAAGCGGCCCTCCATCCCCGCCGCCCGCTCCAGCCCCTCGCGGACGCCCTCAGCCCGTGCGGAGGCGATAGCCTCGGTTAGGGTGGTGGGATCGATGAGGCGGTTGGCGCGGTGGTCGTTCCAGAGGCGGCAGATGTATGCCCGGTTGGCTCTGCCATTCCCCTCGAAGGCTGGGCTCGTCATCCCCACCAAGACCGTACCGGCCCTAAAATCCGTGCCCCAATTCGGATAGTTTAGCTCGCCCTGCGTCGCCGCCTCGGAAAGCTCCCGCAAGCTCGGCGCGCTCGTTGTCTCAGCCATGGGGGTGCTCCTTCGGGGAGAGGGTTGCGAGGGCGGCGCGGACAAAATTGACAGCGGCGACGGCGAGCTTGGCGTCGCGCAAGGCTTCGAGGGCTTGGACGCCATTGCCTGTCGGAAGCGCGAGCAGTACGGGGCACGAAGGCGCGTCGATGATGACGCAACTCGCTTCGTCTACGCGCCGCCGGACCCCGGACACAGACCAGTCTCCCGGCGCCGCCACGTCGCTGAGCTGCCTCAGCGCCTCCATCCCCTCCTTGAGGCGGGTGATCTCGGCTTCGGCGGCGAGGGCGCGGCGCTCCATGTTCTCGGCTGTGCGTGAGTAGAAGCCGCCGGACATGGCCGCCATGTCGCAGACTTTGTTGGCTGCATCCCGTTCGGCGATGAGCGAGGCGAGGGGGCCGGCGATGAGATGGTCCGCGAGTGAGGACCATGGACGCAACGCGCCGAAACGGTTCGCCCACGCACGGATCGCCCTCGCCAGCGCCTCGCGCAGGCCGTTCTGGTCTTCGGGGGCGAAAGTCATAGCCATACCCCCATCTCGGAGGGCGTCTCGGCTGTGATGGGTTCGACAAAATAAGCCGCGACCCAAGCCGGCAGGCCAAGCGGGTACATCTGGCGTAGATCGCCCACAGTCCAACCGAGCACGCCCCCTGATGGCTCTAAGGCAACATCTAGCCCCGCGCGGATGCAGCAAGAGACCTGACTGATGAAGCGATGTTCTATTTGCTCGACGCTACCGTTCTTAAACTGACGCTCGTCGTTGTGACCAGCGTCGTACAGGAGGCGACTGACCTCATCGCCAACGTAGCATCCCGGACCGTCCCAGCTTTCGATTTCCGAGATGTCGTTTTCGAGTATCCATAGAATGTGCCTGATCTCTTTGGCGATCTTGGCACGCCGTGCGGGCGTGACATCCATCGTGCGCAGCGCCATACGGCGAGCGAAGTCGTACCAGCGGCGATACTGAAGGGGTGACATCAGCCCCGCCCTCCGTCAGCGGCCGGTGCGGCGACGAGTTCACGGCGCTGCATTTGCTCGACCTCGCCACGTGCGGCGTCGATGGCCGAGCGCAGAGTGTCGCGCGCGTCGCCGATGAAGAACTTGCGCATGAAGCGGAAGCCGGACCGCTCACCCTCGACGGACGGGATGTGATCGAACGAGATGCCGCTACGACTCTTGCGGGCGGCCTTTTCCAGCCAATCCAGCCGGTCCTTATCGGCCTCCACCCCGTCTCCTGGCCGTGCCGCTGGGGCGGTGGAGAGGGCGGCGATGCCCTGCATGAGCTTCGCTTTAGCTTCTGCGATCTTCTGCTCGTAGTGCTCAGGTTCTGCGCCTTCGTTGGCGTCCACCGCCGCGTTGTATTCGGCCGCGCCGTAGTTATGGATCAACTGTTCGAGCGTCAGGCCGTCTAGCACCACTCCTGCCGGCGTCTCGGCCTTGGGCGGTTGGGGGGCGAGGGCGACAGAAGCGGCGCGAAACATGCCGACCGTAAGCGGCGCGCTGATGCCGACGATATCCCGCGCGTTGGCGCTGTCAGGCTCCTTCGACCACGTGGAGCCAGGGAACGTCGCCGCATCGTTGAAGGCAGCGAACGGTGCCAGCGCCTCCCGCACCCCCGTATCGTCTTCACCCGCCGGGGCGGGTTGGGCGATCCCTTCGGACTTGCGCAGGGTCTCTTGGATGACGGGATAATCCCTGATGACGCCATCAATCAGTACGTCAAGGCTGGTATCAATTGACCCCACCCCGGCATCCGGCGTCTTGGGGTCTGCCGGGGGCGTGAGGGTGGCGGCCTCCAGAGCCGTCCGCATTCTGCCGCGCACCCTGGTCTTGAACGCCTCGTTCTTGCCAGCCCAGCCGTCGTGGTGCGGCCAGAACTCGCGCTCCGATCCGATCATGGTGTCGTAGAACGCCGCGCTCGCGGCCTCCACGGCCTCATTGGACACCCCCGCCGCGACCAGCCCTTGTACGGCGGGTTGCGGGCTGGCGAGGGCGGCGTAGCGACGAGCGACTTCACGAGCGAAATCGCCGTAGATGATGCCGACCCCGCTCAGCCCGCCGCAGCCAAGTTCGCGCTCCACGTCTTCGCAGATCGCCTGTAATCTTGTTTTGTCACCCGCACCCTCTCCCTCAGGTGGGGTGAAGAGGAGCGCGGCGGCGGTGTTGAGGAAGCGCGGCGGCACAATCGTCTCGCTGCCCGCTGTTTTGATATCGGAACGCTCGTCCATCCAGAGAATGCCGCTGGTTCGCAGCGCATCCGCGAGCTTCTGGCCGGCTTCGGAAAGAGTTTGGGTGGTCATGCCGCCACCTCATGAGCCGGAGCGTGGGAGGCGCGCGCAGCCTTCGCGGCGCGGTCGTAGAGGACCACATTCACGGTCGCGGCGAGGTTCATGCAGTAGCGGGTGGGGACCATCACGCGGTGGCGGCAACGGTCCAAGTGCTGCCGTCCCAGAGTGCCGTCCTCCGGACCGAAGACGTAGAACGCCCGCTCGGGATGGACGAAGAACGGCAGCGACGTCGCGCCGTCCACGAGATCGACGGCCACCGGCACGCAATCGAACGGCGACAGGGCGAACAGGTCGTCGCCGCGCAGGATCGGAATGTGCCGGTAAGCCTTCGTGGTGTCCTGATGACTGCGGACCGGCGTCCGGTCGCCCTGGATGGCGACCATGGCCGCGCCGTAGACGTGGGCTGCACGAAGCACGCCCCCGACATTCTGCGGCGTCTTGGGCCTGAAAAGGCCGATAGCGGCGAAGCCGCGCGGAGAGGGAGGGGCGGCAACGCTCATGACTGGAGATCCCTTCGGGTAACCGGGGGCTTGGAGAGAGGGCGGGTGGCGGAGTTCTGTTGGCGACGGTCTTTCTTGGGCCGCGCTGGGATCGTGACTTTGCGCTTCGTGATGGGAAGTTCTTCGCCCGTGTCGCGCGCCATGAGCCGCGCCTGAAACGCCAGTTCCTTCGCGTTTAGTCTGCGAAGATGGGCGATGTCTCCGGCATCAGCACCGCGAGTGGTGGCGCCCGTCCCGAAGGTCTTGGCAGCGTGCGCCTCCTTCGTCATCCATACGAGGTGCGCGGGATCATGCTGGTGGGGCACGTGCTGGCCGTTCGGGCCGATGGCGCGCAACGCCAGCGCCGGCACATGATCCAGTTCGAAGGCCGGGCTGATCTCCACCGGGATCATGCCGAGCTTCTTCATCAGGTCGCCCGCGAGCTTCAGCGCAAGATCGCGCTGGACACGCATAGGGACGGCGCGGCGGGGTTCGGGCTTCATGCCGCCCTTCCTGCTTCACGGGAGAGAACGGCCGGAGAAACGTCGTCGTGGAAGGTGACGCCGCGCTCGGCGCCGAAAGCCATAATCAGTTCAAGGAGATCGCTCATCTCCTTCTTCGTCATGTCGGACGTGCGCATGCCGAGCGGGACGAAAGTTCCAGCGTCGATGCCGGGAACAAGGCGGGCCTTCCGCAGGGACGCTGTAAACATGTCCTTCCAGTCTTCTGGGGGCAGCTTCGTGCCGTACCATTCGACTTGCTTGGACACGTCGTTGAGGGATGCCCAAAGCTTCCGGTTCTGCTCGTCTGAACGCTTCGGCTCGCGGAACTCGACGCGCATTCCGTGAGGGGCGGCCATAATCCAGCGGACTGCGCGCTGCCGAACTTCAGGGTCGGTGAGGAAAAGGTGCGGCCGGGTCACGATGACACCTCCGCGTCTTCGGATAGGGCTTTTTCGATGGCCTTTTTCAGTTCCAGGGCATCGCCGGGGGCATGACCCCAAAACAAGCGAAGCCCCTCGGTATTGCGGGCCTTCCAGCCGGCGATGGCGGACGGCTCATCGCGATGCCGGCGAAGGAAGGCGAGGGCACGATCCGCGAACTGCCCCACGGGGACGTTCTCCAGCGGTGCGTTCGGCTCCCACGACGTGAGGATGGCCTTGCCAGCGCCGATCCGCTCCAGGCGATCTTGCGCCGCGCCGTCGGCCGCTGCCTCAGACGGCAGCATGTCTACGACGCGTGTCCGGTCCACCTCTTCGGCAGCATAGACGTTGCCGAGATCGTCGGGCCACGCCTTGCGCAGCGCCAGGGCCTCGGCGACTTTCGCCAGCATGAGGCGGGGCATCTTCCCCCAGTTGCCGGACGTGTCGAGCTTCCAGATCTGCTTGGCGCCCTCGGCGGGCTGCACGTCGAACTTCGGCTTTCCGTCGGGCCACGTCTGCCCGGTGTCGCGGCGAACGACTTCCGACCACTGTTGGGTCAGGGGGGCGTATTCCTCCCAGTAGGCCGATGCCGTGACCTTGTGCCAAGCACCATGGGCGAACTTCCAGACACGGACGGTCGCCTTGATCAGCCCGGCCGGGTTCGCTGGCCCCTTCAGGTCAGGGTCGATCTCGAAGGTCGGCTCGTCCTCGTCGGGACGATACGCGCCCGTCCGGTCGGCAATCGTGCGGAAGCCGTCGATGGCCACGATGATCGACATGCGCCGCTTCGACGGGTTCGTCTTGTTGTAGACGAAGGCATAGATCTGCCGACGCAGTGGATCGAGATTGAGGTGACGAGCCGTCCAGGCAAACTGGTTGAACTCATCGTCGTTCGTGTCGGCCGCGACGGTCCGGCGGATGAGGGCCATCTGGCGCGCGTCGAAGGACGAGGCGGACGGCAGGGTGCTGACGCTCGACATGGCCTAGCTCTTCTTGATGGCGACGGTCTGGCCGCCGTTGCTGAGGGAGGCGCCGGGCACGATGCGTCCGGCCTTGAGGGCTTCGAGGAGCGCCTTGCGATCCAGCTTCGGCGGAGAGGGCGTCCAGAACTCGGACGGGATTTCGGAGGCGTCGGCCTCGACCACCTTCGGCGGCACGGGGCGCATCGACACGGTGCCGGCTGGCGTCTCGATGCTGGGGCGACCCGCAATCTCCAGCGTCTTCACGAGTAGGGCGCGCTTGTCGTCGGCCCGCCCGGTGAAGCGTCGCAGCCGGGCGTTCATAGCCTCGCAATGGTCTTTCAGGCCAGCGGCAAGGGCCTCGTCCTCGGCGATGCTGGCGACGAGCTTGCCCACGAGGCTGTCGAGGTCCAGTTCGCCTTCCAAGCTGTCGCGGATGAAGCCTTCGTCCCCACCGGCCAGATCGGCGATCTGATCGCGGAGAACCTGTGCGGCTTCCAGTTCAAGCGCGGCGTTACGAACGATGCCGAATGCGCGCTTGGCCTTGGCCTTCGGACGTGGCGCGTCTTCGGCCACCACGACCTCTTGCTGTGCGGCGCTCATGTCAGGCGGCTCCCACACAATTAGAGCCACCGAGGGCGACGATGCTGAACGGCCCCTTGGCTGCCATCTCGGCAGCCTTGGCGCAGGCTTGCTCACCGAAGCGGATCACCTCGTCATCCACGAAGGCGCCGGCACGCAGATCAGCATCGGAGCAATGTCCGCGCTCGTCGGTGATGCGGATGATGTCGAGCGCCATCGCCTTGATGGTGTCGATGGCATACTGATCTTCGTGTTCGGCCCACTTCGCCTGCGCGGCTGAAAGAAGGCCATCGAAGGTGCTCGCATCGACGCGGAAGAGGAGCTTGTCCATGGTGCTCCCACGGTTGTAGAGCGACATTGACAAAGGCTCAGTTTCCCGCCCGTAACGGCTCGTATTGAGGCTCACGTAGACATCGGCCTTGGGGCCAACCATGTCGCGGAACGCGGTGAACGACTTCGCCGCATCGGCTGCGGTCATGGGACTGGAAACGAGCGAAAGCTTTGCTGCCATGACGGCCTCCTAAACGAGCTGGTTCTTGGTGAGACGGTGTTCGTCGTTCCGATCACGGCCGGGACCACCGGGCAGGACCACGCGGCGAACGTTCAGAAGCGGGTCGAGCACCTTCGGGTCGGCATTGAGGGCGGCCACAGCGTCTTCCACGCGGATCTGCGCCGAGAGGCGGCTTTCGTAGCCTGCGCTATCGAGAGTGCGCCGGGTCGTCGGGGAATGAGCGTCGGACGGGACGATCTGCGGATACCAACGGCCGAAGTAGCGATAGATGCCACCGACAAGCTTGCCGTCACGGATGAGATCAGAGCGGCCGTCTACGAGATCGGTCCAGGCTTCAGTCTGAACGAGTGGATTGCGGGCCAGCATCACAGGGCCTCCGCGTCAGAAACCACCTTGAGAGCTTCGACGGCTAGATCGTGAAGGCTGACTAGAAGTGAGACGGTGTCTTTGCCGCCGGCCGAAACATTGATCACCTTCTGAGCGAAGGTCATCAGCGCCTCATGATTGTTGACGGCGCGGACGATGAAGGCGGCGTTGGCGGCCTCAATATTACGCGAAACGCTATCGCAGTCGGTGACGCCAATGCACTTGTTGCCGGCGAAGATGGCGCTGTTTCCAGCGGTCCAAGGCGTCGGAGTATGCTTCGCAGCCATCGTCTCAACCCCCAACACGAGGGGAGACGGAACGCGGAGCCACGAGGCGGCTCCATGCGAACATGACGACGGCGAGAGATGCCGGCGCGAGCATGGCCGTCAGGATGCAGACAGTAGTCGCATCATCGGGTGGGAGAGTGAGAAGATAGGCCCGCATAGCTCAGGCCGCCACGTCAGAGTGGGCAGGCTGAAACCATTCAATGTCAGGCTGAACGCCAACGGGGCGGTTCGCGCGCTTCTCGTGCCGTTTTGCTTCGGCTTCCTGCTCAGAGCGCAGCCAGTCAGGACATGCGCCGCCGTTTTGGCCGAATCCCGTCTTGCCCGCAGAGACAAGACCGGCACGCTTCAGATGGGCAACTTTACGATGCGCAAAGTCGCTGTAACCAGGTGCAATTGTCAGGGAATGGAATGTCATGGAAGGGCTCCACCGCGTTCGGCGATGGAGTTACGTTACGAAACGTATCGGATCACGTCAATACGAAACGTATCGTGGGCAGGATTTTTTTAGTGAAGCGGTAGCGGGCTGACGCTTAGGATCGTCATAATTGGGTTTTCGCACTTTCCGCAGCGGAATGGGATGCGAGCCAGGAATGCGCTGGATAGTAGGTCGTCCACGTCGGTGGGAGCGCCATCCGCATCAGGCACCTCAACGACGCTAGCCGTTTTGGCCCGGCAGTTGTGACACCGCATGCTCAAACGAAACTTAGCCACGATCTCGCCACCCGACACAGCGCGCATGATGCCCCCCCGTTTGTTCTCATTCTGTTCTCATTGCCGCGCTTGTCGAGTTGCAATGCAGACACAGTGGATAACCGGGGCGCTAGGCGGCTGAGGTTAGCGTTTCCTTGGGTTCCGACGCCGGCCGCTTGCGACGCCGTAAATCACGCTCCGCACGAGCGCGATCACCTCGGCGCTCTCGCCTGGCTCCCTGTCAGGATCGTCCCACATGACGATGGGCTTGTGCTTCTTGTTCGATGAACGCGGATGGAAGACGGTGCGATCCTCAAGGGCCTCGACCTCCTTGATAGACCATTCCCGCCGATGGCCGCCGTCTTGGACGCGCTCAATGACAACGAGCATCCCATCAATCAGCGGGAGCCCGGTATCTCCGAAGTCCACACAAACAACTCTAGCGCCCGGTAGGATCGGTGGGTCGGCCTCGTTCATTGAGTCGCCAGCCACGTCGAAAGCCATCATTCGAGCGCGTGGAAATTCGGCGTCCTGCTCATCAAAAACGTACTCGCCGTCACCGGCGTCGTCGTACTGATCCACCTCGCGGAATGCCCCAGCCTCTGTTGTGCCAGCAACCCGAATTGCTGCTACCTTCATGTCCGATGGGTGCACTTCAGATTTCGAGCTTGGGTCAGACGAAGGTCCTTCGCCCTCGCCATGCATGAGCCAAGCTGGACTCACTCTAAATGCCTTGGCGTACTTTTCCGCGACCGTCCTGCGAATTCCACGGCCGGAGGACTCATGCGCGCGATAGGTGACGTCGTTCCATCCGAACGCTTTTGCGGCGCTCGTCGCGTCGGCGTAGCCAGCGCGCGATCTGGCAATTTGTAGGCGCTCGTTCGGTTCGGTCATTCGATCTCGAAAACATATTCCGCGATACGTTTCGTCTTGACTGAACGCGATACGTTTCGTAGCGTGCAAACCCATGAGCACGGTTTCAGCCATCTTTGAGCGTTTCGACGGTCCGGCCAACGTGGGTCGGGCGATTGGAAAGCCGACTGAGCATGCCGCCGCCATGAAGCGGCGCGGCTCGATCCCGGTTCGGTACTGGCCAGCTCTGATGGCGGCGAAGCCGAAGGGCAAGGCGATCACCTACGCCGAGTTGGTGGCTGCTCATGCTGCGCGCCCGAACCAATTAGCGCGCCCCTGCCGTGATGCCGACCTTCCCAATACTGTCACTCTATCCGGAGCCTGAGCATGTCGAAGCTTGTCGAAACCTCGTTGATGCGCCGCGTCCGTCAGCAGAAGGAAGTTCTTGAGCTTGTCCGCTCCGGCTACTCGTTCAATCAGACCGCTGAACAGACCGGCGTCAGCAAAAATACGGTCGGAAAGTGGGCGAAAGAGGCGGGGATCACGAGCCCGGCCGGAACCCGGTGGAGCGACTTTTCTCATCGTGCATCCCTGACCAAGAAGGTTCGCGCCGCTGGTGGTACTTGGCGGGATGTGGCTGACGCGTGGTCGTCCGTTGAGGGCTTCGTCGGCAGCGAGACGAATGCCTGGAACTGGACGCGTAACAATGCGCCTGAAATCATTGCTGCCGGCAAGGGTAAGCGCCCTGCGCACGTCCGCAAAGCCGTTGTTGCTGCGTACATGGCTGGTGCTTCTGCATGAGCGACGCGGCGAGCAATTCCGCCGGTCAGCTCCGAAGCTACATTGAGCGCGCCGAGCGCCTTGATGAAGAGATCGCTGGTCTGAACACTGACAAGAAGGAGCTTTTCGCGGAGGCGAAGGGCAACGGCTTCGACGTGGCCGCGATCAAGTCCGTTCTCGGTATCCGCCGCAAAGACCCGGCCAAGCGTGCCGAGCATAATTCGTTGGTCGCCCTGTACCTGAGCACGCTGGGCATGGCCGACGAAGCTGCTGAGATCGAAGCCAACGATCCCGTGCACGTGCAGGCGCGTAGCAGCGACCGTGCCAAGTCTGACGAGCCGATTGATTGGGCTCGCGTCCGTTCCACGCACATTGAAGGAACCGGCTAGATGCAGTCCGCTGGCACGACCACTCATTTCCCTTCGCGCTACGGCGCTCCCGAGGCCCTCACGGGCGTCCTCCCTGACTTTGACGGCCGGCTGTCTGACTGGTCGGCCGTCGCTTTCGAGGTTGAGGCGCCCGCGTTTGAGTATGCTTCTGCCGAGGACTGCTTCCTCCGTGCGGGCGTGATCGCCCTCGTGGCCGCGCCGTGGGCCTACATCGGCGGCGTTGCCCGCGCTCTGGTGTGGGGCTGAACGATGGCCGCTCCACGCTCGCAAGAGATTATCCAAGCCGTCCAGACGGGCCTGGATCAAGGGAAGATCCTCCGCGTCATCGGCGAAGAGGCTGGCATCAGCCGATCTGCGGTTCAGCGGATGCTGGCCGAAGGTGTGGTGGTCGATACACGTGGATCGCTGTCGCCTCAGGCAAGAAGCCCTCGCATTCCGCCTTGGGTTCCTAGCGATCTCCGCGCCGACTACTTCGACAACTGCCGGCTCTACGGGGATATCCACGCGGCTCGGTTGGCGCGCGCCGCCAAGGCCGAAGCCCTCCAGATGGGGGCTTAGGTCATGGTCGCTCCGCTGCCTGTGAAAAACTTTGATAATCCCTGTGATTTGCTGGCGCACTATGCCGCCATCAACAAGCGGGTTTGGGCGCCAGTCGCGCTTCCCGCCCCCGAGATCAAGCCAAAGCGCAAGATCACTTTTCGGGCCACGCGTCCCCTGATTGCGAAAATGCGGGAGAAGCGGGCCGCAGGGGGATCGTATCGCGACATCGCTAAAGAGCTTGGGTGCGACCGGCACACGGTTAGTCGCTACGCGAACGATATCCCGCCACCGCCGAGCGGCTTCAAGATCGGACGCCACACCCCGACGCTTCCAAGAGAAGCAATGATGAAGCGTTTCCAAGCGGGATATTCCTTTGCGGATATCGATCGGCACTTCGGGCTTTGTCATGGCGTGTCGCGGACGCTCATCTCGCGGACGCTTCGGGAGCGTGCTCGCCCACGCAAGTCGATCGACCACATCGTCCGTCTCGTTGAGGACGTCACAAAACTGAGCTGGATACAGCTCGGCAGGCCGGCAGCGCATCACCACAAGGGATCAACCCGGCTCGGCCGCGCCCGGCATATTCTGTTCTGGCTGATCCGCCGTGAAATCCCCGCCGTGTCATACCTGACGATGGCGCGCGAGTTGGGCGGCTTCGACCACACGAGTTGCCTCTATGGGGTGAGGCGGGTTGATCGGGCCATCAAGGCGCTTGAGATCGACCCGACCTCGCCCGCGCTCAAGATCGCGCGGCTTTTGTGGAAGCTCAATTGGCCGGAGAGGACCGCCAAATGAGCGGCCCGAAGATCCAGTTTCAACTGTTCGGGCGTCCGCCGCACCTTGCCGGGTGCGGTCGGTCGCTCCGTCAACGACGGGCGATTGCCATGGCTTGCCGGCCGGTAGCGTCGCCCGCTCTCTCGTACCCGCTCGACGTGCTCCAACCACGAAGCGTCGGCGGTGATCTCTTCAAGTTCCAGCGTACCGCGTCTGAGATCCTTTCTGTTCGACACGGCGTCACGTCTCCCTCGGTCGAGGACCAATCGACCATGGAGCCGGTGTCATGCGCATCCACAAAAATGGGACATCTCATCCAAGGAGCCGTCGCGTGAACGCGTCGTATTCAATGGGGGCTTGGCGAACGGTCGCCGAGGATTGCGAGGAGCGTCTTCAGCGTCGCCTTGGGACAGGAAGACAGACGGCGCGCGCCCGTCTGGCAAGCAAGGTCGGGCTCGCGCCCGGCACGCTCTACAACCTTGCTCGTGATCGCCTGAAGAAGTTGGATCAGGGTATCCGCGACCAACTCGCAGCCTATGCCATTCAGGACTTGGAGAACGAAATTGCCGCGCTCAACGCCAAGTTGGAAATGGTTCGTCAGCTTCGTGGTCCTGAAGATCCGAAGCTGGTGGGTCAGGTCCAAGCGGTCCTAGCGTCCGCGCAGGCGCTTCACGCCGCGATGCAGGCGGGAAGCGCGAAGTGACCGCCTTTACGCCTACGAACCCGAACAAGAAGCGGTTCGGCCAAGACAAGGTTTCGTTGGCCGAGCGCGAGCGGATCGCCGCAAAGAGCCGCCGCCGGCAGCGCATCGCCCATCAGGTCGCGTCCTACGAGGCGCAGACCGAGCGCGCACCCGTCACCCTCCCTCGTCTCAGCATTCAGGATGCGGAATGATCCTCCCCGATCACATGCTTCGCGCGATCCGCACGGACGGCCAGCACATTGTCGAGCCGTTCGTTGAGCGCACGGTTCAGCATGGTATGTCGTTCGGTCTATCCGGCGCTGGCTACGACGTTCGATGCAAGCAACAGGTTGTGTTGCCGCCGCACGGGTTTGCTCTTGTCTCGACCGTCGAGCGGTTCATCATGCCGAACGATGTCATTGGCATCGTGCACGACAAGAGCACGTGGGCGCGGCGTGGGTTGTCGGTCTACAATACGGTGATTGAAGCCGGCTGGGCCGGATGGCTAACCGTTGAGCTAGCCAACCAGGGTAGCGAGACGCTGTTCATCGCGGCTGGCGACCCGATTGCTCAAGTGCTCTTCCACCAACTCGCCGCGCCTGTCGAGGCCGTCTATCGCGGCAAGTATCAGGATCAGCCTGACGAGCCCGTAGCCGCCCGCGAGGAAGTGGGAGGGGCACCATGATCTGCGCCACACTCCCCTTGCCTCCTTCAGCCAACCGCATGTGGCGCAAGGCCAGGAACCGGGTTCACATCGCTCCGGCCTATGAGGCATGGAAGGCGAGCGCCGGCCTGATCCTGAACGTGGCTGCCGCCGGGAAGCGTATCGACGGTCCCTACGCGCTGTCGCTTCGGGTCGGCTGCATGACTGGCCGGCGCCTCGATCTCGACAACTACCTGAAACCCGTCAACGACCTCCTTCAGTCCTGTGGCGCCGTGCGCAACGACAGCGATTGTCAGGCCATTGATCTCGCTTGGGCTACTGGCGTCCAAGGCGCCGTCGTCACCGTGACCGCAGCCGATCTCATCCCCCGCATTGAGCCGAAGCCGAAGCGTGCCCGCAAAACGGAGGCTACATCCGCATGACCGAAGACGAGATCCGCGACACCCTCCAGGACATCGCTGACATCACTTGGGATGCCGATCCGGAGACCCTTGTGGCTGCACTGGCGGAAGCACTGCGCCGTCTTCCGAAAGCCCTCGCTCAAATCCCGGAAGGGCGCCTGTGAGCAAGCTGCGCGTCCTCGACCTTTTCAGCGGCATCGGCGGCTTCAGCCTCGGCCTTGAGCGGACCGGCGGTTTTGAGACCGTCGCCTTCTGCGAGATCGAACCCTTCCCCCGTCGTGTGCTGGCGAAGCACTGGCCTGAGGTGCCCTGCTATGAAGACGTGCGAACCCTCACCGCCGAACGTCTCCGCGCAGATGGGATTTGCGTGGATGTCATCTGCGGAGGCTTTCCCTGCCAAGACATCAGTTTTGCCGGTGCAGGAGCGGGGATCGCCGAAGGAACGCGCTCGGGCCTATGGTCTGAAATCGCCCGTCTTGTTGGCGAAATTCGACCTGCCTTCCTACTCGTGGAAAACGTCTCAGCACTGCTTAATCGCGGGCTTGACCGAGTTCTCGGGGAATTGGCCGCGTTCGGGTATGATGCTGAGTGGCATTGCATACCAGCTTCTGCCGTTGGTGCCCCTCACCGCAGGGACCGCCTTTGGCTTGTGGCATACGCCACTCGCAACGGACGGGGACAAATTGGACGCTCAGTTGCCGGCGATCCGTCGCAGGTTGGCCGCCGGTCGGGAGATCGGCTTGGCGATGCAAGTGCGCCTGTGGCCTACTCCGCTGGCCTCGGATGGGGTGAAAATGTCCACCTTGTCGAAGGCACGGAGAGAAGCCGGCCGCTTACCCGACAGTTTGCCGGACGCAGTGAGGTCGGAGACGGGGAGTGGAGCACTGAACCCGACGTGGGTCGAGTGGCTCATGGGGTTCCCAATCGGGTGGACCGATTGCGGGGACTTGGCAACGCGGTCGTCCCGCAAATCCCAGAGCTGATCGGCCACGCAATTCTTGCCTCTCTCGCCAAGAGGGAAGCCGCATGACCCCCTTCCGCGATCATCCCGCCTTCGACGCCCGCCGCCCATGGGAGCGCCGCGTCTCCAGCCTCAACGACATTCGCGCTGTCTGCCCTCTGGAGGCTCAAGACGCCTGCAACGCGGTCTTCGCTGCCATGAGAGACGAGACCCGTGTCCCCGCCGCTCTGCGTGCCCTCCAGGCCCTTCCGGAACCCATGCAGGCTCACATCAACTCTGTCTCACAGGCTATCGGGCGATGAGCGACAACGACAAGCGCCGCACGGGTCGGCTCGGCGGTTTTGATCTCCTTGCGCAGGAAGAGGCTGAGCTTGCTTATCGTCATGTGATGATGGTCCGCGATCAGCCGTGGGGCGAGAGTCCTATCGAGCACCTTCTGTACGCGGCACTCGTCATCTGCGCGCACCGGGAGAACCGCTGCATCGTCGCCGTCTCACGGTTCGGTAAAGGGTGTCTGCCTGGCGGCAGGGATTACCCGCTTGAGAAGGCGCATAACGGCGAAAGCATCATGGGTCGCATCGGCATGACGGCTTTCATCGAAAAGCAGGTGCAGATTGCCGGCTGGCGTGTCGATTTCGTTTTGCACTACCCCGCTGATGCCGGCGGCCACGATGAGAATGGCTACCCGATCCTTCGGCGTCTCATCGTTGAGTGCGACGGCCATGCGTATCACGAGCGGACCAAGGAGCAAGCTGCGCGAGACCGCTCCCGAGATCGCGTCGCTCAGTTGGAGGGTCTCCCAATTCTCCGCTTCACGGGGTCAGAGATCTGGAGCGACCCCGCTGGCTGCGCTGACGAAATCCTTGAGTTCATGGAGCGTGGCTGATGGTTGGCTTTTACAAGCACGACATCCCCGCGTGGATGGACGGGACCGAGAACCTCAGCGACGCGGCTTATCGCGCCTACCACGTCGTCGTTCAGCTCATCATGCTGAACGAAGGCCCGATCACCCCGAACGACCGGGGCATCGCCGGTCGCTGCAACATGACCGTGAAGGCTTTCACGAAGGCCCTCGCCGAGCTTCTGGCGGCCGGCAAATTGACCATGCACGATGGCCGGATCTGCAACGCTCGCGCCGCCGTAGAGCTGCGTTTTGTTGAGAAAAACCGAGAAAACGCTGGAAAAGGCGGAAAAACCCGCGCTTTTCGTGAGAAAGCTGGGAAAAACGAGAGCGGCCGCACCTCTAACCCATTGGAAAATAACGATGCGGGTCAAGCGGCGCTTAATGACGTTTCAAGCCTAAAAGACGAGAGAAGACTAGACAAGACAGTAGAGAAAGAGGCTACGCCTCTTCCTCTTTTGGTTGATGACGGTTTCCCCGAGGGTGCGTTCGACATCTGGTGGGGCGTCCAGCCGAACAAGGTTGCCAAGCCTGCGGCCGAAAAATCCTTCAACCGAGTTCGGAAACAGAAGCTCGCCACCTTCGCCGAGCTGATGGACGGGCTGCGCCGGTACATCGCGACGAAGCCCGAGCACTACGACTGGGTCGGCCCCGCGGTGTGGCTGAACCAAGGACGTTGGGCCGATCAGCCTGCGCCGCCAGGCGATGCGAAACGGAGGACGCCGACTGGCCGTCCACCCGCCGCTGATTTCTGGGCCGCTGACGCCCTAGACGCGAACACCGAAATGCAGGGAGGCCACGATGACCACGGCTCTCACGACCACCACCGGAACTGGGATCGCGCCGGCCGACAGGCGGACGGCCGACCTTACCGGGATGCTCCACAATCTGCTGGAAACGATCCCCGGCAACTTCCGCCGTTGCGCCTTGTCGGCGGCCTATGAGCCGAGCGAGGAGCAACGTGCGCTTCTGATAGGCCGTAGAAACGCCCTGGACGGGGCTCTGGCGGGCTGCGACGCCGCGGTGGTGCGACGGTCGGTCGGAATGCTCCGAAGCGTCATGGCGGCCCCTACAGTCGATTTGGAGACGCAGAAGCTTCAACGGCAAGCCTACCTCGCCGTGTTGACGAAGTTTCCGGCTTGGGCTGTCGAGCGGGCCTGCATGCAGTTCCTTGACGGCACGAGCGGGCAGGGCATCCACGCACCGAAGCCGGGTGAGATCGCGGCGGTGTGCCGTTCGTTCCTCGCTGCAGCGCAGGAAGAGCGCGCCAAGATCAACGCTGTGCTCGACGCCGAGGTCTACACGCTCCCCACTGACGAGGAACGGGCCGAGGTCGCACGGCGCTACGACGAGTTCGTGGCCGAGACTGCGCGCGCCGCCAAGATGCGTGATGCCCGCGAGGTCGAGGGGCAGGCCGCTGCCGTTGAGCGCGCCGCCGAGAACAAGGCGCTCGCCGAACGTCTCGCCGCCTCAGAAGCCGCCCGTAAGGCGAAGGTAGGAGCGGAGCAATGACCGAAGTATGCGAGCGCCGGAATAAGTGGATCGGCGGGTGTTCGTTTGAGCCTCGATACAGCACTAGCGAGGCGATACTTCCCGAAAACATCACCAAAATGACGGGCGACCTCTTGGATGGCTTTCGTCGCCACACCTACGTCGGTGAAGTCTGCACCCGTTGTGGTCGGTTCGCCACCCTGCCGGAAACCTCTTCTGACGCGAAGGTAGGAGCGGACAGCCATGGGTGAGATGAGAGAGTGGTGGACCAACCAATACGACTTTGGTGCCGGCCCCATCGGACGAAACTATCACCTCACGCGAGATGCGGCCGATGCAGCTTCGCGCAACGGCGCTGGCGAAGTGTCTGAACGTCTACGCTTCCGCATCCACGTCCGCCTCAAGCCCGAGGGCGCGCCGAAGCGGTATGCGAATGCTGACGAGAGGTGAAACTGGGAAACGCACCCGACTTGGATGAATGGGGGGCCGGCATGATCGACGTTCTCAACTGGATCAGTACGAACCCGGTGCCTGCCTTTTGGGTCGGCGTGTTTCTCTACGGCATCGCTTATGCCCTTGGACCGAAGGAACGCTCGTGATGATGACCGAGACAGAAGCGAAGACCAAGTGGTGCCCGTTCGCCAGGGTCGTCACGCAAACATCTCTCGGTGAAGTCATCCCATCGGCTGGCAATAAGCTGGTCGATGCAGATGGCGCCGGGCAGTTGAAGGGCTCCAAGTGTCAGGGCTCTGCATGCATGGCTTGGCGCAAGCGCGTTCACCACGAGAACCGAGACAAACGCGAGCCGGAAGACGAGCGGATCGGCAAATACTCAGCCGATGGCTACTGCGGCCTCGCCGGTCGCCCTGAGTGATCGCCGCCTAACCCTCTCCCCCGTACAGGACACCCCCATGGCCTACGCGAACACCGCCGAGAAGGTGAAGAGCCTCCGCATCGTCCCACGGGCGAGGGAGAAGAACGGCCAGGCGCAGCGGGAGACCACCGTGAAGGGCCGACAGCGGTTGGCCGCCGCCATCGAACGAGAGAGCGAGGAGGAAGCCTTGCGCGTCGCCCTGAACCATCCCCACCGCAAGGCCGTAGCGAAGTCCAAGCGCCTCGACCCGAAGCTGAAGGAACGCGATCCGAAAGCCGGCTATCCCCTCGGCGTCCTCTACCTCACGGAGGTGTTGAGCCTGGACCAGCTCGCCGCCGGCAATCGGTACGTGGAGCTGTATCTGCGCTATGCTCACCACGTCACCGGGCACCTACCGAAGTTCCCGAGCCAAGCCATCAACGACGTGGCCGGCGGTATCACCACGGCGAAGGACATGAGCTTTGAAGACGCGCAGAAGCTCAAGGCGCAGTGGCACGAAGCACAGACCGCGTTGTGCGACACGGGGGAGTGGGCGGCGGCGTCATCGGCCCTAGTTTCGGTGGGTGTCATGGCGCGCTTTCCGAAGAACGAGGCTGAGATCGGCAGCTTGCGCGTGGCCCTCAACAGTCTTCATCGGGCCTGGGCGTAGAGGTGTTGACGGCGAGTCCTGACTATGGGATGGTGAAGCTATCAGAGTGGCGATTTGTGCGTCAGCCCGCCGCTCAAGAGGATCAACAGACCGCCCAGCGGGTCGCTCCGCAGGGCAATCAGGACCGGGAGCCGGTTCCTGCTTCAGAGGCCGGGTTCGCCCGATAGGCAGCGACGCTGAAATCCCTTCGGGGATGCCTCACTACAATTCCCAAGCTCTCAGCCCCGGTCGGGAGGTAAGACCGAAGCGAGGGGATCAGCCAGGGCATCGGAGACGATGCAGCAGGGTTTCTCCCGCCCTCCTGAGCACCAAGTTTCGCCGCCACGCGGCACACGAGTTCGATGCGGCAGGTGCCCGACGTTGGTTGACTCCGGGGTGTCGGGTTGAATGGGGCCATGCGCCAAGCCCCGCATCGATACAAACCTCGCATCACGGCTGGACGAAAGCGCCAGACACGGGTGCGCCGAGGCTTCACCTCGGAAGGGCGACGCCCGCCCTGGCAAGCCTCTACTGGCGGGCGCAAGATTTGAGTTCGATGCGGCAGGGGATGAACGAAAACCCTGTGACACCCGAAGTTGGTAGCTCCTGAGCCTGCGAGGGCCAGTCCAGAGCCGCCTGATCGGGGTGGCGACCAAACCGTCAAGCCGCTTCGCCATCGGCTGTTGGGAATGAACCCCACCCGCATCGATCCCCACCACCACCGTCCTAGATCGCAAGGAGAGGTGATGAGCACCAGCGAGTTGCGAGTCGAGTGCCGCACGGTCGGCGAGCTGATCGCGGTGCTTCAGCAGTTTCCGGCTGAGACCGTGCCCTTCTCATACGAACCGCCCTTCACTGGATGTCTCGTGGTAGAGCAGAGCAATGGGCGGATTATGATCGCAAGTCCCGACCGATCCGCAGACGATGCTTCACTGGCCCGTCCCAAACCCTCATCCGACCGTATGGCGGTGGGGGAGTGAACACAGGCGGCTTCGCCCCGCAGATCGTCGCTGACGCCATGGCCGCAATCGTCGGCATCAAGCGCGTTGAGGGCGACCACGTCCATCTGTGTCACGGCGTGCTGGTGTATCACGAGCCCGATCCCATTCAGCTTCGGCAAGCTAGAGAGATGCGCGAGATGGCAGACCGTTGTCAGCCTCTTTTCCCTCTGTCCCATGACCTCCGCCCTCGCTGAGTTCGTCGCGGTGACGATGGTCGCGGGGTTTGTGGCTACGATGATGCGGCGGTGGGTCTAAGAGACACCAATCCATGACCGGAAGGCCCTCCAGCTTTACCCCTGAACTCGCCGACACGATTTGCCAGCGGCTTGCGGAAGGCGAGACGCTTCGTGCGATCTGCCGTGAGGACGAGATGCCGTCGCAGTCGATGGTGTTTCGGTGGCTCGCTGGCGACGAAGCCTTTCGGGAGCAATACACGCTCGCGCGCGAGGCGCAGGCCGATCTCTGGGCTGACGAAATCGTTGAGATAGCCGACGACGGCACGCACGACACGAAGAAGCGCGCGGATGGCAGCGAGACAGTCGATGCCGAACATATCCAGCGCTCGCGCCTCCGGGTCGATACGCGCAAGTGGCTGATGTCGAAGGCGGCGCCGAAGAAGTACGGCGACAAGATCACCAGCGAGATTTCCGGGCCGAACGGCGCTCCCATCAAGGTGCAAGCCATTGAATGGCGCGTCGTCCGCCCTTCCGATTGAGATCGCCGAGGCGTTCGTTCCGCTTCTGGCGCCCAAGCGGTACAAGGGCGCCTACGGGGGGCGCGGTTCGGGGAAGTCGCACTTCTTCGGCGAGCAACTGATCGCTCGGTGCTTCTCTGGCACGACCCGCGCGGTGTGTATCCGCGAGGTGCAGAACAGCCTCAAGGAGTCGGTCAAGCAGCTTCTCGCCGACAAGATCAGCAAGCTCGGCGTCGGCGCCTATTTCGAGATCCTTGAGAGCGAGATCCGTGGCCCGCACGGCTCGCTGATCATCTTCCGAGGGATGCAGAGCTACAACGCCGACACGATCAAGTCGCTGGAAGGCTACGACATCGCGTGGGTGGAAGAGGCGCAATCGCTGTCCGCGCACTCGCTGCGGATGCTGCGCCCGACGATCCGCAAGCCTGGGTCCGAGCTGTGGTTCTCGTGGAACCCGCGTTTCGACACCGACGCCATCGACAAGCTCGCACGCGGGCCGAGCCCGCCGAGCAATTCGGTGTTCATCGAGGTCAACTGGTACGACAACCCGTGGTTTCCGGCGGAACTCCGGGACGAGAAGAACGACGACTACGCCGCTGATCAGGAGCAGGCGGACCACGTCTGGGGCGGCGGATATCAGGTCGTCACGGAAGGCGCCTACTACGCCAAGATGCTCGCGGAAGCCGAGCGGGCGGGCCGGATCGGCGACTTCCCGTATCTGCCCAACGTCCCGGTCAAGACGGCCTGGGACATCGGCGTGGACGACTACACCGCCGTCTGGTTCATGCAGGACGACGGGCGCTCGGCCAGGGCCATCGACTATTACGAGGTGAGCGGCGACGGGGCCGAACAGATCGTTCGGGCCTGCATGCCGGAGCTGATCCCGGAGCCTGCCGAGCGGTTGGCGGGGCTCGCCGAGATCGGACGTGGGAAGCCGTTCACCTACGGCCGCCACTTCCTGCCGCACGACGTCAATGTGCGGGAATGGGGCGGCGGGGCGCGGACGCGGTTCCAGACGCTCATGGCGCTGGGAGTCCGGCCGATCCAGGCCGGCGCGCAACAGGGCGCTTCCGAGCGCATCAACGCGGTGCGGCGGGTCCTGCCCATCGTGTCGTTCAACAACACCAAGCGGGTGCAGATCGGCCTCTCTCGGCTTCGGCGCTACTCCCGGCGCTGGAACGACCAGATGCAGACCTATCAGACCCCGTTGCACGACGAGAACAGCCACGGGGCCGACGCTTTTGGTGAGTGGGCCGTGAACTGCGGCATCCACCCGAAGCCTGCGGCGCCCGCGCCCAAGCCCAAGACCGGCTATTCCTCGGCAACGGCGTCTCAGGGGTCATGGAGGGTTTGATGCGCATCGAAGAAGTTCGCCTTGCGTGTCTTGATCGCGCTCGATCCATGTATCCGGAAGCCGATCCCGACGCGCTGACCCGGATCGCGGAGCGGTTCGCCAGCTTTGTAGCATTCGGCAACACGCTTGTTGTGGGGCAAGACGATGCCGGCAATGCCACCGTCCGTCCTCTGGCCTCTGGCTACCGCCCCGATCTCGACCCGTTCACCGAGACCGAGACCGCCCGCATGATGGGCGTCGTGTAGCCATGAGTACGGGCGTCGTCGTCACCAACCCGGCCACGGCGGCTGTCGTTGACGGCCAGACGCGCCCGTTCATGCTGGACGGCGCTGGCGCCCTGCGGACGGCCCCGGCTCCGGCTCCCGCCGTTTCGTCAGCCACGACCACGGACACGTCGGGCAGCATCGCGGCGGCCACCAACGTCACGCCGCTCGCCGCCAACGCCGCGCGCCAGCTTCTCATCGTCTCGAACACCGGCACCAATCCGATGACCCTGCGCTTCGGACAGGCCGCTGCCGCTACTATCGGCCACCCCATCGCGGCGGGCGCCTCTGTCGTTCTCGACGCCAAGTGCCCCACGGGATCGGTGAACCTGTTCTCGACCAACGGCACCACCTACACCATCACGGCGGGCTGATCCGATGGGCGGGTTCTCTTCCGGCCAACTCGACGTGCCCACCTTCGCCACGGTGATGCCGAAGGCCGAGGCCGGTGCGGCGCTGCTCGGATCGGTCCCGCAGATCCCCTACGCCGATCACCAGCATCCGCGTCTCACCGCGACGGCCAAGGGTACGCTCGACAGCACGGGCAACGCCACGGTGGTGTTCACACAGATCTTCGACAACGAGCCGGCCGTGACGGTGATCTCGGTCGGCGCCAAGGCGGCGGGTTGGGCCGTGCCGGACTTCGACGTCACGCCGACCACCAACGCGCAGGGCAAGTTCACCGGCTGCACGGTCTACGGGCGCCGGGCTCGCCGCCTGCCGGCGCAGACGCTCGCCACGAACCCGCTCGGCGTCCTCGCCGTGCTCACCTCCGTCATCTCCGGCCTCAACGCCATCGCGGCGTCCATCACGGGCTACGACGCCACGGAGGACGCGGCCAACGCCGGGTTCTACCTCATCGCCGTCAAGGCTTCCTGACGATATGGCCGCAACCGCTGTCCCCGCCGCGCCCGTCGAGGATCGCGGCGATCTCGCTTTCCTGTCCGTGACGGCGCTGCGCACGCAGCTGTCGGACTACGAGACGGCGAAGCTGAACGAGCGTCAGGAGGCCGACGAGGCGCGGCGCTACTATCACGGCGATCAGTGGACCTCGGACGAGGTTCGCATCCTGCGCTCTCGCAATCAGCCGGTCGTCACGTACAACCGCATCAAGCGGAAGATCGACGGCGTGGTGGGCGTGGTGGAGCGCCTTCGCCAGGACCCCAAGGGCTTTCCGCGCACGCCGCAGCAACAGAATGGGGCCGACATCGCCACGGCGGTGATGAATTACGTCCTCGACATCAACCAGTGGAAGTCCGTTTCCCCGGCTGTCGCCAAGGCCGGCGCCGTCGAGCCCCTGGCCGGCATCGAGCTTGAAGTCGTGCCGGGCGACCATGGCGATGCGGACGTGGCGATCCACTACCTCGACCCGCGCGACGTGTTCTACGACCCGCGCTCGACTCGGCCGGACTTCTCCGACGCGCGCTATATCGGCGTTGCGAAGTGGGTGGCGCTGGACTCGGCCATCGGCATGTTTCCCGAGTTCGAGCGCGAGCTTCGGTCGGCGGCGTCAGGCGGCGGCGGATACGACACCTTGGCCAACAGTGACCGGGACCGTCGTCTCTCGCACACCAGCAACGGCGCCAAGCACGTCCGGCTCGTGGAGCATTGGTACAAGCGCGGCGACGGTTGGCTGTATCAGTTCTACTGCGGCGATCTCGCGCTGGCGCAGGGCGAGAGCCCGTTCGTGGACGAGAAAGGCAATCCGTTCTGCCGCTTCGTGCTGTTCTCGGCCGACGTCGATCACGACAACGACCGTTACGGCTTCGTGCGTAACCTGAAAGGCCCGCAGGACGAGATCAACCACCGCCGCTCGAAGGGCATCCACGCCCTGCACTCGTGGCGGCTGACCGTGGAAAATGGCACGGTTGACGACGTGAACGAACTGCGCACCGAGGCGCATCGCCCCGACGCCGTTCTCGTGACGCCGATGGGGGCCAAGGTCAATTTCGAGAACAACGCCGACCTCGTGCGCGGCAACCTCGAAATGCTGACGGAAGCCAAGAACGAGATCGAGGGCTTCGGCCCCAACCAAGCCCTGATCGGCGGCCTCGGCGCGTCGGCTTCGGGGCGCGCGATCCAGCTTCTTCAACAGGCCGGCATCTCGGAACTCGGCCCGTACCTGATCGAGTACACGAACTGGAAAAAGCGCGTTTACCGCGCGGTTTGGAACGTCGTGCAGCAATACTGGACCGCCGAGCGGTGGGTCAGGGTCACGGACGATGAGGGGCTGGCACAGTTCCTTCAGGTGAACGGCCAAGACACCGATCCGCAGACCGGAATGCCGATCCTCGTCAACGCGCTGGGCTCGCTCGACATCGATATCATCGTGGACGAGGGGCCGGATCGCACGACCCTGATGGAGGATACACTTGAGGGCCTAATGGCCGTGGCGCCTGGCATGGCGCAAGCCGGCAAGCCCCTTCCGCCCGAGATCTTCATCGAGCTTGCCAACCTTCCGCAGGCGACCAAGAATAAGATCCTTGGCTACCTTCAGCAATCGTCCGCGCCGAACCCGCAGGCGCAACAGGCCGCCGAAGTCGAGATGGCCGGGGCGGTCGCCAAGGTTGAGGAGACCAAGGCGCGGGCGGCCAAGCTGCTTTCCGACGCGCAGCGCCAGCCGAACGCGGCGGGCAAGGACATGGCCGATCTCGCCGAGCAGGAGGCCGACGTTCGGCTGAAGCACGCCAAGGCGGCGGACACCGAGTCCGACGTCGCGCTGAAATTCATGGCGCCTCAGCCGTCGCCTTTGGGCGTGATGGAAGGCGCCTATGCGCAGGGCGCGCCTGGGATGGCGGGCCTGCCGCCCGCAGGGCCGGGACTTGGTGGGCTGGGAGCGGGGTACTGACGAGCGTGGCGCCTAATCAGAGGGCGCCACGTCCGCCGGTTGCGCCTGAGCCGAAGGGGATGGCGGCGCGCTGAGCACATACCGACTGACAACTGCCGCAATCATTGATGCGGGGACATCAAGCCTGATGTCCGCTCCATCCTTGGCCTGAAACACCAAGCGCCCGATTTCGTCGCGGCCTAGATAGCGCGACCCGCGCGGTACAGCGCCAATCTCCACGGCCATCGCTGATCTCCTTCGGGATTGATCGCGATCCTACCACGAGTTCGTCCGCGCCACGATACGGCGCACCCCACGTCCGCTCAGCACGATACGCGAGCCGCACCGCCCAGCGCACGGGTGATCTCGTCATCACACGATACGTGAAAAGGAACCGAGCATGTCGGACGACACGAGCGGGCACGATGCCTTTGCCGCAGCCCTGAGCGGGAACGATGCACCTCAGATCGAGGGCACCGTTGAAGCCGAGGCCGTAGATCTGGGACAGGATGCGGGCGCACAGCCCGAGTCTTCCCCGGAACCCGCTCCCGAACCCGCTCCGCCGGCTCAGCGCAACGAAGACGGGCACATCCCTTCGTGGCGCTTGCGTGAAGTCCAAGAGGAGCGTCGGCAGATCGCGGCGGAAGCCGCCGAGCTGCGTCGCTGGCGTGCTGAGCGCGAGGAACAGGATCGGCGCCGCGAGCAGGAAGAGGCCCTGAAAACGCAGGACTTCTACACCGCTCAGGACCCGAACCAGTTCATCGACCAGCGTGCGCAGCACGTCGCCCGCGAGGCCCTGACCCCGATCCAGCAGGAAATCCAGCAGCTCCGAGCCGAACGGCAGCAGGAGCGAGAGGAGTCCTCGCGGGAACGGGCCGAGGAGAAGCACGGCAAGGACGTGGTCGTCGCCGCATGGCAGCGCGTCCATCAAGCCATCCTGTCGGGCGATCCCGAGGCCCTCGCCCTCAAGGCCAGCCTGGAGAAGTCGCGCCATCCCTACGGGGATCTCGTCGCCTTCGACAAGCGCCGGTCCACCCTCGAAGCCATCGGGGGCGACCTCGAAGGCTACACCAAGAAGCAGCGCGAAGAGGCGCTGAAAGACCCCGAGTTCCTCGCCAGAGCACTCGAAGCCCACCGCTCGATGGCGACGCCCGTTCAGACCGGCGTCCCTGGCCGTGGCGGCACCCCCCAGCCCCAACGCACGCTCCCCTCGCTCAACCGGCAGACATCCTCTCGGGATGGCTCTGGCGAAGGCGGGGTCGGGGACGTGTTCGCCCAGACCATCGCGGAACGCGGCCGGCGCACCGGCTAACCGCGACCTTCCCTGAAAGGACACGGCCATGGCCGTCACCACTGCCGCTGCGAACAATCGCGGCATTCAGTTCGAAAAAGACGTCACGCGCGAGATGGTGCGTGGCAACATGCTGAAGCCCTACATGGGCTCCGGCCCCAACTCGGTGATCCGAGTGTGGGACATGAAGGGCAAGACCGGCGGTGATCAGATCAACATCCCGCTCGTATCGGCGCTCAAGGCGGCGGGCGTCGGCAACGGCCTCCTGTCCGGCGCGGAAGAGGCGATCCAGAACTCCTCGTGCCGCTACTGGCTCGACTGGACCCGAAACGCGGTCAAGGAGTCGGTCGCCGAGCTGAAGAAGATGTCCTTCGACATCTACGACTATGCCGGCCCTCTCCTCAGCGAGTGGGCGGCGACACAGCAGCGCGACGAGATCATTCGCGCCCTGGCCTCCCTGCCCATCGAGGCCGCGCCCAACGGGTACTCCGGTGCTGTCGGTCGCCGCATCAACGGGCGTCTCTGGTCCGAGGCTTCGGCCACCGAGATGAACACGTGGATGACGGCCAACGCCGACCGCATTCTGTTCGGCATCGCCAACACCGGCACCAACGGCAACCGCGTGGCCGGCAACTTCGCCGCGTCGCTCGCCAACATCGACCAGACCAACGACATCGCCTCGACCACGATGCTCGACAAGCTCAAGGCCATGGGCAAGAAGCCCCAGGTCGGCAACCCGAAGATCTCGTCCCTGATGATGGACGACGGTTACGAGGGCGGCGTCGTCTTCGTCGGCACGAACGGCTTCTACGCCCTGAAGAGCGATCCGAAGATCGTCGCCATGAACAAGGACGCTCGTCCGCGTGAGGGGCGGTTCAAGGACAACCCGCTCTTCAACGACGGGGATCTTCTCTACGACAAGATGATCATCCGCGAGGTGCCGGAGATCGACACCCTGACGTCGTTCGTCGGCGCGGGTGCTGCCGGCATCAGCGTCGCCCCGATCTTCTATTGCGGGAAGATGGCGCTGAACATGGTCATGGGCCAGTTGCCCAAAGAGACCTACCTCGAAGACACCGACTATCAGCACTACGACGGTCGCGGCATCACCATGGCCTACGGCGTCGGCAAGACGTGGTTCAAGCTCGCCAACGGCAACCTTGTCGATTGGGGTGTGGCCACCGGCTTCCACGCCAGCGTCGATCCGACCTGAGCCTGACGGCGGGGTGTGAGTCCGCCCCGCCTTTTTCTCCCGATCTCTGAAAAAGGAAGCCGTCATGGCCGTTTACACGCACGCCAACGCGCAGGCGCCCGTTGCGCGCACCAATCTGTCCGCAGGACAGCAAGTCACGGGCCACGCCCGCTACACCCTCGGCCCGACCCTCGCGGCCGGCGATGTGATCCGCCTGTTCCGTGTTCCGGCCGGCGCCCGCATCAAGAACGTGCTGCTCTACGCGCAGAAGATCGACACGGGCGGCACGCCCGCCGTGACGCTCAACGTCGGCGACAGCACCTCGGCGACGCGCTTCTTCAGCGCCTCGAACGTCGGTCAGGCCGGCGGCGCGGCGGAACTCGCGGTCGGCGCGGCCCCCAAGGGCCAGGAATATCTGGCCGAGGACACCGTCATCGCCACCGTCGTCGCGGCCCCCGCCACGCAGGCCGGTGGGACGTATTTTGAGGTCTATCTTGACTACTACCTGTCGTGAGGTGAGCCATGGCCAAGATCAAGTACCTGGGCGACGCGCCCACCGAGTGGCGCAACATCCGCTTTCAGCCCGGTAAGGCCGTTTCGGTCGATGACGAGAGCATGATCGCGGCGGCGAAGGGCAATTCGTTCTTCGAGGTGACGGGGGCCGGCAAGTCCGACCCTCAGGCCGATCCGAACGAGGATCAGGCCGACCCCGAGGACATCGCGCGCATCGATCTGCCCGAGGGCGACGCAAGCGACTCGTCGTTCGTCGGTTCAGCCGGCCTCGCGCCGGATGACCGTGCGCCGTCTAGCGGCGGCGAGGATGTGCCGGCCAATACGCCGAGCCTCCCGCGCCGTGGCCGTCCTCGGAACGCCGACTGATGCCCTACACCTCCGCAGCCCTGATCGAACGCGCCCTACGTCGCCTCGGGGCTGTGGGGGATGGGCAGGAAGCCGAACCCGAGGACGCCAGGAAGGTCCGCGAGGCCATCCCCGGCGTCCTCGCGGATCTCCTTGAGCGCGATATCTACGACGTGGCGGACTTGGAAGACATCGACACCGCCGCGTTCCACCATCTCTCCGCGATCCTGGCGTCCGAGATGAGCGACGATTTCGGCTTGCCGCAGTCCGACGTGGTGACGCTCGCGAGCCGGGCACAGGCCGCCGAACAGAAACTCCGCGCGCTGCGGACGCTGCCCTATTCCGGGGCGCCGGTCCACGTGGACTATTTCTGATGCCCGTCGCGATCCCGTTCCCGCTGTCCTCAACACCGGGCTCACGCCCCGGCGAGGGCGCCGGGCGGTTGGTCAACTGTTTTGCCTTCAAGGACGGCGACGCGGTACGCTACGGCCCCGTTCCGGGGCTGACGCCGTTCGCCCTGACGGGCCTTGGCCCGCGCGGCTCGCTTCTCGTCGGCTCGACACTCTACCTTGCCGTCACCGACGCGCTTTTGAAGGTCACGGCGGACGGCGTGGTCACGAACGTCGGCCCGCTCCAGGGCTCCGGGCTCGTTACCATGGCGCGGGATAACCGCGCCCCGTCCCCGGACATCGTCATCGTCACGGAGAACGGCGCCTTCGTCACGGACGGCGTGTCGGTCTCGGATTATCCCGATACCGACGTGGGCTCGCCTAACAGCGTCAGCTTCTTGGACGCCTACTTCCTGTTCACCTACGGCAACGCCACGATCCGCGCCTCCGGGATCAACGACACCGGCATCAACGACCAGAGCTTCACGAAGGCCGAGGCCAAGCCGGACGGCCTGTTACGCGGCATCGTCAAGGGGCGCCAGTTCATCGCCCTTGGGCAGTCCTCAGTCGAGTTCTACGACAATCCTGGACGCATCCCGTTCCCCCTTGAGCGTTCCGAGGTGGTGGACGTCGGCCTGTTCGGGCCATGGGCCGTTGCCGGCACCGACGATGGCTGGGACAAGCCTTGGCTCATGGTCGCCTCGGACGGCACGGTGCGGCGCTGGGACGGCTACACGCCGACCATCGTCTCCACCCGCGACGTTGAGCGGTCCATCGCCACCGTCACCGATCCGAACACGCTTGAAGCCATGGTCACGACCTATGGCGGCAACTCGGTGTGGTCGTTGTCCGGCCCCGACTTCACCTGGGACTATCACATCAACGCGGGCGCGTGGTTCGAGCGCGAGAGCTATGGCTTGAAGCGGTGGCGCGGCCGGACGAGCGTCAAAGCGTTCGGCAAGTGGCTGGTGGGCGATATCCAGTCCGCGACATTGATGGCGCTCGATGAAACGGCCCGCATGGAGGGCGCGTCGCCCCTCGTTGTCACGGGCGAGGGCTGGTTGAAATCCTACCCGGCCGGGTTCCGGGTGAACGATCTCTATCTTCAGTTCTCGACGGGGCAGGGGCGGGAAGCCGGCCAAGCCCCCATTGAGACCGATCCGCGCGTCTCGGTGTCGTGGTCGCTCGACGGTGGCGGACGCTGGGGCCAACCGCTCCTTCGCAGCATGGGCCGCCAGGGCGAGTACGGCCGGAACGTCCGCGTCGGGCAGTTGGGCTTGGCCCGCACCAGCGGCGTGAAAGTCCGGTGGGCGATCTCCGACCCGGTTCCGTTCGCCTTCATGGGCGGGACGCTGCCGAAGCCGAGTGAGCGGCGGGCGTGATGGCACTCCCTGCCAACTTCCCCCAGCCCCCGAAGCGTCCTCCGGCCAGCGTGCCGATCACGGACGGGGCCTGGATCAGGTATTTTGACGCCCTGGATCGGTTCAACGCCGAGGTCCGGGCCTACCTCGCAACGCTCGCCTGACAGGAGGCTGTAGTGGGTCTGTTCGATGCCCTTTCCGGGGCCGCCTCGCAGCGTGCCGCGAAATCCAACCAATACGCCATCGGCGCCGGCACCCAGCTCGGCGGCGATGCCCTGACGACGGGCTACCGGAACGCGCAGGGCTTGCTCGGCACCGGAGACGGCTCGACGGGGACGGCCTTGTCTGCGCTCGGCGCCGGCTATGGGCAGGCCCGCAACGATCTCAACAGCCAGTACGGCCAGACGCAGGGGTATCTGGGGCAGGCCGGCAACGCCTACGGCAACCTCGTCAACCAGGGCGGGAACGCCTATTCGGCGTACAACAACGCCATCGGGGCGAACGGCGCGGCCGGCTCCGCGCAGGCCGCCGCCGACTTCCGCGCCGCGCCCGGCTACGAGTATGCGCAGAGCCAGGCCCTGGAAGCCGTCCAGCGGTCCGCTGCGGCCCGTGGCGGTCTCGCGGGTGGGAATGCCACTGCCGACATCCTGAAGACGGCCACGGGGCTCGCAGATCAGGGCTATCAGCAGTACGTTTCCAACCTTCAGAACGGATCGAACTTCTATCAGAGCGGTGTCGCGGGCCAAGCCAACGCCCTCGCGGGGCAGGCCAGCTCATCCCAGGCGCAGGGCACGTCCCTCGCCGCCCTCGGCACCGGCTACGGGCAAAACGCGGCCGGGATCTACGGCACGGCTGCGAACCAACAGGTCGGCTTCGGGCAGAACGTCGCCGGGCTCCAGACTAACGCCGCCGGGCAGTTGGTGCAGAACAACAATCAGCTTGCGAAATCCCAGACGGAGGCGAGTTCCAATCTGCTCGGGGGGCTGCTCGGCGGCGCTGAAAGCGTCTTCGGGGCAGCAGGCAAGGCGGGCGGTTTCACGAACCTCTTCTCGAACATTTTTAAGTGAGGCCGGCGTATGTCGTTCGGTGAGTTCTACGCCGCCACGTCCGGGCTTGGAAAGGCCTACTCAGATGGCGCTGCGCAGTTCGACAAGAAGCAGATGCTGGGCGCGCTCGGCTCAAAGCTTCAGGCCGGCGATTATGCTGGCGCGTCGAAGGTCGCCTTCGATGCTGGCGACCCTGATACGGGTCTGAGCCTGCTTAAGCTCGGGCAGTCCGCCAAGCAGTCGGCCGATGCCAACGCTGCGTTCAACTCATTCGGACAGTCGTATGCGGGCGGCGGCACGCCGCAGTCGTTGGGAACTCTTGGTGCGCAACCAGCCGCGCCCCCGACCGCATCGCGTCCGGGCGCTTCCCTGCCGTCCTTTGCTCAAGGGAGCGACATCGGTCGCTATGCAGGGGCGATCCAGAGCAACGAGAGCGGCGGGAATTATGGGATCGTCGGGCCGACGCATCCGAAATACGGTCGCGCACTCGGCGCTTATCAGGTCATGGAGAGCAATCTTCCCTCATGGTCGCGTGAAGCCATCGGACGTGAGGTGACGCCGGATGAATTTCTGAAGAGCCCGCAGATCCAAGACGCGATCTTCCAGAAGAAATTCGGGCAGGCCGTCGAAAAGTACGGCAACCCCCAGGACGCGGCGTCGGTGTGGTTCACGGGGCGCCCTCTCGCGCAGGGGGCGAATGCGCGGGACGTCCTCGGCACCACCGGCCAACGATACGTCGACAAGTTTACGGCGGCTCTCGGCCGAGGCGCGCCGGCCACTGCTCCGCAGCTCCCCGCAACGGCAATGCAAATGCCACAATCGGCCCCGGCTGCACAGACCGCTCCGGTGCAGGTCGCCTCGGTGGATCGCTCCTTTGTGCCTGCTATGCCCGGCGCGACTCAGGCGGCGCCCGCTTCTTCCGCGCCGCCGTCTCCCTCCCCCGGCACGCCCACCATGACCATGCCAAGCGCAGACTCGGCGCCTGTCGCTGCGCCCGAGGCCACGCCCGAAGCGCGAGCGCAGGTCTCGGCCGCTGTTCCGCAGCAACTCGCGCAAGCGGGCCTGCCGCCGGCCGCCGCGCAACAGGTTGGGGCTACCGCGCCGGCCTCGCAGCAGCGCATCGGCGCTCTGATCCGGCTCGCGACGATGCCGGGCCTATCAGAGGGCCAGTCGGGTGTCGTGAAGACGCTCCTGTCGAACGAGCTTGAACAGACCAAGGCGCCCGACGAGGTCAAGAAGTACCTCTTCGCGCGCGGGCAGGGCTATGGCGGCTCGTTCGTGGATTTTCAGCGAGAGGGCCAGCGCCCGGTCGGCCCCCAGACGGTTTCGGCCGGCAGCGCCCTCGTGGACCCCAATACCGGCCGCGTCATCTTTCAGGCGCCGGACAAGGAGGGCGGCGGCGTCACCCTCTCTCCGGGACAGGTGCGCTTCGATGCGCAGGGCAGGCGGATTGCAGAGGTCGCGGATCGCGACAAATCGAACGAGGGTGAAGCCAAGCTCCGCACCGAGTTCACGAAACAGCTTGGCACCTTCGGTGAGGTGCAGGACGGCTATCGTCGCCTGATCGCGGCCACCGAACAGCGCGAGAGCAACCCCGGCGCGGTGTCGCCCGCATCGGATATCGGCCTCGTGTTCGGCTTCATGAAAATGCTCGATCCGGGGTCGGTCGTGCGTGAGGGGGAATTCGCGTCGGCGCAGAATGCGGCCGGCGTCCCCGAGCGCATCCAGAACCTCTACAACAAGGCGCTGAACGGTGAGATCCTGAACCCGACGCAGCGCCAGGATTTCATTGATACCGCCCAGCGCCTCTATGGTCAGGCTCGCCAGGGGGCCGAAAGCGTTGCCACCCGGTACAGTGACCTGGCGAAGGGGCAGGGGCTCGATGTTGGCCGGGTCGTGGCCCTGCCGCCCGCTCTGTCGGCCCCGAAGGTGGGGCGCCCGAAAGCGTCCACGCCAGAAGCCGCCCCAAAATTCAAGGAGGGCACTGTCATCGTGAACCCTCAGACCAACGAAGAGCTTGTGCGGCGCGGAGGCCAGTGGGTTCCGAATGCGCGGTCTGAACTATGAGCGATGATCTGCCGCCGGGCTTCGTGCTGAAGCCGGAGACCGCGCCTGTCCAGCCGCCTGCCGCACCAAAGCAGGCTCCGGCTGCGCCTGGGGACGATCTCCCGCCTGGCTTCATCCTCAAGGAGGCTCCCGTCCGCACAGCCGACCTGCCTGCACCCGGTGCAAAGCCGGTCGGCTTCGTCGTTCCAGGGCAGGAGCCGCCCGCGCGGCCGGGCGGGGAATTCACGCTCTCCAATCTCGTCAAGGGGATCTACAACTCGGCCGTGAGCGCCGTGACGCTTCCTGGCGACGTCTACAAGGGCAAGGTGCAGACCAGGCCCTCGGCAATGACGCAGGAAGAGGGAATGCGCGTGGCCGATCTCGCGGGCTTTGCCAGTCCCGTTTCGCCAGGACGCATCGCGACACAGGCCGAGCGATCCGTTCTCTTCGCCGACCCACAGTCCGGAGCTTCACGTCGCGCCGTTCAGGACGTTGTGACGACCTCACCTGGTTCTGTCGTCAAGGACGCGGGTGATCTCGGCATCACGTTGACCGCAGGCCAGCGCACCGCCGACCCGGCCTTGCTTTCGACTGAGAATGCGATGGCCGGCGGCGCCAAGGGTGCGCAGGCCCAGCGCATCGCTCGCGAGGCGGCGGACCGGCAGCAATCCGAAATCGCGGCCGCGCGCGACAGCATCGGCGATACGGCAGGCTTGGGGCAAATCGCGCTCGACCGCCCCGCCGATGCCGGCGGGCTCGTTGGTGAGACCGTTCAGAAGTACGGCACGACGGCCCAGCGCGAGCTTGAGGCCCGCAATCTGGCCGAGGCCCAGCGGGTCGCGCAACTGAACGAGGCCGAGGCCACCCGCGTCGCAACTGCCAATGCAGCGGAAGAGGCTCGCGCACAGGCCGCGAACGAGGCCGCGACCCGTGCCGCGCAGCAATCGGCCGAGGCGAGCCGCCAGCGGTTCAACCCACAGGATCTCCGCCCCGTCGATGCCGGCGCCGACGTTGCCGAGGCGGTGCGCAATCGCGCGACGCAGGGGCGGGAGCGGTACCAGCAAGGCTACCGCGAAGCCTTCGACCGCGAGGGACAGATCGACCCCGGCTTCTTCCAGGGTGTGGCCCGCCCCGGCGGCCAGGAACTCACGGCCAGCGGATCACCGCTCAACGAGTTCGCTGCGCCGATCTCGCAGCGGATCACGGAGGATCTGGTTCGGCGGGCCGAGCCGATCATCATTGACAAGACGCTGACACCGCTCGCTTCGGCAACTCTGAACGACCTCAACCGCGTCGCCAGCCTCAATCTCGGGCGCATCGGGCAGCCGGGCGCCGGAGAGACAGTGGCCGGGGTCAACCTGCGCGGCATTGAACAGGCTCGCAAGATCATCACGGCCCGTATCCGTGCGGCGTCCGCGACCCCGGAGGACGCTCGGGCGCTGCGCGGTGTGATGGACGCCTTCGACAACCAGTTGGAGCGCGGTTTCGATAGCGTGCTGTTCTCAGGCGACGAGGGGACGCTTCAGGGGCTCCGCGCGGCCCGCCAGCAATTCCGCGACTACCAGCAGACGTTTCGCCCCCGCGCACAGGGTGACGATGCCGGACGTGTGATCCAGAACATCATCGAGCGCGATGCCTCGCCGGAGGAAGTGGCGAACTACGTCATCGGGTCCTCTCGTGTCGGCGGGACGGGCACGAGCGTGCGAACCTTCACGCGCCTTCGAGAGATCCTGGGCGCCGATAGCCCGGAGATGCAGGCGATCCAGGGGGCGACGTGGCAGAAGCTGACCGGCGGTTTGGAGGCCGCGACGCCGGCCGGCGCGCAGCGGCTGTCCGAGCGCATCCGTGAGTTCACTTCGGGGCAGGGCAGCACCCTGGCGCGCCAGATGTTCCCGCCTGACGACCTCGCCGCGATGCGGTCCTTTGGCGACGCCATGCAGGCGTTTGCCCGCCGTGCCCCTGAACGTCCCGGCGAGCCGTTGCCGAAGCCTGTACCCCTGAAAGCTGCGCAGGAAGAGGCGACGGGACACATCAAAACCCTGATCGATGTCGCCAACAAGCGCCTTTCGCCCGAGGACACTGCCGCAGCCTTGTTCGGCTACGGCAACAAGATCACCACGGCCAACATCAGGCTTGTGGACGCCATCGCCAGCATGGTCGGCCGTGAAACGCCGGAGTGGGCCGCCATCCGGCAGGGCGCGTGGCAGCGGTTGACTGGCGTCGCCGAAGGCAAGACCGAGATGGGCGCACAGAAGGTCTCTCAGCGCATTCTGGAGTTCATCAATGGCGATGGACGCACCATGGCGCGACGTCTCTTTTCCGAAGAGGAATTGAGCGAGATGCGCCGGTTCGCAGGCGTGCTCAAGGCCATTGTCGGGCCGTCCGGCACCACGAACCCGTCCAACTCAGGCAACCGCCTTGCTGGCCTCGCCCGTGACAGCTTCACCGCCATCGGGACCATGCTCGGCGTCAGCGCGGGTGGCCCGGTCGGTGCGGCGGCCGGCTACGTCATGTCAAAGGGGGTTCGAGCGGCCTCCGACGCACGACAAGGTGCAATCGCCCGGCAGCTTTTTGACGGGCGGGAGCCGGTCTCCATCGGTAGCCGCTTGGCGGAAGCGAGTGCGGCTATACCTCCATCCACCGGCCTCAGGGCGGTTGGCGGGGCCGTGACAGGGGCGGGGCAGGGTCGCAATTAGCGACGGCGGCCAAGCCCTGAAAAGGCCGCTTCCACGAAGAGTAGGGCTCCGACGAATGCCATCACGGCAACCGCCGTCAGGAGCATGACGCTGATTTTTCCCGACTGCGGATAGTACGCGAACAGGTGCCCATACAGCATCCTGCCGCTGACGATCAGCAGCGAGCCGCCGAACACAAAACACAAAGCGCGTCGACCCGGCGTCATCAATCCTCGCTGTCGTCCAGCCGTCAAACCTAACCCACCCCGCCCCCGTCCGTCACCTCCCCACGGCTGCCCTCTCCGGCGGCTTCTCCCGCGTTGGGACACCCCATGCCCCTGCTACTGCCTTTCTCGTGCCTGCCGACCTTCGGGCCGGGCGGGTTTCCGGTCATGGACGCGTTGCTATTCGTCTTCGCGGCGAACACGACGAGCCCCGTGACGGCCTACAGCGATCCGGGGCTGTCGATCCCGCTGACGCACCCGATCAAGGCAGACGGGTCGTCTGGGTGCTTCCCCATCGTCTACGTGCCCGGCGGGACCTATCGCTTGCGGGTCACGGACGCGACCGGGCTGCAACTGCGCCAGATCGAAGGGTATGCGGTGGCCGATGCCGTCGCGCCCGGCGATGGCGGAAGCGGCAACGTGGACGCGACCCGGCTGGCACAAACCGGCGACGTCAAGGACCGCTATGCGGCCGGCGTTCATGCCGGGTGGGTGCGGATGAACGGCCGGACCATTGGCCCGTCGTCCTCGGACGCGTCCGAGCGCGCCAACGACGACGCGCACGACCTTTTCGTCCACCTCTGGCAGACGGATGCGACACTCGCCGTCTCCGGCGGGCGCGGGCCAAACGCCGAGAGTGATTGGGCCGCGTCTAAGACCATCGCGTTGCCGGACCAGCGTGGGCGGGCGCGGATCGCGCTCGACACTCTCGGCAACGGGAACGCGGGCCGTCTTCTCGGCGGGAAGTTCCTCGCGGGCGATCCCTCGACGGTGGGCGCCGCCATGGGCGAAGTGGCCCACACCCTGACCGTCGCCGAACTGCCGAGTTTCACCGTTCCGGTCTCGGCCTCCATGGACGTCCAGGGCAATCACCAGCATATCGGTACGACGAACGGTTACAGCTCGGACCACAACCACGCCATTTCGGTGAAGGGCTATCCGTTCACCCAGGGCGGCCCGCTGACGATCTTCACGCCGGTCACGTCGGGCGGCGATGCGACGATCCCGACCAACGGCACGTCGAACAACCACACCCATACCTTCGGCACCGAGTTCAGCGGCCAGCACGCGCACAACATCACCGTGAGCGTCGGCCCGGTCGGTGGCGGGCAGTCGTTCAGCCTGCTGCCGCCCTCGCTGCTCGTCAGCAGCTATATCAAGCTCTGAGGCGCCCATGTCGCTCTCGCGCCGCCGCCTGATCCCACGTCGTGGGGATTGGGTCTCTCATTTCCGCGTCTTGCCCGAGCGGGCGCCCGTCGATCCCTCCACCGCCCGGTTCACCGTAACCGTTATGGCGCTCGATGAGGGGCGTTGGGGCTACGATTACGGGCGGGTGTTCACCAACGGCGGCTGCGGCCTGTCCGCGTCGAGCGACGACGGCACCAACCGCGTCGCCATCGGCGTGAGTTCGACCGCCCTGGTGATCTCCTGGCGCTTCCCGCTCGCTGAGACACGAGGCCTCCCGGCAGGCAGCTACCTCGTGAGCGTCGGCGCCATCGTCGCCGACGAGGTGCAGGAAATCGGCTCGTTCGTCGTCGTGGCGGACGGCTCGCCCGCGTCGAGCCCCACGGCTCAGCCGGTCGCAGCCGACCCCGTCACGCCCAACGTGATCCCCGTCGTGGAGGAATTCTAGAATGGCCGATACCACGGTCTTCGTCCGCGCGCGGCTCGACTATTCCAACACGGCGGGCAACACCCGTCTCATCACCGACAACGGCGGGTTTGCGATCAATCAGGCCGATGGCCTGTTGTTCTCGCGGGCCGGGGACGGCTCGACGCGGGTCTCCCGCCTGATCTCGCCGACCGAGTACGCGGCGCTTCTCGCCGGCATGGGCAGCGGAACGCTCGCGCCCATCGCCACATCGGGCAGCGCCAGCGACCTGTCCACCGGCACCGTGCCCGTCGCGCGCCTGCCGACCACGGGCACGGCCGGCACCTACGGGTCCGCGACGCAGGTCCCGGTGGTCACGGTGGATGCGCAGGGGCGCGTGTCCGGCGTGACGCTTGCCACCATCGCGACCGGGGGCGGCGGGCCGACGAGCACGGATGGGCTCCCCGAGGGCACGACCAACCTCTATTTCACTACGGCGCGGGCGCGGGCCGCGATCTCGGTGTCGGGCTCGCTGGCGTACAACACCACCACGGGCGTGATCTCGTACACCGCGCCGACTCTGGCGGCGGTAGCAACGAGCGGCTCGGCTTCGGATCTCACCACGGGCACGCTCCCGGCGGCCCGTCTGCCAAACACCGCCGTGACACCAGGCACGTTCACCAACGCGACGCTCACCGTGGATGCCACCGGGCGGCTCACGGCGGCGTCGAGCGGAACCGCCAGCGGCACGGGCACGGTCACGTCCTCAGGGTCGCCCACGGCCGGACAACTCGCGACGTTCACCACCGCCACGAACATCGCAGGCGTTACCGCGCTCCCGGCCGCGAACTTCCCCGCGCTGACGGGCGACTTGACCACCACGGCCGGGTCCCTAGCGACCACGCTCGCCGCGAGCGGCGTCACCGCCCAAGCCTACACCGGCCTCCACAGCGCGACCTTCGACGCCAAAGGCCGGGCGACCGCAGCGGCCAACGTCGCGCTTACGGGTGACGTCACGACCACGGCGGGCTCACTCGCCACCACCATCGCGAACGGCGTCGTCACCTTCGCCAAGCTCGCGGCGGCGGCCGTCGCCTCGGCGGCCTCGGACGTCTGGACCAATGTCGCGTCCAAGGTGCTGTCGGTCAACGCGCTCTGGTCCTCGCAGGCGTTCGTCACTCTCACCGACGCGGCCACCATCGCGACCGACATGTCTACCTTCCTCAACGCGAAGGTGACGCTGGCCGGCAACCGCACCCTCGGCACCCCCACCAACGCTAAGGAGGGCCAGAGCGGGATCATCCAGATCATTCAGGACGGCACCGGCTCGCGGACCCTGGCCTACGCCACGGGGTGGGACTTCGGCTCGGCCGGCGCGCCCACGCTGTCCACGGCGGCGGGCAAGATCGACACGATTTCCTACGTGGTCATCAACACGACCGGGCCGGTGGTCCGCGCGTACTTCGGGAAGTCGGCCTGATGTTCATGATGACGCCGACGATCCTGCGGCCCTTGTCACTGAATGCGGCATCCGCAGTAACACTCAATCCAGCAGATACTACCGCTGGCATCACCCTGTCCAACGGAAACCTCACAGCGCAGTGGGCTAGCAGCACGCAAGGCCTAACCCGTGCGACAAAGGGCTTCAGTTCTGCTGACGTTTACTTCGAGGTCGCTTGCGAGGCTTTTGGTGCCGAACTAGACGTGGGGTTCGTCCCACTTAGTGCAGCAGTGGGGGACGGCTACCCCGGAGGGCCTCAATACCCTAGCGTTGGGTTGTTCTATAACCAGCAAGGCAGCGGCAGGATTATCTATAACGGAAGCCAAGGAGCAGCGTTTTCCGTGGCGAACGGCTCCGCCATAGGATTGCTCTACCGTGCCAGCAACAAGACTTTCTACCTGTACGCAGGAGGTAGTTTGGTTGGTTCTGTGGTTACCACCCTCACCGGAGCACTTTACCCTGCGATGAAAGGTTACAGTGGGGAGAGGGCGACTGTGAACTTTGGGGCTACGGCATTCACAAACCCTCTACCGTCAGGCGGTGTCCGCCTGATTGACGCTTCTTGAGGACCCCCCAGCCATGACGCACGCAATCCGCGCCAGCTCCGGCTGGGCGCTTCTCCCCTATGGCGAGGACGTCACCTATCAGGGCGTCACGGCCTCCTACGCTACGGTCATGCTGTGGTCTGACGACGAGCGCGAGGCGTTCGGTGTCTACGTGGTTCCGGAGCCTGATGCGGCGCCGGAGGGGCAGATGGAGACGAGCCGCACGCTCGTGAGCCGCAGCAAGCGCCCGGTTTGGTCCGTCTCCTACCAGCCGGCACCAGATCCCAAGCCGCCCACCGCGCCCGACAACCCGACGCTCGGCGACTGGCGCGTGGGGCTCGTCCTCTGGAAGACGCCGGGCGGCAATCGCCGAGACGAGGTGCTTGCCAAGATCAAGGCGCTTCTCGACGCGGGGCACCCCCTCGGTCCTGTCGCCGACGAACGGGTGAACTATTCCAACAACGTGCTGCGGGCCGACCTCCTGGCGCTCAAGGACGCCGTGGGCTTCTCCGTCGAGTACATCGAGGAAAGCCTCTGGCGCGCGGCTCAGGTGCAGGCCGGCGATCTCTCCGGCGTCTGGCCGCTTCCCAACGACAAGGACACCCCATGACCTCCGGTTTCGGCGGGCGCCTCGACGCGTCCTATCCCACCGATGTCCGCAACGGCGGCGGCATCCGCGTGGACAAGCAGGGGCTTGCCACCCGCATCGCCCTCGATCTGCGCCAGACCCAGCGCCTCACCACGATCCCGGCCGGCGGGCTGGTGCCGGTGCAGGACCCTGGAACGGGCCTCATCGGCGCGCTGCCGGTCACGGCGCTTCCCACGGCGCAGACTGGCGACGGGACGCAGACCAACACCAAGCTCGCGACCATGCCAGCGCGGACGTTCAAGGCCAACCTGTTGGGCTCCACGGCCCCGCCGCAGGACGTGAACTTCACCCAGGTTCTGGAGGCCCTCGGCATCACCTCGGGCGGATCGGTGGCGACCACGGCTGCGAACGTCTCTGTGGTCCCGCCCGCGAGCCAGGGCTACACCAACGTCCAGGGCGCCATCACGTCGATTGAGGGGCGGGTCGCCGCTGGCGTACCGATCACAGCCTCACAGATCACGGATAGCTCAACGTCCGGACGCTCCGTCCTGACCGGCACGGCCGCGCAGGCACGTGCCGCCCTTGGCATCGCATTCGGAACGGCTGCGGGCACCTACGCCGAAGGCAATGACGCCCGGTTCGCCGCGATCGCCGCGAACGGATCGATCGACCCGAAAGCGTATGGCGCCAAGGGCGACGGAACGACGAACGACAGCCCGGCATGGCAGGCTGCGGTTGATGCCGCAAACGCGCAGGGCAAGTGGGTCGTCCCATCCCCTGGTGATTACTATTTCGCCGCGCCGGTCAACGTTCCCGGACTCACGACGATCTGCAAGCCGGGCAATGGCCAGGACCGTAGGGTCAAGATCCGCACCAATGCCGCAATCGACATGTTCAACATCGTCGGCAACGGCGGGACTATCGCTGGCTTGGCGTTCTTCCATTACGGTGTTTCGGGCCGATGCATCAAGCAAGGCAAGTGGGCCGCGTGGTATATTTACGACAATTATTTCATCGCCGACAACGACGGCTCGGTCGCTTCTGACATCATTCACAGCAACGGGCCACTGAGCCACTACCACCACAACGCGTTCGACAACTTTCGTCGAAACAACGACAGCTTCGCCATCGCGCTCGACCGGCCGAAGGATGAGCCGATCCACTGCATCGAGAACCACATCGAGCAGAATTATTGCGGCGGCTTGGGGCCGTTCCTATACATCGGCTGCCGTGGCGCTCGCACGAACTACGACGGAACACAGAACAAGCCCGAAGGCGTGCACGTAAACTTCAACTCGGTTCAGACGTTCAATTTCAGCGTCGTCCTCGAATGCTGCCTCCTTCTCCGGCTGACCGGAAACTCGTTCTGCATCTCGAATGGAACCACGTTCCTTATCAGGCCGACCGGCCCCGGCATCCTCGATGTCCGCAGCACGTCGAACTGGTACGACAGCACGGGCCAAATCACCACGGGGCCGGTGATCCAGCAGGACAGCACTCTCGCAAACGGCCCGAATGCTGTGCTCAAGTTCGCTCGGTTTCAGGACTATATTTTTGGCGGCAAGTTCGGAGCGGTGTTTGACGGGCTGTCCGACAACGTCGACTTCACCGGCAGCGTCTTCATCCAAATCTCCGACACGGGCGCGATCTTCAACCAAACGAAGAACGTCACCATCGGCGCGACGTTCGAGGGCTGCAATCGGGCGTTCGTGTGCATCGACGGCTCGGCGGGCGGGCCGTTCTTCACCGGCCGGTGCGTGTTCGCCGGCAGCGGCGCCCCCGAGTTCTCCATGTCGGATCGTTCGAAACTGGTCGTCTCCTACGAGACGACCGGGTTCAAGCTTGCACGCAAATTCCCTTATCTGACGGGGACGGGCTCTTTCGTGGCGGCTGCGTCGGGCGCCGGTAACTTTGTAGGCTTCATTCTGGTCCCCCATGGACTGGCGGGGACGCCAAACTTGAATAAATGTCACTGCACTCTGCAAGCAATTCCGTCGCAGTCGGGTGGCGCTGCGTTTCAAGGCGGGACCGCAACTTTCCTCTCCGCAGACGCCACGAACATCACCATGGCCGTCTACATCCTCGGTCTGAGTACGGCTGGCAACATAATTTATAACATGGACGTAACAATTTAGTATTCATGGATTGTAATCAGGGTTCATGCGGAAAAATTCATCTGCTCCGTAGATATTACCTTGATAGTCTATCATTTCTCCTGCCCACAACGGCCAGCCGGCGAAATCGTGGCCAGCCCTATCAGCTCGCCACATCTCAACCACCTTCTCGGCCCGCTGTTGATTGGCGACGAATTCATAGTCGCGGCAGGGTGCCCTCAGAAGAGGGTCATCGGGCGGGAACCTAGGGCCTTTCTGGAGCAAGTACGGCTCGAAGCCTGCCATATCGGCCACCCAAGAGAACCCGCCTTCGAAGAAGTATCGCGAGACTCCTGTCCCCTCGATAAGATTTTTCGTAAAAAAGCTTTCGGCGGCACTGGCTAAGAAGTTGCGTAAAGCAGTTCCGGTCATCCCGAAAAATGTAGCGTATGGAAAGATCCCGACCGGAGGGTACAAAGCCGGAAAGATCCGGCGAAGATAATCGACCGTCTCGCTTGATCTGCTTGTTGCAAGCATCGGGAGGGCACAGAACGTGCCGTGTCGTGTCGGATCGCAAAATGTCTCCACTTCGCTCCGGCGAGACCAGAACTCTCGCTCCATCACCTCTCGCAACCCATCGGTGTGCCGAAACGCGTCGTGGGTCGCCCCCTTTGTGTGGCCAAACCAGTAATAGTCGTGCTGCGCGCGCGTATTACGAAGCGTTCGTAGGGCGGACTGAAACCCCGAAACATCGGAGTTTACGACGAGGCGGTCGGGCGTTTCGCAGATGACGATGTCAAGATCTGCGTCGGCTAAACTCGCGTGCCAACTGCGAGATGAACCGGAATTGATGCCAACATAGATCGTGCAGTCGCGGAACCGTCGCTGGAAAAGGTCGATGTAATAGGCGCCTACATCTCTTGCCACTTCGGTGTCAGGAACGAAGGAAGAAAAAACAACAGCGTGCCGCATGGGGATACCTTAGTTCATAGCGCCCGTGGGAGTCGCCATCCCGGCGCCCTCATGCAGCTTCAGCGGCTCGCGTAGGTCGAAGCGCATCTCCGTGCCATCCGGCGCCGTGAAGGTCGCCCAGCCGTCCTGGTAGTTTGCGAACCTGCTGCCGGCCGGCACCTTGCCGATCTGGATCTCCTGAAGGAGTGGGGTGATCTGCGACCAGCGCGCCGTCTCGCGCTCGCGGGCAATGGCCCGGCACTGAACGCCGTCGCCGGTCGGCGGGGTGAGTTGCAGAATTCGGACGTTGTCACTCATCGCGATCTCCCGTGAGAGAAACGCTCCTACCACGACCCTGGCAGTCAGGACACCTTCCCACGGCGGTGTTTATGCCGAGGTTTACGTTCTGAGGAAGTAGGCAGCGGGGAGTCGAACCCCGTGCTTCCGACCGGACTCGAACCGGCTTGGGCCTCTAATGAGCGCCCGCAACACCTGTCTGCCCCTCAACGAAAAGACCCGCCCTTTTGCAGTCTGGCGAACCAGATCCTGTGGCGGGTCGTGACCAACTCAGAATGCGCGCCCATCGCGCCGGTTGCAACTGATTTTCTGACAATCCCCGGAGAGAGACTATGGCCGCTGCCCTCAATCGGCAGGCGTTCTTCAATGCTGTGCGCACCAAACCCTTCGGTGGATCGCTGTCCCAGGGGCAGGTCTCCGGCATGGAAAGCCTGCTGGACGCCTGCCCGCCGCTTCTCGCCACCGACGCGCTGGCCTACTGTCTCGCGACGGCCTTCCATGAGACGGCCAAGACCATGCTGCCCGTCAAAGAGTACGGCGGGGACGCGTACTATCGCCGGATGTACGATCCGCAGGGCGACCGGCCGAAAGTCGCCAAGGATCTTGGCAACACTGTGCCGGGCGACGGCGTGAAGTTCGCCGGTCGGGGCTACGTCCAGTTGACCGGGCGGGCCAATTACCGCCGCGCGACAGGTGAGCTTCAGGCCCTCGGCATCCTTGACCAGACCATGGACCTGACCGTCACGCCCGACATGGCGATGGTGCCGGACGTCGCCGCCGCGATCATGTTCCGGGGCATGGCCGAAGGCTGGTTCACCGGCCGCAAGCTGTCGCAGTTCTTCGGCACGGGCGCGTCGATCCCCGTAGGCGCACGGGCCATCATCAACGGCACGGACAAAGCGGATCTGATCGCGGGGTACTTCCGCGACTTCCGCGCCGCGCTGCTGGCCGCACAGCACGTCCCTGGCGGCGTCGAGGCCGTCCCCATCCCGCCCGTCACGGTCGGCCCGCTGGTCGCGCCTGCGCCCCGCAAGAGCGGCGTGCTGCCGCCGGCCGAACCCTCCGTTCAGACCGGCAGCGTCGGCGGATGGCTCGCCACTACCCTTTCCCGCATCTGGAACTCCTGAGGCACCCCATGGACTGGTCATCGCTCGCGGGGCAGCTCGCCCAAATCGGCCTGCCTGCCCTCGGAACGCTGTTCGGAGGCCCGCTGGGCGGCACGGTTGGCGCCCTAGTCGGAAAGGGCGTTGCCGCCGCTCTCGGCGTTCCTGCGACCCCTGAGGCGGTTTCCTCGGCCGTTGCAGCCGATCCCTCCGGCGCCGCGATCAAGCTCGCCGAGATCGAGGCAGAAACCAAGCGCCAGGACGCCTATCTGGCGGACATGGCGAACGCTCGCGCCATGCAGCTCGGCCTTGTCCAGACCCATTCCTGGGTCTCGAACATGCCAGCCATCGTGACGCTCCTCATCTTCATGGCGTGGATCACGCTCACGGTGGCGCTCTACTTCGTCCAGTCCGAAATCCCGGAGCGGGTCTACCAGCTTCTGAGCCAAGCCTACGGCGCCTCGAACCTCGCCCTCGGCACGGCCATCGCGTTCTGGCTCGGCTCGTCGCGGTCCTCGCAGGTGAAGGACAGCCAACTCACCGCCGCGCTGTCGGTGCCGCAGATCGCGCGTCGCTAACCGATGCTCGTCACAGACGCGCACGCGCAAACAGCCGAGGCGACGCAGGCCGCCGCCAAGGCCGCCGAAGTCTACCTGAACCAGGGCGTCCTTGGCGCGACATGCGTGTTCCTCATCGTCTTGCTGGTCGCTGCGCTGTTCGTGATCCGAAGCCTTTACAACGAGGGTTTGGCGTCGAGCGCCCGCGAGCGCGGCATCATTGAAAAGCTCATCACCGCCGTCGAGGGAGCCCGTGATGAGTCGGCCGCCGTTCGTGAGGCCATGCGCGGCATTCGGGAGATCCTAGAGACCCGAGGCCAGGCCATCGGCGATCTATCTCACCAGATCGACCGGACGACTACGGAAACCCGACACACGCTCGGCAATATGGCGAGCATCCTCGACTCCGTGTCGCGGTGGCTGCACCAGGGCAGGGGCCAGAACGGGGGCGGCGCATGAAATGGCTGTCGCGCCTCGCCGATCTCGTCACTTGTCGGCACGGCAACGACGAAACGTCCGCGCGGCTTATCGCGGCGCTCGAAGAGAGTAAGGCCGCTTCAGAGAGCACGGCCCGCGAGGGTGTCCGCGTCGCCAAGACGGCCGATGACGGGCGTCGGTACATCGAGGGCATCCGCACCGAGATCAAGGAGCGGACGCAGCGGCAAGAAACCATCGCCCGCGACAAGCGCATTCGCACCAACGATATCCGCGAGCTTGTCGACACGATGCTGAACCACCCAGAGATCCATGACGAGGGCGAGGGATCGTGTTGATTTACGACGATGCGCGACCGGAGACGATCCGAAGCACGATCTACCTGTCCACCCTGGTTCTGGTCATTGGGTACGTGATCCTGAATGTGCTGCTGCCCAACAGTGACGTGAACATCGTCGTGGGCGTGCTCCAAGCCGTCATGGCGTCGATGGTGCTGTGCTACTACATCGGTGCCTCAATCCGGGCGGTGGTGACAGGGTCCTCGGCCAATACCGACTTCCTGATCGTCGGTATTGTCCTCTCGTGGATCTCGACGGACGGACAGGCAATCCTGGCGCTGCTGGCCCGGCTGTCCGGCTTCCCGCCGGCCCTGATGAACTCGGAACTGTTCGCGCCTTTGAAGCTCCTGTCCGTGATCGCCGCCGTGCTCCACGTCGTCCCGAAAGGCGCAGCCAACGGCGTCGTGCCCCAGGGCAACAAGGCAGCGGTGGCGGGGTTCTTCATGCTCGCAATGATCCTGGCGACGGCGCTCGTCGTGACTAAGCCCGATCCGACGTTCCTGATCGACCGGGCACCGGCTTGGATGCGGGATTTCTGGGAGACGGGGGCGCTGCAGACCACCGGGGACCCGCCGGCATGAGATGCCCAGCCCCCCAAGACCTCACCGGGGTCTATGTGCTCCTGGCGTTGATGGTGGGGATGGTGTTGGGCGGGGTGGTGAGAAGGTAGGACTTGGCGGCACCGATGGATGCGCGTATTGTCGAGATCCGAAGTGGCGACGAGTCCCGCCAAGGTGGCCGTGAAAGCGGCTGTGTCGCAAAAGAATGGCCCGCCCATGCGGCGGATCAATTTCTTCTCCTAAGTGGAGATGACCCGCTCTTTGCACCTTCAGTTTCTGAGGCTCGTCGGTGCAGAGGGCGGCCTTCAATTTGAACTAATGCCATTTTGGCATGAGTTGCGTCGGGGTTTGTTGTTTTTGGCATCACCGCCACCACGTCAGCCCTACCGAGCCCGGCCGTCACTCCGACGCGCCGGGCTTTTTCGTTTCAAGTGCCATCCAACGCCACCATCAGACCTTGCATGAACGCGTCCTCGCGCTCGCGGGCGACGGACGCCTGCTGGCCCGGCAGAAACACGGATCGTAGCAGCAGGGCACTCTCACCATCCATCGTCGTGCAGATCCACATCATGAAGTCTTCGCCCTTCATGATCGGCTCGAACCGGATGCAGCAGTAGCGCGGCCCTGCCAAGCGGGCCTCCGTCATTTCGAGCGTGGGAGATCGCATCGGAAGCCTGACGGGAATCCTCAGTTCGCGATCCTGTCTCAGACGCATGACTAGGCGATCATCCAGTTTGATGACCGTGATCGGCTCCATGTCCTCGGCGTCGTAGATCACCACTCGCATGGTCAATCCCCCTCCGTCTTCGCCCCCAGCAACCCCGGCAGCCGCGCCATATTCACCGCAATCCGCCGGGCTCATTACGTTCAAGCCCCCGCCGTTCCATCAAAAGCCCGCCCCGTGAAATCGGGCCGCGTCTCGATGTCCTTCGGGCCAGTTCCACACGCCGAGCACCGCAGCCGCAAGGCGATATCCGGCACGAGCGCATCATCCGAGAGCCCGTCGAACGGCAAGGTCGCTTCGTATCCGCACTTGCACAGGACCATGACGCCGCGCGCGCCGTTCTGCCGGGAATTGGCGACGGTGGCAGGGACGATTTCCCGCCCTTCAGCGTCATAGGCCCGGCGGGGATTGCGCTTGTGGTGCGGGACCGGCTCGCCCTGGCCGGGGGTCCAGATCGTGACGGGGCCGCGGTGGGCGCTCACGGGCGGGACTGCGCCCGACTTGGAAGCCCCTTACCTGACACGGCCCGCCGAACCACGGTGACTGCGTTCACGATTTCCGTCTGTGTCATCGTGCTGTGGAGTTTCATCGTGCCAGAGGCCACCATTGCCTCCAGAGGAATCACGGCCTCGACCGCAACGCGCTGCCAGCCGGCGAGTTCGGTTTCCAGTTCGGCAATCCGCGCGTCTCTCGGGTCTTCGCTCACAGCTTCTCTCCCCCGCTCACCTCACGACACATCATCGCCAGCGCCCGATCCACGATCTCATCCAAGTGGACGACGACCTCCCCACACCCTGGCGCTCGGATGCGGACGATGCCGCGAAGGTGGTCAGCTTCGGCTTGACTCACGGCGTCCTCCCCTCTTCGGGCGAAGCGAGGGCGGGGTCTTCCGCCATCGCCAGATCAATCAAGGCCCGCAGGATCGTCCCTGGCAGATCGCCCTTTAGGGTCGCCACGGGATCGGTGCCGTTGACGAGCACGATGGTGTCGCCGAAGCTGTGGTTGCGGATAGCGTCGATAGCGGCGCGAGCCACCTCCATCATGTCGAACCGACCGTCCACCAGCACTTGCAGGGTGCCGTCTTCCGGCAAGGCGTGCTCGTCGTCGCCATCAATCGCCCAAGGCGCGAAAACACCCAGACCCCGGATGCGGGCCAACATCGCCCGCGCCACGGCCTCAACCATCACGGTCTCACCCATTCCCCTTCCTCCAACCCAGCCGCGCGGCGGCGTGCTTTAGTATCGGGAGGGCGGCCCCGTACTTCTTCTTCAGCCGCTCCCGTGTGGGCTCATCCAGAAGCGCGAGGCGTTCGGGATCGGAGTTGTCTTCGACATCCGCGATCTTGACGAGGATGACGTGCAACTGCTCTCGAATGAGCATCAGAAGCCATTCGATCTTTTCGACGTAAGAGCGGTCAGAGGGCGCCGACCCGAGCGCGATGACGTTGGAAACGACTAACTCGGAGAATCCTTCTTCTCGGAGGCGGTCAGCGGTGACGGGGCCGAACGGGCGCTTGTCGGGCTCCAGCATGTCGTGCAACCAAGCGACCTGTATGGCCGCATCCCATCGCACCATGCGGTGCTCGAAATGGTCGGCAATCAGCGTCTCAGCGCGTGCGGCCACTCGCTCCAAGTGCTCGATGTACGGGCGCCCAGCCTTATCGAACTGCCCCTCATGGACGACCCGCGCGAACGCTTCCGCGTCTTTCGCCGTCCTCCGCAGGGGCGGCAGGATCAGGGGGCGGTTAGTCATGGGAGGGGGATTCCTGGCGAACGATGGCGTAGCCGTCCGCCAGCTTCACGCTCATGTTGACGGTGGTGCTGGTGACGCGCTTGGCCTCGCCCCGGTCGTGACCCTGGCTGTAGGCCAGCGCCAGGGCGACACCGCAGAGGATGGCCGCGATGATCATGCCCGCGCTGGACGTACTCTCGTGGCCAGCCGTGGCGCGAGCCAGGATCACGCCTGCAAACACCATTAGCGTTGGGGCAAGGTTGCCGATCTGCCGAACGGTCCACTCCGGCGCGGCGCGGACGATCCGGACGGCCCGTTCGGTTTTCGTCAGGGGGCGTTCAGCCTGGGGTGCGGTCATGCTGGGCTCCGGGGAGGGCGCTTCGCCAACTCGGCTTCGAAGGTCCGCATCATGCTCTGGATGCGCTCAAGGTGGGCTAGGACGGCATCCATGCTGGCGAAGCGGATTACCACGGCCTCACCCGGCACGGTCTTGCCTTCGACCTCGCCAGTGGCGTCGCTATCGACCATGCCGGGGCGCACTGCCGGGCAGAAGTAGATGCCGGGCATGTCCTCGTGGATGACCGATCCGACTACGACGGAGCCGAGCCCCATCGTGAATACGGTCGGCTGGTTCTCTGGATCGGCGCTTACCGTGACCATCCCCCTCACTCCCCTTCCTCTGTCGAGCGAGCGGCGTCGGGTGGGCCAAAGTACGGCACTTCGCCAAGAACACCGACCGAATAAACGGCGCCCTTTCTCTCGACGTCATTCATCGCCTCAATACAATCGCTCAATATCTCAGCGACTTCGTTTGGGTTGACCGCACGATTGCAGGACATGCCTCGACCGGCATATTTATGCCACGAAATACAAACACCTGATTTCGGATGGCAGAAGTTATAAGGCTGCGCCGCATCTTCATTGTCGCTCCAGTCATATGACCAGACACCGAATGCCTCACAGCGAAATGCCTCGCAGTGGTTTCCGAAGGGGTTCAGTTGTTCCTGCTTAATATTCCAGAGTACGCGCTGAACCTCCTCCGAAAGAAACGCCAGCGCAGCCTCTAGAATTTGCGGGCATTCATGCTTTTGCCATGGCTGGCCGAAGACCATTTGGCCTAGTTCAGGTTGGTAGCCCATCGTGTCAGCCCTCCACAGCCGTCGAGAGATCGAGGGGCGCGCAATCCCCAAGGCGCAGCTCATGCAGGCCATCGCCACGCGCGTGCCACGCGCCGACACTGATGCTGTTGCCGTGCGCGTCCTCCACCTCCACGAAGCGACCGGCCTCGGGACCGGGCGGCCCATCAAACACAATGCGGAGGTCTGGCGCCCTGCCGCCGAGAGCCGAAACGATCTTGGCCTCGGCCTGTGCCCACTTCGCCTTGCCCAGATCGGACATCTCATCCCGCCGGGCGCTTGGCGTTTCCCAATAGGCGTCGAATGCAATCTTGCCAGGCTCTTCTCTCGTCGTCCTCTCAGCCATAGCGTCCGGTCTCCTGTTCGAGAGGGGGAAGGTTGGGCTAGGGGGAGGGGGCGTCGGTCTTAGCCAGAGCCTCGCGGCCGGCGTCCGTGATCGTCCATGTGCGGGCGTTGGCGAACGTCACGCCGAGGCGTCGAACGAGCGGCTTGGGCCACGCAAACGACATTTCTCGCAGGGCTCCAGTCGCCCAATCCGACGCCCTGTGAGCCTCACCACAGCCGATTGCGATGTCGCGGGCGCACTCGGCGCCGTCACGGTCGAGGTCTCGGCTCGCGAGGCGACGCAGGATGCGAATGCGGGTGTCAGAGAGCTTGCGGGGCATCACGCGGCCTCCGCAATGTGCGTGACGCTGCCGCTCAGGATGCCGGGCTTGGCCTCGGCCAGCATGCGCGTCACGGAAGCGCGATCATCCATCACCTGAAAGGCAAAGTTTGCGGCGGCCTTCTTGGCGCAACGGGCGCTACCGCCCTGACTGCCAACGATAGTGCGAAGCTCGCCGGTCCAGATGTCACGAACGGTGCGTGGCGCGTCTACGTGCAGGGCGAAGTAGTTCGGCTGCGCCTTGGGCCAGGACACGGTGTAGCCGTGAACGGTGACCGTCTCGCCGTGCTCAATCACGCGGATCATGGCGGCGAGGAAATCAGCGTAGAGGGCGGCGTCGGGCTTCGGCTTGGCCTGGCGGGGAGTGGGGCGGGAGGGCATATGCGTTCTCCGATTGACGATATTAGTTCTAAGCGCTAACAATAGCGTGGTCAACGTCAATTTAGCGCTCGGAGCTAATTTGCTCGCTCGAAAACCCATTCGCGTGTACGACGCCGCCATGATCGACGCGGCTCAGATGCGCGCGGCTCTCGGGCTGCTTGACTGGAAACAGAAGGATTTAGCCGCGCGGTCCGGAGTGTCGGTCGCCACGATCAGGAACGTGGACGCGGGTGTTCGCGATATTCGCAGCAGTACGCTTCGAGCAATTCAAGAGGCGTTCGAGGCGGCTGGTGTCGTCTTCATGGAGCCGGGAGATATGCGGACCGGCGGAAAAGGCGTCCGTCTCAAGGATTGAACTCACCCGCCGCGAGCGCCCCCGCCCCAATCCGAAAACAGATTGAGGGGAGGGGGACTAGGACGCAGAAGCCAGCGTCATGACCTCTGCTGTCGTCAGGCCGACCCGCCAAGGCACGCGAGCGCAGAACTCGCATGTCTCCGCACGGGCTGCGGCACAGCTGGTCCAGTCGCCGCGACACACGACAATCGTGTCGCCGGCCTCCGACGAGTCGAGGGCGGCTTGTATGGCCTCCGCTCGGCTGTCGTATAGATCCACGTCGATGTTCTCGGGCTCGCTCACGGCGTTTCCTCCTGCGGGGTTGCGGGTGCGGAGAGGGGCTTCGGACGGTGCGAGTGATTCAGGAAACCCCAATTCCCGCCGGGCCGGCTGGTGTCCACAAAGCCCTCACACTGATCGCAGAGCGGGGCGCCGCACACGAACTGTCCCGTGTGGCTGCACTCACCGTCAGCCGGAGCACCGCAGCTTTTACAGGCGACGCCTGTGTGTCTTGAGCAGCGGAGGCCGGTCTCGGCCTCGGCGCAACACGGGCCGGACCACGCCAGCATGTATTTGCACTTTGTCACGGCGTTTCGCCTCCCTGCGCGAGGTTAGGAGCGACGGGGGTGGTGGGGACCTTCATGAGGTTGCCTCCGAATGGAAGGCACGCACGAACAGCCATGCGAGGGCTGAGAACCCGATCCCGAAGAAGGGCAGAACAACCAAGCTACGGCCGATAGAACGCGCCGCGTCGGCATCGGCCCACTGCGCTCTCTCAAGCCAGACCGCCACATGCGCGCAGGCCAGGGGCCACGCCGCGAACATCGAAACGAAGATGGTTGCCGCGAGCCAGCCGATGCCGATGCAGAGGATGGTTTTACGTGCGCTCATCGTCCGTTCTCCCCTGCGGCGTCGGTGGCAGCCACGCGCCGATCCGGGATGCCGGCGGGACCATCCAGCAGGACATGGAGATCCAGCGGTGGCCCGAGGTAGACGGGCGGGCGGTTCATCGCGAACAGGTGGTTAAACTGATCGGCGGTTGGGTCCAGCGCGCGGCCATCCGCCAAGCGAAGCCAGAAGTGGTTGAACTCGCCGAGGTCGCTTTCAACCACCTCGTTCGGCACGCCGTGCATCGCGAGCAAGCTGGAGAGCGGTGCGCAGATGGCGAAGCACATCCAGTTCGGCGGATCGCCGTCGAGGATGCCTTCACGGAACTCGCTAGCGAACCGGACAAGCTGTTTGTCGGTCATACCCATCGCTCACCCCCTCCCCGAAACGGAAGGAACAGAACGCCCGTCCGGTGGGATGGAGGGGGACTCGGGGAACACCACGTCGGACGGATGGAACAGGCTCGAATGGTTCCGGCCGTCCACCAGCACGTGAACACAGGCCGTGCTCTGTCCGGGGTAGGTCACCACGCCCTCCCGGTCGGGCATGCCTCCGCACGTGGCCGGCAGCCGGACGCGTTGGCCGAGTTGCGGATCAACCCCGTACTGGCGGCGCACGTAGCTGTAGCCATCGGAGACCAAGGGCTCCGTTCGGGTCTTCACCCGGCACATCTTCATGAAGTCGCCGAAGCTGATGTGGCCGAAGGCAGAGGATCGCCACGCGGCGGCACGCACGGCAGACGCCGAGCGCCCGGTCATGACCTCGGTGCCGTAGCCGGCCACGATCACGTCGTAGAGCTTCCAGGCCATCAAACCGTCCTCCCGGAGAGGGAGGGGGCAAGTGCGGTGATCTCGATCACCTCGACGGGACCGCCAGGCTTCGTCTCATCGAAAACCCCGATGACGAGGCGCCCGGTAGCGTAAGCGCCCGTGTCGAGGTTCGTGCGGCCGGGCAGACAGACAGGTCCATCTTTGAACGGCGTGTGGCCGTGCACGACGTGCTTGCCGTCGATGCTGTAGTCTCGATCCCGCGCGCAGCGGAACCAACAAAGGTCCCGCTCGGTCTGTTCGGCGAGCAGCTTGGTCTCGTCCCCGCCCGCGTGGCAGAAAATGTGGTGCTCCGTCTCGTGATAGAGCGGAAGCCGTGCGGCCCAGCGGACGTGCTCCAGCGGGACCGTGCCGCCGTAGGACCGCACCGTGGCAGCCCCGCCGTTGCCGATCCACCAATCCGGCTCCAGGGGCGCCATGATGGTCTCGGCCATCATGTCCTCGTGGTTGCCCTTAAGGCAGATCCACGTTTGCCCCTCGGGCGGCCCGGACATTAGGGCCTCGATGATCTCTCTGCTCTGTGGTCCACGGTCCACGTAGTCGCCCGTGAAGACGACCTTGCCGCCGCTGCGCTCGGCTATGGCTGCAACAGCTTGCGTGAAGAGGTCGAACCGGCCGTGAAGGTCGGCGATGGCGTAGGTGGGATTTGCCATGGGCTCAGGCCCTCCCGGACAGAGAGGGGGCAGAGACGAACGGAGAGCGATTGCGCCCCTTCGCCGTCATGTCCGCGACGTTGTCGACCTGACGGCCCAAGCTGAGGTGCGCCGGGTTGCAGCATGCGGGGTTGTCGCAAGAGTGCATCACGACGGTGCCGTGGTGCTCCTCAGCGTTGGTGATGGGGCCTTTCGTGAGGGCGTAGATCAGCCGATGCGGCAGGTAGAGCTTGCCGTCGACCTTGAAGCGACCGTGACCGAAGTTCGACCGCGCCGCCGTCCAAGGCCAGCACTCGTCCGGCTCGCCTTTCTGTACCTTGGCCCATAGGCGATACTCTTCCCACGGCTTGAGCACCGGCAGGTGGGCCGCCTTGAGCGGCTTTGGAGTTGGCGTAGGCCGGCGAGCCTTCCGGGCAGCAAGCCTCTCGGCAATAGCACGCTCGGCGGCATCGAGGCGCGCAAGGCGGCGTTGCCAGCGGTCGGGCTCGTACAGGCGCATCTTGCGAAGCGCCATCATTTTCCGTTTTTCAGCGACGTCGGGATGCGGGGCGACGGCAGGCAAATCAGCCTCCTAGCGTCACACACGGCGTACAACATGCCGTGCGGTGCGATCCGCTAAGTGCTTGATTTTATTGCCAGTGCCAGGCCGCTATAGGAATATTGGCGGAGAGGGGGGGATTCGAACCCCCGATGCCCTTGCAGGCATGCCGCATTTCGAGTGCGGTGCATTCAACCGCTCTGCCACCTCTCCGCGGGGGCCTCGATGAGACAAGCGC